CTATGAGTTATACCAAGCTATCACTCATGGTGGTATTGATAATCCACAAATATATACGATGGCTTATGCTATGGGATATGGAATGGATAAGACCATAAGCAAGGATAAGGTTCTGCAACAAGCTGATTTCTACATCAATGAAATCCAGAAGGTCTATTCAGACTATGTGGCTAAGGGTAACGCTAAGAAGCAAGAACTCCTTACACAAAAAAATAACGAAAACCAATCACTATCTCATGAGGTTGATTTGATAAAGCAGCAAATAGATGCTTTGAACCTTCAACTCAATGACCGTCAAAGCAAGTTATCAGCTATTGAAGGTAAGTATATGCCAATGATAGCTGAAATCGATAGCAAGCTTGCAGCTAACGATTCTGCTAAGACACAAGTGGTGACTTCTATCCAGCAAGTAAAGACAGGTATTGTAAACAACATAAAATAAAATAAAATGGCTACTCAAACAAAAATTTCAAATAATATCAATGCAGACTTATCTGCGCTCCCAATCCTAAAACACTTCAACCAAGACGAAATCGTAACGAAGGTTGATAACTTCAGAAAGGGTGAAAAAGACCTCTTCTGGTTCCTTAAGCTAGCGTCTATCGTAGGTGTTGGTTATCTTCTGTGGACCTATGTTCTACCTCCAGTATTCGTGGCTCTTGGTCAAATGCTGGCACTTGCAGCAACAGGTATAATGCTGGTGGCTTTGGTAGTAGCAGCACCTGTAATCTTTAAGGGTATACGTATCCTTACACGTGAACTACACAAAGCTGTTATCAAGTATGACCCATTCGCTGAACTTGAAGCTCAACGTGATAAGATGATACAAAACCAAACCACCTTCCGTATTGCCAAAAGCAATATCGCTCAACTCAAGCAAGAAATGGAAATCGAAGCTTCCAATTCTGAAAAAGAAGCTGAAGCTGGTCAATCAAAGATACTAGCACTTCAAGGCAAAGCAGAAAAGATTAAGTCCGATATGGATAATATGGTTAAGGCCAGAGGTGTCGAAGCTAAGTCTGATGATGAATATGTAAATAAGGCATCTGAACTTCAAAAAGCACTTGCTGAAGCACAGCGTGTTGCTAATAAGTTGACTCAAGCCAAGGACTTCGTTCAGAAGTATGGTAGTCGTGCCGCTGTTATGAAGAAGATGGGTCAAAAGCTTACCATGGTTGAAACCGCTATGGAAATAAAGGTAGCCGACTTCGATGCTACGGTTGAAATGCTTAAGAAAGACTACGCATTCGGTCAAAAAGCCAATGCCGCAACAACAGCTGCAAAGTCAGCACTTGGCTTCACGAAGGGATGGGAACTTGACTATGCTCTTGATGTTGTGACATCTACAATCTCTGCCGATATCGCTATGACTGCTGGTAACTTGAAGGATATCGAGACCCTTACTAGCAACTATACGCTCGACTCTGACGAACTCTACGCTAATCTCAACCAGATTGCCGATAAGATTAAGGTTGGTCAAGACATCATACCTCAAGCTAAGCAGTACGCTAACCCTGACTATCAACTCACAGCGAGTGATAAGCTTAAGTCTGGTGGCTTTGGAGATATGTTCTAATAATTTTTAACAAAAAAAACTTGGTAGTATAAAATACATTTATTACCTTTGTAACGTAAACATTTAAAAACAAAAAAAAAAACAAAATAACAATGGGAGCAATTCTAAAAACAAAAAAACTAACAACACTTGCTGAGGGTATCATAGTAACTCTTGCAATCGCAGTACTTCTTGTAGGGGTATATTTCGTATCGCCAGGTCTGCGCGTAACCGCTTCAAAACAACTCAAGGGTCTTACCCTTAGTTCAGATAAGCTTGACAACGTAACCAAAGGCGAAAAGCTGCCTTTGCCTTCTGCCACGCCATCAACCAGCGTAGCCAATAAGCCACTTATGCGTATCGCTGAATACGCTTGGAATGGTAACTCTGGTATGATTGTAGCTAATGGTGGCCCTCGTACTACCAAAGGTAGTCTTATGGAAGCTGCTGATGTAAATCTCGAAATAGTTCGTATGGATGGTGTTAACGACCTTCGTAATATGCAACTCAAATTCGTTGAAGAACTCGCTGCTGGTAATGCTAATCCTACTTCTGAAAAATCAGCGTTTGCTGTTAGTATCATGGGTGATGGTGGTCCATACTACCAGACAACTACTCAACAAGCACTTGACCAAAAGTTTGGTAAAGGCAAGTATCATATCAAAAACATCGGTGCTATTGGTCTATCATATGGTGAAGACAAGCTGATAGGACCTAAAGCATGGAAAGACAATCCTCAAAGCCTTAAGGGTTCTGTTATCTCAGCCGTAATCGGTGATGGTGACTGGGTTGTAGCTGTGAACTATTGTTCAGCTAATAAGGTAGCGATTAACCCAGACCCTACAACTTATGATGCTGAAGCGGTTAACTTCGTACCTGCACCTAACGATGACTATATCGAAGCAATCAAAGACCTTATCAAGTCACAAAAAACTGGATATACCATACCTTTGAAAGAGGTTAAGAATGGTAAGCTTACAGGTAAAACCGTTAATAAACAAATCACAGGCGGTGTTACGTGGACGCCAGGTGATAAGCTTGCTTTTGATAACCTCAGCGGATTTACAGATGTGGTATCTACCAAAGACTTCGTAAACCAAATGGCAACTTGTGTATTCGTTATTCAAGAATACGCTTTGTCACACGAAAAAGAAGTAACGAATATCCTTAAGCAAACATATACAGCTAATAACCAGTTCAAGCTATATGATGAATGGGCGGTAAAAGCATCTGAGTGTGTAGCTAAGACCTATAACTTCGAAACTGGTAAGTACTGGTACGATATGTTCAAGGGTCAAACAGGTACCAAAGATGGTCTTGACTATCATGTAGGCGGTACGCTTGTATTCAACTACGCTGATGCTCTCCAATACTTCGGTGTAACAGATGGTAACAATCGTTATAAAGCGGTATACAACCAAGTATCTAGTTACTTGACGGACCTGAACGCAGGTGGATTTAATCAGACATGTAAAGACGGTGTATTGGGTTATGAAGATGCTGTTAACTTGTACTTCTTGAAGTCTATCTCTGATGTTGACGCTGGTACAGCTACGAAACAAGACTACAGCAAAAACAAGACAGAAGTTATGGCTAATGGTCACTGGAATATAAACTTCGCTACTGGTAGCACAGCTATCGAAGGTTCAGAAAAAGACCTCACAACCATATACAACCTTCTTGTTCAAGCAGAACAAACCAAGCTTCAGATAGTTGGTTATACCGATAACGTTGGTGATGCAGCATCAAATGTAACGCTGTCTAAGGGTCGTGCAAACTCTGTGGTACAATACTTGACTTCGAGAGGTATTTCCAGTTCGAGGTTCCAACTTGTAGATGGTAAAGGTGATAGCAATCCAATTGCTGATAACAACACAGCTACTGGTCGTGCTAAGAACCGTAGAGTTGATATCACACTGTTGAAATAATCAACACATACTTATCAAAACCTCAGCATAATGCTGGGGTTTTTTTATTTAATAAAGCTTGGAAATTAAAAAAACATTTTGTACCTTTGTCATCAAATAATACTAATGAAGAAAATACTTAAGCCATTTGAGGAATTATCCTCCAAAACAACATCTAGCATAATGACTACTTGGTTGTTTATCCTAGTAGCTTTTTGGGTTGCCTGTAGCTTTGGCGACACCCATTTATTCCCAACACCAAAACAAGTTGGTAGCGGCCTTGTTGACCTATGGAAAGAGGGTCTGGTTGTTCACATAGTAAGTTCGATAGCACTTTGCGGAAAAGCTGTCTTCATATCGATACTAATATCATTGTTCCTAGCTTATTCTTCAGCGATACCTTTCTTTTCCCCAATAGGCACATTCATATCTAAGCTGAGATACTTGCCATTAACAGGTATAGCGTTCTATCTAGCAATCATGATAAACGATGCTAGGGTCTTGCAGGTTTGGGTATTGGTTGTATTCATGACAACCTTTCTTACAACCAGCTTGATTCAAATGATAAAGGATATTCAACCAGAAGAATTTGACCACGCTAGGACACTTGGTTGTAGTCGTTGGGAGATACTATGGGAAGTGGTTATAAAGGGTAGGCTGGACTACGTATTTGAACTCGTAAGACAAAACCTAGCAATCGTATGGATGATGCTTGTTACGGTAGAGTCTATCTTGGTTGCCGCTGGTGGTCTTGGGTTCTTGATAAAAAACAATGATAAGCTTGGTGATAGCGGAAAAGTAATCGCATTGCAAATAATAATCGTATTGCTTGGCTTATCTTTGGACTTCATAATCACAAGCCTTCGCAAGCTTATTTTTACATACTCAAATTTTTAATATGATACAATACTCAGAAAAAGACACAATCCTTTACGTGGATAAATTAAGTGTTGGTTATGGTCAAAAACCTGTCTTGAAAGACATCAATATGGTCATCAAAAATGTTGTAAGAGAGGGTCATGCATCTACAGGACAAGTTGTTGCAATCATAGGTCGTTCTGGTCGTGGTAAGTCTACCCTATTCAAGGCTCTGACTGGCTTGATTAAACCAACAAGCGGTCAGATACTAATTACGGATATGAGAACATCAGATGTCAATGACGCTAAGATAATCGAAGAAGGCGATATGGGTTTTGTTGACCAGAAATATACGCTTTTTCGCCATAAGACGGTGGAAGATATAATGCACTACGCTATGCGTAAGTCTGCTATGAAAAAGGAAGAAAAAGAAGCCCTTATTACCAAGTATCTGGACGAATGGGGCTTATCTGAACACCGTAAGAAGTATTCATGCGAATTATCTGGTGGCCAACGTCAACGCACAGCCATCATAGAGCAAATCCTTTCATCAAAACACTTCATGATTCTTGACGAACCATTCTCTGGATTGGATGTTGGAAATATAGAAAGGGTTAAGCAAGCGTTCGAAAGAATCAAGGATGATAACGAGTATAATACGATTATATTTTCCACCCATGATATAAAGCTGGCAATCGAATTGGCTGATGTTATTTATATCATTGGCTTTCCAGAAGGCACAACAGAATACAGCACGATAGTAAAGCATTATGACTTGAAGGCTATGGGATTGGCTTGGACCGAATACAAGGATAACCACAGGATTGTATTCAATGAAATAAAGGAGCTTTTATTGAAATCATAACTTGACATTAAGCTTTAGAATTCGTATATTTGTTGTTCGAGATATATTTATATCAGAATATAACAAAATAAAAAAACAACTATGGATAAAGGTTTTAACGATTTGTTTAATGACTTTTTAAATAACAGAAACAAACCCAAAAAGAATAGCGATACCTCTAGGCTTAGAGATGAAGCTAGGAAGATGATTGAGATGATGATGGGTCTTGAATCTGCTATACCATTGGAAGGTATGGAAAGGACGCTGGATACTAACCTCGGTGACCCAGATGAAATAGAATCTGGATTTGATGGTGTTCTGTATTTCGAAAAAAGGATATGGCACACGCCACAAGGAGATATCGTTAAGGTAATCGTAACGGATGACCCTAAGAGGCTTGGTGGTAGGGTTGAAGAACCCAAGCTCGTGGAGAAAACGCTTGAAGAGCAACTTCAAGAGGCCCTAGAAAAAGAAGACTATGAAAAGGCTGCTGAACTAAGAGATAAGATGAATCCAGCAGTTGAAAAACCTAAGAAAAGAACAAGAAAAAAGGAGTAACAAGACATGAAAAAGAAAACACTAATCGATAAAATGATATTCTGGGTAGGAACCCCATCATCATTATTCTTACATAGTGTTTTCTTTGTGTTCATGTGTTCACTTATACTCTTTGGTTTTTCAAGCAGTGATGTTCTATTGGTTCTTACAACCATAGTGTCGCTTGAAGCCATATACCTTAGCATCTTCATTCAAATGAGTGTAAACCGTCAAGCAATAGAAAACGAAGAAACCAGACAAGTGCTTTCCAGCGGATTGTCTAGTCTTCAAGAGACAATGGACGAGGTAAGCGAAACCATTGATGAAGTAAGTGAGAAGGTAGAAGAAGTTATAGAAGATGAATCTTCGGAAGACGAACCCTAAATATTTTTTAGGAAAAGCTTGCAAGTATCAAAAAAAACCCGTACCTTTGTATTGAAATAATGATAGTTTTGGTTCAATTCCAACTTCCAGAAAGCCAAGTGCTAAACATCAGAGAGTAGTGTATAACAAGGCAACACGATTATTATTTTAAAAAAATACTGCAAAAAGCTTGACAAAATAAAAAAAGTTTAGTACCTTTGCAGTACATTTATAAACAAAGAGATATTTAATTAAAAACGGGGCAACCCACAAGACAAAAAAGAAATGAAAAAGACGACCACATATCAGTATACAGGAAAACCGCAAGGCCAAGGTAAACAAGGGCCAAGAGGACAGGTTATGTGTGTCGCTTTCGAAGGTGAATGGGTTTAACCCAGACAAAAGAAAAACAAGATATGATAACCCTAGTCCGAATAAAAACAGACTAGGGTTTTTAGTTTTTGGTAGGTCACCAAATAAAAAATTGACCAAAGTGTACTTTGACATGTTGGATTTTCATAGGGCAGTATATCAATTGGCAGATTTCTCGGTTTGGGTCCGAGAGGTTATGAGTTCGAGTCTCATTTGCCCTACTTTTAACGAGTGGTGACTAAGGTTTTAAGCACAGGCGGTCTGGAGCCGTCAGTTAGTCAGTTCGATTCTGACCCACTCGACATATTCGGTTAGTACTATACGAGTTTAGGAAGTACATATATTGTCCCATAGTTAAAATGATTTTGAGTCTTCGAATAATGGCAGTTCGTCAGGTTTTGACCCTGAAAATGGTAGTTCAAATCTACCAGACTCAACTAAAGAATGGATACAGCAAATTAACAAATCAAACTTTTACTTGAAACAAACATGCCATTCTGTTTTTGGGATTATCGCATAGCGGCAATTGCAGCTGACTGTAAATCAGCTCCTTCGGGTTCTAAGGTTCGAGTCCTTATAATCCCACGCTTTAGACTGTTATATTTTCATAGACCGTACACGGAATCATAGAAAATAATCTTGGGAGTGCGCCAACGTTGGAGTGTTGGGGCTGGCTGTAACCCAGTTGCCTTAACAGGCTTAGTAGGTTCGAATCTTACCACTCTCACAGGACAAGACTGTTATGATTTTATAGACTAGCACTAGTAGTAGCGTAAAAATCAAAATGCCAGTGTGGTTCAGCGGCGACAACAGCACTTTTGTAAAGTGCCACACAAACATCGGGAGTTCGAGTCTCTCCACTGGCTAGCTATCTAAATCAATTCACTTGCACGTAGTGATAGCTGCACATCAGAAATGATGACTAAGAAATTGATAATGCGAGAGTCGCCTAGTGGCATGGCACCTTCCTTCCAAGTAGGAATAATGTGGGTTCGATTCCCATCTCTCGCTCCTTGACCTTTTTGTACTTATCGTATATTTATATAGAAATGAATATATGGCAAGGAAAGAAAGGAAACATCATTATATCTATAAAATTACTTGTAAAGTAACACAAAGATATTATATCGGAATGCACTCAACCGATAATCTGGATGATGGTTATTTTGGGAGCGGAAAACGACTTTGGTTTTCTATCAATTATCATGGGAAAGAAAATCATGAGAAAGAGATACTGGAATTTTGTTCAAGTAGGGAAGAATTAAAAAAGAGAGAGAAGGAAATTGTAAATGAAGAACTTCTTAGAGAAGATTTGTGTATGAATCTTGTAATTGGTGGTGAAGGTGGATACATATCAATAGAAGGTGTTAAAAAAGGTCGTAAAATCACTGATGAAAAATATTATGATAAATTAAATATTTGGCGTTCTAAAGGTGGGATTAAAAATTTTGAGAAAAATGGTAATAATTTAGAAAACAACATATGTAATTGGAAAGGTAGAAAGCATTCAAATGAAACGAAAAAATTAATGAGTAAATCATCTAAAGGAATAGGTGTTGGTCAAACAAACTCTCAGTATGGAACTTGTTGGATAACGAGAAACGGTGAGAATAAAAAGATTAAGAAAGAAGACCTTGATTCATATATCAGCGATGGATGGATTAAAGGACGAAAATAAAATATTTGCAGGTATCGTATAACGGTAGCGAAAGCACTTGTATATCTGGCTTCCACCCAGAGGGAGAGGGTTCGATTCCTTCTATCTGCACAATGTGGGTTAAAGTTTGGGACCGAGACTTCCACAAGCAATGCATTGCTTCTCGGTATTCATGTCGATATCGTATAGTGGCTATTATACCACATTGCCAATGTGGGGACGCAGATTCGATTTCTGTATGATGCTCAATCTTTTTTGAACTTTCTACATATTTATTATTATAAATAATATTGTATGGAAGATAGTTTAAAAGAAAAAATTATTTCATTAAGAAAAAGTGGAAAGACATATAGTGAAATAATAAGTGAATTAAATTGTTCCAAAGGAACAATTTCATATCATTGTAAAAATGCTGGTTTAGAAAATTTTAACGAATTTAGGTCGCCTAATGAAGAAGAAATTAAATTAATGCAACAATTTTATAATGATACAAAATCTTCAACTAAAACAGCTGAAAAATTTGGATGGTCTAAATTTACTGTTTTAAAATACTTAGATATTTCACCCAAAAAAGTATTAACAGAACATGAACGTAAACAAAAAAATATTGATGCTAGTTTAAATCATAGAAGATTAAATAAAAAGAAATTAGTTGAATATAAAGGTGGTGCTTGTAAAATTTGTGGTTATAGTAAATGTATACAAGCATTAGATTTTCATCATATTAATCAATTGGAAAAAAAATTTGAATTGACTTATATGAATAGAACTTGGGATGTTTTAAAAGAAGAAGTTGATAAATGTATTATGGTGTGTGCTAATTGTCATAGAGAAATACATGCTGGGTTAATAGAGCTTTAATCCAAGGCTCGGACGGGTGTTCGATTCACCTTATCGACTCCAAAAAAAATTAATATGAGTAAATATTATTGGATAGAAGAACGAAACGGTCACGAAGGTGAAGAATGGAATTTTTACATACCTAAAAAAGGTAACGAAACCTTCATTAAAAAGTTGAAAACTACCGTTAAAAAGTTTGAAGACGAAGGAGAGGATTTAGAAAATTGGATTCATGTATTTGAAGAGGTGATATCTGAAAGTAGTGTTAATATTTTAGTGTCTAACACTAAATCTGGATACATGGATTATAATAACAAAGTTAATAAATTTTTATCACCAGATTTAATTGATGATACAGATATCGATTCTTTTATTGAAAGCTTTTATAAAGGTAAATTATTCAAATAAAAATATACTGGTTTTTGATACTCGTGTTACCGTTAGGACCCATTTGGGGTTAACAGAATACAACATGGTATGACGGGTGCAGAGAGAGGCACAAATGAGGTTGTAGGCCGTTATGGACACGGTAGGGCACTGTAACGCCTGTGCAAACCAATGCTGAATTAGGTTCGATTCCTTTTCACCTCACAAAAATTATTTTTAACATAAATAAAAAAACGCATTATGAAAAAGACTGCCTTAACTTCTAAACGAAAATCCAAACGTTAAAAGGCATCTGTGGTCAACAGCTACGGATGTCTAATGGACAAGATATTGTCCTTAAATAAGCATCCAAAGCTCAAGTGGACGGGCTACTCCCTTTTAAGGAGAAGGCTGTGGGTTCGAGGCCCACTGGATGCACCAATCCTTCTCGTAGCAAACTGGTGTATGCAATATGCTTTTAACATATGGGGCCGAGTTCGACTCTCGGCGGGAAGACAGGTTAAAAAAATTTTTTTTAAGTATTGGTTCGATTTTCTTAAGTTTACATATATTTATTAATATGAAAGAAGAAATATTAAAATTAAGAAGTGAAGGTAAAACCTATAATCAAATAAAAGAAATATTAGGATGTTCAAAATCCACAATATCGTACCATTGTAATAATTGTAAAAAAACTAAAATAAAAAATATAAGTAAAAATATCTATAGGGTTAAGGTAATAACTTGTCTTAAATGTGGTAAAGAAATAAAAACAAGAAATCATCAATTTTGTTCGATATATTGTTCTAACACTTATAGAACAAAAGAAAGGGTTGAAACTGAGAAAGAAAAAAATAAAAGACTTGAGAAAGAGTATTATCAAGCAAAATTTAAAGGTGTAACAGGTGATAAATTTCTAGAAAAAATTAAAGAAGATAAAATTTTAAACGCCGAATTTAACACATTAAAATTTGATAATTTAAGAATGAGAGTTATCTTGGAACAAGATAAAAAATGTTTTAATTGTGGTTTGGATAAATGGTTGGAATGTGATTTGGTTCTTGAATTGGAGCATAAAGACGGAAATAATAAAAATAATCAAAGAGATAACTTAATCGCACTCTGTCCAAATTGTCATTCACTAACAAAAACTTGGCGAGGTAGAAATATATCAGATAAAAATAAAACTGTTAAATTAACATCACAAGATTATATTGAAGCGTATAAAAGAAATAATGGGAACATTAGAAAAGCATTATTAGACTTAAATATAGCAGCAAAGGGTGGTAATTATAAAATAATGTATAAACACTTAGATTCTTTTAACATTCCTTATGTAAAAAGGAATAAATCACTTTGACTCCAAAGCTCATGTGGAAGTAGCTACGCCCTCTTAAGGCGAAGGTTGCGAGTTCGAACCTCGCTGGGGTCACATTAAATTTATAGTATTATGTACGGATTACAACTTGAACAAGCATTTCCTCAATACAGACGAATTTGGGTGCAGTACTCAAATAACCGTGGTTATCGTGTTTGTATTACTCTTTTTCCAAACGGATTTGGAGGTTATCAAATGGTATTTGGTAGCATGAATGAATTATCTTATGATGCAATTTATAATTTATTACAAAAATACTTGGATTTATCCAAATAAATGCTTAGCTTTGTATTATATAACAAGACAGAGAACTCATCGCTGAGTTGCCCCAGAAATGGATAGGTGATTTAGAGGAAGTTCGCGACACCTTTCAGAAGGAGGAAGGAGATAGAGGACTACCCCTTAGTGTAGGGGATAACAAGGCTATCGTTAGCACTTCCGCAACATAGGGTGCAAGCCAAACAGTCTTAGAGTGGGAACCTTCAGCTCGATGATAGACAGGTAGGTGCGTGGTAGGGGTTACCCTCCAGCAAGATAAAACTTGCAGATAAATGATGAGATAATAACAGAATCGCGGCTAAGCTCATCTTGTTATTTTAAATTGCCTCCATAGTTTAACAGGAAAAATCTCTCTGTGGTATGGAAAGATTGCCAGGTCGGTTCTGGCTGGAGGCTCAAAAAATCTGACATGAATGATTTAACACACTTAAAGGGAAAGAAGGTGCTCGTAGCATGTAGCGGAGGTATCGATAGTACCGTGTCAGCTATTCTTTTGAAGGAAGCTGAAGCATTGCCTATCGGGGTAACCATGAAAACTTGGGACTACGCTAGTTCTGGCGTTGCGGAGGGGTCAAAGAAGACAACTGGTTGTTGTTCTCTTGATGACATCAATGATGCGAGGGCTATTTGTGTTGACTATGATATCCCACACTATATATACGATATACGTACAGACTTCAGCGATGCTGTTATTAATAACTTCGTTGACGAGTATATGTCTGGCAGAACTCCTAACCCTTGTATCCTATGCAATACACACATCAAATGGGGTGCTTTGCTTAGCATTGCTGATAAGATGGATTGTGAATACATAGCAACTGGTCACTACGCTATCATACGAAACGAAAATGGCCGATATATCCTATCAAGCGGAGTGGACGCTACCAAGGACCAATCATATGTTCTTCATGGTTTAACCCAAGATGTTTTAAAAAGAACTATATTCCCAGTTGGTGGATATGAAAAGACGCAAATAAGACAAATGGCGTTGGATAGGGGTTATCCAGACATGGCAAAGAAGAGCGAAAGCTATGAAATATGTTTCATCCCAGATAACAACTATCGTGCATTCTTATCAAGAAAGCGTGAAATAACCCAAGGAAATTTTCTGGACGTAAACGGAAAGGTAATCGGAACCCATGACGGTTATCCTTATTTTACTATTGGTCAAAGAAGGGGCTTGGGGATATGTGATGGTGACCCATTATATGTAACCGATATAAACCCCAAGACCAATGAAGTAACTCTTGGTAGGGAAAAGGACCTTATGAGGCAGTCTATGATTGTATCTAAGGTGAATACCATAAAGTATCCGTTCGAGGCCTTGAATGGCATGGAAGTGCTTGCAAACGTAAGATACCGAGGCAAGACGGTATTGGGGACGGTAACTTGCTTGGATAACGAAAGCATTAGGATTGACTTTCATCATCAAGTAAGGGCCATCACGCCAGGTCAATCTAGCGTTTTTTACGACCCAGAAAATCCAGCAGACGTAATAGGTGGTGGTCACATCACACAAGTAGTAAATTAAACCGACATATGTCGGTTTTTTTATTGCTTGCTGTTATATTTATAGTAAAATTACTTTATGATTAAAAGACTTGTAAGAGAAGCACTAGCGTTTAAAGCTCAATTGGACGAAGTAGATTGGGAAGATACTTTTTCAGATGTTAAAAAAACATGTGTTGACCCTAAAGATATAACAGATTATTTGAATAAACTGGTTGCAAATGCTGATAAAGAGTATGGTGAAAGAGAAAAGTTCAACAAGGGTACACCATATCTACATGCTAAGTCTTCTTTTTTCAAAGACTCCAAGTCTGGTGTTGTTTTGAACGATTTCATAGAAAAAATCACTCAAAAGCCAAATAATTTAATCAATACGAATGAAAAGATACTTAAGAGTGGTGGCCCACATGAATTTGTGTATAAAACTGGCTTACCAGCACTTAGAGGTCTAGCTTATGATATAAAGAATAAAAAGTTCTATTATGTCAATACGTGTCCAGGCGCGGGAAGCTGCATAGCGATATGCTATGCAATGAAAGGTAATTATATACGCTACGCAGCATCTTATGATTCAATGACCAGAAGACTTAATTACTTGCTTAATCACCCAGACGAGTATGAAGAGCAAATGTATAGAGAACTCAAAGCTAAAGCCATAGAACACAAAGCACTTAAGGGATATAAACCAAAGGTTATACTACGTTGGAATGATTCTGGAGACTTCTTTACCAAGAGATATGTAAGTATTGCTGAAAATGTTATGAAACGCTTAAAGGAAGATGGTTATAACGTTGATAGTTATGCTTATACGAAGATGGGTGATGTTGCAACAGATGCTAAGGGGTTTGACACAACATTTTCTGTGGGTGCCAATAAAAAAGAAATGGATAAGATTGATGTTGGAAAGCAAAAGTTGTCTAAAACAGTACCAAAAGAATTATTTAGTGATTTAGATTTGATGAAAACAAGTGATGAAGAAATTTTGAAGTCTCGTGTTGCTAAGCACTTCAAATTAAATAAAGACGATGTATTAACATATGATGAAATGAAAAGCATTCCTAAGACAGATATTCCTAAATGGAGCGTAATTGTTACACCTGAAGATGGTGATGACGCAGCATTCAGAAAAGATGTTAAGAATGTATTATTAACCATACACTAATGAAACTAACCAAGCAATTACTTAGAAAAGAATTAAACCTTATAAGCGAAAATTTCTTTAAGAAAGAAGAAGCCGCCCTAGACGAGGTTATTGAGTGTGTTAAGGACTTGATGGTAAATCTAAGACATGCGCTTGAAGAAAGACATAAATTGGACTTTTTCAAGAATCGTTTGGCTAAGGCTTTGGTTGAGTTAAAAGACTTATCTGAGAACCCCAAAAAAATACTTAGCAAGGTATCCGAGCTTGAATCAGAATTTGAAGAAAGCGTACTTAAGAAGCTAGGTATAATACAATTACTAATAAAGATATCCAAAAATAAAAAGCCGAGCAAGCTTATCGATGACTACATTACTGATATTGACTCTCTTGTGGAGAGCGTTTATGAAACGTATAAAGAAAATACCAAAAAAGATAAGCAATACGAAGCAATCAAGTCAGTAATAAATGACTCAAAAAAACTATCATACAAAAAATTCTTGAAAAAGAAGTACTTGTTACAAATAGAATTGCTTAAGCTACAAGAATGGGCTGTTGAAAACAACAAGCGTATAATCATTCTATTTGAAGGCCGTGATGCAGCTGGTAAGGGTTCGAATATAGAAACCTTTAAAGAATTCTTGAACCCTAAGCATACAAGGGTAGAAACCTTCGGTATTCCAACGGAAGATGAAAAGAATAATTGGTTTAAACGCTATAAGAAAGTCTTGCCAAAGGAAGGCGAAATAGTTCTTTTTGATAGGTCTTGGTATAATAGGTCAGTAATAGAACCAGCAATGGGATACTGTACCAAGAAACAATACGAAGAATTCATGGATGAAGTTGGTGACTTTGAAAAGAAGCTGATTGAAAAAGAAGGTGTTATACTTATTAAGCTTTGGTTTGATATAACCAAAGATAATCAAAAGCTTAGATTTGAATTAAGAAAGAGAGACCCACTTAGATACTGGAAGTTCAGCAAGAATGACGAGAGCATGGTTGCCAATTGGGATAAGCTTACGCCTTATATTGAAAAAACACTTGAACATACTAACTTCTTATTTTCACCGTGGGTGATGATAAACAGTGATGATAAATACAAGGGTATCTTATCTGCTATGGAAAACGTTCTTGAAAGGATTCACTACGCAGAAAAAAGCGAAGTCATTGCTAAGGCTGATTATACACCAACAAAGGTAGTTTTCTTGGATATTCATGGTGTTATTATTACAAAAACACATGAACTTGAAAATGGCGAAAAGGATTGTAATAAGGGTTGGGACAAGACAGCTATTAAAAACTTGAATAAGCTTACCGATGAAACTAATGCTAAGATAGTAATGATTTCATCTTGTAAAAACAACATGGTTTTTGACGATTTAAAGGCAAATTTAAAGTCAGCTGGCGTAACTGGTGAAGTAATTGGTAAAACGGTCCCTATTAGCAAGTATTTGCGTGGAGAACAGATTCAATCTTGGTTAGACCATCATAATGTTACTGACTTTGTAGTCTTGGATGATGTCGCTTATGATACGGAAGAGGAATTCCCAGGTAGGCTTATTCTGGTAAATCCTAACGATGGTCTTACCCAATCAGACTATGAAAAAGCGTTGAAGGAAATAAAATAATTATTTTCCTTGTCCTCTACTTTTCTTAAGATAATGCTTGGAAACCTTGCTATATGCGGCTTTCTTCTTGGAATGAACTCCTTTTCTTTTGATACGAATTTGTGTTTTCTTTGTCATTGTAACTTTTTTTCTTATAAATACTTGAAATTGTCAGAAAAAAACCGTATTTTTGTATAAAATATACTATGAAAAATATTATTATAATTGATTTAGATACTACAAGAAATAAACCAATACATATATCAAAACCAAATGGATTTGTTGAACCAACAACACCAGAAGGTATAAAGGATATGGTGCTAGGTGATATATCAACACTCTGCGAGGCATTATGTCTCTTAATTAAGGTTGCGGATAACGAAAAGGTAAGTGAAAAGAAAGACTTGGTTGAAACAAGTGTTAAGTATTTACAGAGCTTGCTGGTAGAACCAACCGATTCCAATACATAAAGATATTTATGGTAATAAGCTTGATAATGTAAAAATTAAATAGTACCTTTGCCATGAACATACCAAAACCGATTATAAAGCTTAATGGGGGTAATCCTGTAGCATTATGTAATAGATGTTTTTGTATGATGTGTTATGTTTCATGTAGCGAAAATAACGTAGAAGATGGTGATTGTGTTGTAATCGAAAGAAGAGGTCTAGGCGATAAGGACTATATCTCAACACCAATCGGTAAAAAACCGCCATCTTTTTGTGATACATGCACCGAACTATTATTTAATTATTCATTAAACGAATGAAATGAGACACTATAGAACTGTTGAGTTAGAATTTGAAATTGACGAATTCAAAACAGATGAATTAATAACAGAAATAGGTTATCGTGTTGAGGGTGGAGACTTATCCAAACAACAAATAGATAAGCTAAAAGAAATCATAAAGCATGATGAAGAAGCTATGCTTGAGTCTTATATCCTAGAACACGAACAACATAGATTCGTTGAAAAAGCAAGCTTATCCAACGTAATGAAATTGGATGTTATTTTTAAAAACCTAGATAAGTTTACATATCTCGATATATGTGAAATTTTTGAAGGTCCTCAACCCTATCAGTCATGATAACAAAAGCAATCATCGGTAACGAACTATATCTTTATAATGCCAAGGGTCAACTAATATTTAAGCGTTGGTTAGACCAGAGTCGTTCAGTAGTTTTCGATATAATGACATATTCCAAAGACACACTAACTTCCATAACGGAAGAGAATGGTAAATTAAAGTTTTCACATAATGGCTCAACTCAACATAATAGTAGCTGCATCAGCTAACGATGCTGATGAGTTCTAAAATTAAAAATAGATAATCCTTGCATTATTCGAAAAATAATAGTACCTTTGTAACGATTAATTAAATGGCAAAAGAAAGAAAAAAGGTTAAGCCAAAACCCATAAAAGAAATAATACCTAAGAAAAGACCAGAACCTGTTAAAAAGACTTCTAAGAAGAAAGAAACGGCCAAGAAAAAAGCTAGTATCGAACCAGAACCAGAAGTCTTGAAAGAAGTTAAGTTGCCGTTTAAGGTGTTTAAGATATGCGATGGGGCAACATCTGAAGAAAGGAAAGAGGTTGGTGAAAAGATACAACGTGGGGAGTTAACACCGTTGTATTATGGGGTTGATGGAAACAAACACTGTCACCACTTTATTGTAAACAAGAAAAACTAAATATATGAGTCTTAAAGAACAAATAAACGCAGATTTCTTAACAGCATACAAAGCTAAAGAAATGACCAAGAAGAACTTCCTCGGAGTACTTAAAGGTCAAATCCAAACGGAAGAAGGTAAAATGATAGCATCAACCGATGAAAACGTTCTTAAGATAGTTAAGAAATTCGAGAAAGGTATCAATGAAACCATTGAAGCTAAAAGAAAGCTTGGTCAACCCACACAAGACCAAGAACTTGAGCTGTCTTTCCTTCAACCATACCTTCCTAAGTTAATGAGTGAAGATGAAATACGTGGTATTCTTGTTGAAATTTTGGCTCGTCCTAGTATCAATAAAAACGCTGGATTTTTGATGGGCACTTTCAACAAGGAAAATCACGGTAAGGCTTTCGACAATAAGGTTGTACAAAAATTACTTAACGAACAATTAGCATCATGAGCTTAACAATTATCTTTGGTATCATACTAAGATAAGAAAATGGACCAGAATAAAATAAATAATTACACTACGTACAACTTTTCTTAACTTATTATTTACTAACTACAAAATAGACATGACTAAAGAAAAAATCCACGCTAACTTGGACACTATGTTAGCAAACCCGAAGAGCAAAACATTTTTGAGTCATCTTGTTAGAGCTTATTTCCCTGTGACCAATATCAAAAAGGTTTTGGACAAGCCAGAAGGTAAGTTTAGTTGCGCTATTACCAGTGCTCCATTGGTATCTATTTCTGAAATTATGGAGGGTATGGAGAGCGAACAATACAAGACCGACCTGCTTAACAGCATGAAGTCATTATTTGACGAAAAAGCTGATAAGGTTAACCCTCTTCGTAACCTGATTGGTGATAAGAAGCTTGGATTTACTGGTAAAGACACCACAACCTTCATGTCACACGAAGCTTGCCAAGAATTTATCAACTGGGTAAGCGAGAAAGCTCTTTCTGGTGATAAGCATATAAAATGGTTGCTAGGTGGTATCAGACACGATGCTTTTATAGAAGCTTCTAAGAATGCAGAAGCACAGGGTATTCATAAGGCTACAACCAGTCCTAAGACAAAGAAGGTAACAACATTTAGCTTGGGTGATTCAAGCGATGTTCTTGCGAAGTTAAAAGCAAAAATGGAAAGCGATGGAGAATAAAGAGTGTTTGGTGGTTAATGTGATTGGTGGGCCAGGTACAGGAAAGTCAATCCTATCAGCAGAATTGTTTGCTAAGCTAAAACGCTCTGGTATAACTTGTGATGTTTCATGGGAGTATATAAAAAGAAAGCTTCGTGAAAAAGCGGTTAAGGTGGTTCAAAACCAAGAGTATCTATTTGGCAAGCAACAGTTTCAGTTGTTCACTATGAAAGATGAAGTTGATGTTATAATAACGGACTCTCCATTGATTCTGAACTGCGTATACGACCAATCAGAATGTCAAGAGTTAAAGGCTTTGGTTCTAAAGGAATACCATAAGTACAATAACTTGTTGTACTTCATAGAAAGAGATACAAGCTTTGATTATGAAACAGAGGGCCGTTATCAAGACCTAGAGGCCGCAAAGCTTGTTGATGCGAAGTTGAAGAAGTTTTTGGATGATAATAGTATCTTAGGAATTAAATCTGAAAACCTTGATATGATTATCGGGGATATTAAAAAAGAACTAGGAAAATGAGAATAAATATAGACCTAACACAAGGAAAACCCAAGAACATATTCTTTACGAGTGATTTACACATAAGTCACGCTAATATACTTAAGTTTGATAACAGACCATTTAATAGTGTTGAAGAAATGAATTCAGCAATAGAAGATGGTTGGAATCAAGTGGTTGCTCCAGAAGATACGGTTATTTATCTAGGGGACCTTAGCTTTGCCAAATCCAGTGAAAAACAAGAAGTGTCTGACTTGCTAAAAAGACTTAATGGTGGTATTCACTATGTGCTAGGCAATCATGACAAATACGAGGATATAAAAGGCTTTGGTCGTTTCCAAACCATACAGGATTATCTTGAAGTAAAGATAACACACGAAAAGGATGGCAATAGACAAGAGAACTTATTCTGTTGTTTTCATTATCCGATATATAGCTGGAATAAAGCACATCACGGCGCGTATATGATACATGGCCATACGCATGGAAATCTTCACCATGGTGAAGACGCAAGCTTCTATGACAACAGAAGGGTCATAGATGTCGGTTGTATGCTTCATGACTACAAGCCAATCACTCACTATCAAGTTATCGATAAATTATCACACGTAGAGTATCAAAAATTAACAAGAACGGAATAAAAAAAATTAATATGGATAAGGGTAAAATTAAAATAGAAGACATGGGAACTATTTCTATCAGACAACTTATAGAAGAAAAAGCAGAACAGCTTGGTATGGATATTATTATTGACCCAGAAAGGCCTTTGCCAGAATCTATAGGTAGACTCTTCGAAGATGACGAAAAAGAAATAGATGAAGAATTGGAGACGTACAAGTCAGAACATGAAGCTCACGATATAACCTTTCTTGAACTAGCAATCCTAAACGCTTATTTACATGGTTCATTCAGAGGTAAGCATAAAGACTTCGTTGTTGAAAGCTATGGTCACTCCGACAGCATCGGAAGACTAAGGTTTAACGGAATCTTTGATGTTACTGGACAATACTGGTTCAAGGGTTCTTTTAAAGACATACCAGACAACGAGTTCATATTTCAAACGCTAATACACGTAACAAATAGCCGTGAAGTAATGATACAAGTAAACATAGCGGCTAAGAAGGGTATAACACCGTTAGAGTTCGAAAAGATATTCAAAAGAATAATGAGCCTAGCGTTCAATCATTCTGAATACAAAGGTAAGGTTATAAAGGTTAAGCTTCGTGAAGGAAGATTTAAGGGTATCGAAATAATAGATATCAAAGAGTCTGAAAACGAATTGATACTTACCGAAGTTCAGAGGAAGTTTATCCAGCATTTTGTTGACCGCGTATTGAAGGGCAATAATGCTAGGTACTTGTTGAACGGGGAACCAGGCACAGGTAAAACCGAAAGTATACGTGAAATTGCTCGTAAGCTTGTACCACATGCAACCTTCATTATACCAGACTTCGAAACATCTGATGACCTAACAAGCATACTCGAAGCTTGTGAGATATTTGAGAATGGTGTAATCATCATGGATGATATCGACTTGTATCTTGGTTCTCGTGATAATGGTAGCTATACAAGACTACTGGGCCAGTTCTTATCCTTCTTCGATGGTGTTAAGAAACGTAAGATAAGCCTATTGGCTTCTACCAACGATAAGGGCTTGGTGGATAAAGCGGCTGAGAGACCAGGTAGGTTTAACTTCACCTTGGATTATAGCTTCCTTGACGAGAGTCAAATAGAAAAGGTATGTAAGATTCACCTCCCTAAAGAATGGCATGTTGAAGAAGTATATGATGCTCTTAAGTGCAGTATAAATGGAAGGAAGGTTAATATAACTGGTGCTTTCATTGCTAACCTAGCGGATAACTTGAAGGAGATGTCAGAAGATGACCCTAACTGGAAGATGGAAGATACCATAAGCCTAATAAAAGAGTCTTACAAGGGCTTTTATTCAAGCCAGGTTCAAAAAGAAAAAGATACGTTAGGTTTTAAAATATAAATCTAACATTTTAACAACATCTTCGTTATATTTAACTATAATTAATGGAATACTGTTATTTTTACAGTATTCCATTTTTATTTTATCGTTTTTCTGTGTTAAGTTAAAATTTGATTCACCAAAAAAACTATTAACTTGATAATGTTGGGAGCCATTAAATTCAATACATGTGTTATATTTTGGTAAGTAAAAATCAAATGGTAATGGTTTTTTATTTTTACATTCAGGTATTTTATATTGTGGTATAAATTTAATATTATTATTTATTAAATACTCTCTTATTGTTATTTCTCCTTTTGATTCTTTACAAACTGGACACCCAGATTTCATATATAAATGATGGTTAGGCGAACAGCTGAAAATACCATGAAGATTACAAATAATTTTCACTTTATAATTCATGTTTTTATAATTAACTAGGGAGTAATCATATTTGTTCTTATGAATTTTCTTAGCTTCATTTATAAAAACATTTGTATTTAAAGATAGTTTATCACCACATATTATTCTACCGCATTTTGGGCAACCGCAACCCTTCAAATGAGATTTTGGTGTTTGGCTAAATAACCCATGTTCTGGGCATATGATTATTACTTTAGTTTTTAAATTTTTGTAAATAACCTTTGAATAATCATACTTGTCTTTATGGATTTCTTTAGCTTCGTTAACAAACTGAATAATATTTTTGGTTTTGCAATTTTTTCTATTTATTATCCCACATTTTGGGCATCCTTTACCTTTTAAGTGATTATTCGGAGTTTGCGCAAAAATACCGTGTTCTTGACATACTATAGTTATTTTTGTTTTACTTGAAATGTAAATGGAATCAGCATATGAATATTTGTTCTTATGAATAACAGAGGCCTTAGTAATAAATTTATGTAGTTTATCACTCATTTTCTAAATCTTCTTTAATTAAAAGTCTTATTCTTTTACCATATGAACAACCTTTTTTTTCACAAAATTGAAGATATGTATCTTTTAATTCTGGTTCAATCCTAAATGTCATTGATTCTGTTTTTTGCTTTTTATCGTTTAAAGACCTTTCTCTTGTTTTTTTCATAAGTACTAATTTGTTTATACATATAAATATGTCGAAAATAAAAATAAATTGTTAAAATTTTTAAATAAAATACAAAAAAGTAAAAAAGGAAAGAAAAGGAATGGGTTTTATTAATTAAAAAAAGTTCCCGATAATTTGGTTTATCGGGATTTTTTTTGTACCTTTGTGTTAAATAAAAGAAAATGGAAGAAAAATACGATATCCTAAAACTAAAACATGATATAAACATGAACGACTACCCCATCGGAGTCGTTATGGCACGTTTTCAAGTTCCAGACCTGCATCTGGGACACAAGCAACTAATCAATACTGTTTGTTACTATCACAAACAAGTTATTATATTACTTGGGGTTTCAAATGGTACTGCTAATGAACATGACCCCTTGGATTTCGCAACAAGAAAAGCCATGATTCAAGAGTTATATCCTAACGTGGTTGTCTTGCCACAAAGAGATGTTCGTGATGATGCAAAATGGTCATCTAATCTTGACGCTCAAATAGCCCTTCCTTTCGGTGAAGCAAAAGCTATCCTCTATGGTAGCAGAGACTCTTTCATTTCTCATTATTCTGGCCGACATGAAACCATAGAAGTGGTTGCTCAAGTTAATTATAGCGGCACCGAAGTACGTGCAAGTGTTGCTCGTGAAGTAGTATCTTCTTCTGACTTCAGAAGAGGTATTATATATCAAGTATCTTCTCAGAGACCAGTTACATACCCTACGGTTGATGTGGTAGCTTACAATGAAAAAGGTGAAATCCTATTGGCTAGAAAGCCAAACGAAAAACTCTACAGATTCATTGGTGGATTTGTAGATAGAACCGATAGTTCATGGGAACAAGCTGCGAAGAGGGAATTCATGGAAGAAACTGGTGGTTGCGAACTTGGTGACCTCAAGTATGTTGCCAGTGCTCAAATAAATGACTGGCGTTATGCTAAGTCTAAGTCTGGTATCATGACAACTCTTTTCATTGGTAAGTTTCTTTGGGGTTCTGCTAAGCCAACCGATGATATCGAAGCACTTAAATGGGTGGACCCTAAGAGCATAAGTATCGAAACGGATATCATGCCAGAACACAGAGAACTATTCGTGAAACTATTAGAATACATAAAAACACAAAAATAATATATGCAATCACTAACTAGACAACTAAAAAGAAAAATAGGTCTTAAATCGGTAATCAAAGACCGACTTGCAGAAGCAATAAAAAATAGAGACTGGACCCAGATAGAAGAACTTCAAGGCCTTATAACCAAGGCTCTTGATAAGCCGAATAACCTCGTTTTGCTGGGTGATGCCTACAAGTATTCACACCACAAGTTTTATGAAGAAAACACTACTACCATATACTCATATCTTGAATCACGTGGTGGTAAGTTCAGCGAGACCGTTTTTTACGGTCTTCAAGCCTTCATGAAAGAATACATAGAAGGTGTAGCCATAACACAAGAAGAACTTGATGAAGCCTATGAGTATCTAGGTACAAAGCTAGGCGTATTTGGTCGTGACGATGTATTCGACAAGTCTAAGTTCCAATACATCATAGATGTACATGGTGGTCGTCTTCCAGTTCGCATAAAGGCTGTTCCAGAAGGAACCATAGTTGGTGTTAAGAACGTTCTTTTAACCATCGAAAACACAGACCCTAATTGCTATTGGTTAACGAACTTCCTTGAAACGATAATGCTTCAAATTTGGTATCCAATTACCGTTGCAACACTCTCTCATGAAGTCAAAAAAATAGTCTATCAGTACTTCGAAAAGACAACTTGTCTTCCGAAAGACGTAATCGATATGTCGGTAGAATTCGTTCTGAATGACTTCGGTTTCCGTGGTGTATCAAGCGTTCAGTCAGCAGCTATTGGTGGCTCCGCACACTTGGTAAACTTCTTGGGTTCTGATACAACCATAGCATCAAAGCTCATTTGCGAGTACTATAACACCGAACGTGTATTTGGTCTTAGCGTACCAGCAACTGAACACTCAATCATGACCATGAGAGGTGAAGCTGGAGAAGTTGAAATGATGAAGCGTGTGCTTGAAATGTATCCTACAGGTATAGTAGCATGTGTGTCAGACTCATATGGTATTCTTCGCGCTTGTTCAGAATACTGGGGAACCCAGCTACGTGATTTGGTATTGAGCAGACCAGCCACGATAGGCAACCAATTGGTTATTCGTCCAGACTCTGGTGATGTTCTGAAGACTCTTGAATTGGTATTCGAAATACTATTCGATAAGTTCGGATATACGGTAAATGAAAAGGGCTATAAGGTTCTGCCTCCACAAGTTCGTGTAATTCAAGGTGATGGGGTTAACATAAATTCTATCGGTGCTATCTATGAAAAACTTGATACCTTGAAGATTTCAGCTGAAAATATCGTATTCGGAATGGGCGGTAAACTACTTCAAGCGGATATCAACCGTGACACTCAAAACTTCGCTACCAAAGCTTGCTTTGCAGTTGTGAATGGTGTTGAACGTGACTTGGTTAAGTCTCCAACCGAAGTTGATGCTGATGGCAACTTGAAGCCATCTTTCAAGAAGTCAAAACAAGGCCGTTTGAAACTCGTTAAGAACGAGGATGGCACATATCGTACCGTTACTTCCAGAGATGCGGATTTCAATAATGTAGTTGACGAACTTGTAACCGTATTCGAAGATGGAAAAATCGTTCGAGAGTATACCTTTGAAGAAGTCAGAGAAAGAACAAACTCATATTATAAAAAATAAAAACAAACATTATGATTAAATATATAGATGGAGATTTATTAAAACTTGCAGAAGAAGGGAACTTCGATGTTATTGGCCATTGCTGTAATTGTTTTTTAACTTTTGGTGCTGGAATAGCACCACAAATAAAGGCTAAGTATCCAGAAGCATACGCTGTTGATTGCGCCACAAATAAAGGCGACATTAATAAGCTTGGCACCATTTCATTTACCGAGAAAACAACGCCAATCGTTGTTAACCTTTATGGTATGTACGATTTTAAGAAGAAACATCAAGATGAAGTAATGGTTAAGTATGACGCTTTAAGGTCGGCGATAAAACTTATGAAAGAAAAATTCTCTGGAAAGACATTCGGCTTTAATCGCATGGGTTCTGGATTAGCAGGGGGTTCATGGGAAATCATAGAAAAAATAATCGAAGAAGAAATGCGTGGCGAATATGTTACGATAGTTAATTACGTACCAGAAAAAAATTAATATGGAGATAAGAATAGACAGACCAGTAGTAAACCCAACTTCATCTTATGAACTCATACTTGAGTATACGCATGGTGATGGAGATGGGCTATCAGAAAGAAACTTCATGTATGACGAGTCAGCCTTAGATACTCTAAAAAGAGACTTGACCGTCTTAAATATGATGATTGAATCTGAGGATACTGATGAATATGATGACATCGCATATAAGAATAATGCGCCTAGTGTTTTAGGGTTTTTGACCTATGACATAACCAATCATGATTATTATGCTTTCATAGATAATATGACAGTTTTATACTATGATGAAAACGGTGTACAACATTTTACGAGTCTTTTATTCTAAAAGCTTTGACATTTCAAATTTTTTTAGTACCTTTGTGTTATGAAGCTAATCTTCCTTGATATTGACGGAGTAATGTGTACCACTTCTTGTTATGGACGTGGCACCCATAATAAATGGGATGCTTATATGTTCGACCCGAAGGCTGTAGCTGTTTTGAATTTCATTCTACAAGAAACCAATGCTGAGATAATCATATCTTCTGATTGGAGAAATAACTACACGCTTCAGGAACTACGTGAAATATTTGCACATAACTTCGTTTTTAAGGGTCCAATTGGATTTACTCCATCAAGTCCCTTATATAAAGGAAATAGCCTAGAAGAAGGACGAGCTGATGAAATAAAGACTTGGTTAACCATACATGCATGGAAGAATGACATTAAATGGGTTGCAATCGATGATATCGATATGAGCAATTTCTTAGGTGATAACTTTGTTAGATGTCCTAATGAGCAAGAAGGAATAAAGAAGACTGGGATAAAAGAAAAAATACTTAGCATACTAAATGAACAAAATAGTTAAGGTTGGCGTTGCCAATGAATCAGAGAAAAATCTTGAAGTTGAGGTTGTACAGAAATGGGAACCAACAAATATTTTCCATAGCGGAGATACGGTTTACTTCGAACATGATAAGACCTTTTATTCGATGAAAAGAATTGATTTTCAAAACATATTTAAAAAATAATCATGTCTATAATTAACTCCATATTAAAAAATCATTTCGAAATTAAAGAAAAACGCGGATGGGACAAGACCTACTGGTTTTTTGATATCCATGGAACCATCATAAAGCCTAACTACAAGGCCAATGATATTCCAACAGAATTCTATCCACATGCAAAAGAGGCTCTGCAATTCATAAGCGAACTTGATGATATCGTTATGGTTCTGTATACATGTTCACATCCTCATGAGATAGAACAATATCTTAAGCTATTTGAAGAAAACAACATAAGATTCAAGTATGTAAACGAAAATCCAGAAGTTCCAACCGATATAAATGGTTATGGTTGTTATGATAAAAAACCATACATGAATGTGTTGTTCGAGGATAAGGCTGGCTTTGACCCGAACACCGAATGGAACTTGGTTTTGTTGTTGTTGAAGCATAAATATGGTAGTGGTGAAAAAACCATACCGCACATGTTCTAAATTAAAATAAACAAATATATGAAAAACTTAAAACTATTTTTGGCTGCCTTGCTTATATTAACACTAGCAAGTTGTGCTCATTCACCTAACGTAACCGTACATGTTGCAGATTCAACACATATATACGGATTTTGGGGCGGCGTATGGCATGGTATGATAATGTTCGTTTCTTTTATCGGAAGCTTGTTTGACGATTCGATAAAGGTTTACGCTGTAAATAACAATGGTCACTGGTATGACTTCGGTTACGTTGGTGGCTTCGGAATAATCGTCAGAATAACATCTTCACTGCTTAAGGCTGTGTATACTGCTGTAAAATAACCCAAGCAATTGGGACCCATAAAAATGATGAATAATGAGTGTACTTACATTTGAATTAAAAGAGGAACACGTAAAGCTATTAAAGCACTTGCGTTGGTCCAAGAACCCAGATAACGTTATATGTTCTGTTGCTGATGAAGGCGATGGAGTTGCGCCTCCATTTGGAGAAACATACTTGTATGATGCCATCAATACGATACTTAATGGAAAGCCAGCGGATTTTAATCCTATGGACCAAAGTGAATTACCAGACTATTCTGAACGCAAAGAAGAATGGGATAAGCTATATTCTGAATTACCTATGGCATTGGATATCATATTATTTAATCAGAGCTTCGAGCTTGGGACGTACAAAACACGTTATCACGATAGAAATTGGAAAAAAATAAATTAACATATGGAACTATCAATACTTAAAGACGGAAAAGAAATACTAAACCATGTTGGTGATGATAACGTATTACCAGATGAAGTATTTCAAATGGTTGAAGCTGTTCAAAAAGACGAAGTATTATCGTTGAATGTAACCTTCAATGAAGGTACTAAGCTAGAAGATACTAGCGACTTGAATCAGATTGACCCTAAGTACATAAAAAAGGTTACTATAACGCTAAAATAAGCATATGAGATTAGGAGTCTACCCTGGTAGTTTTAACCCGTTTCATCGTGGTCACTACAACATACTACAAAAGGCCGAGAAGATTTTTGATAAGGTCATAATCGCTAGAGGTTTTAATCCAGAGAAAAACAACGCATTGCTTCCAATGCCAAAGCTAATAATGGATAACTACATTGTTCGAGACTATAATTGTTTATTAACCGAATTCATTAAGGAATCTCAAATCGTTTATTTTCCAGAAAAAGAAGAGGTTTTTCATTATGAAAATGTAACGGTTATTCGTGGGCTTAGAAATTCTGTGGACCTTCAGTACGAAATGAATCAATATCGTTATTTGCAAGACCTCATGCCAGATATACAGCTCATAAGCATATTCTGCGATAAGGAGTACGAACACATATCTAGTTCAGGTATCAGAACACTCTTGAAGTATGGTTCTGATAAGGTTAAAGATTATTTGTTAGAATAATTTGGTTATTTAGAATTAACTCCTCAATTGAGACTCATGATTTTCGTTAGTTAATACTAGTAAGTTTGTTTTCAATATTTTCATCATATCTAATTACAATAAGTTTAATTCCTTTCTCTCTACAATAGAGACTTTTAATTTCATCTCTTTCTTGTAATTCATTAAACCCTTTTTTTGAAACAAAAAAATGATTATATTCATAATGTTGTTTACCGTTAAATTCAATACATGTGTTATGCTCTGGTAAATAAAAATCAAAAGGTAAAGGTAATTTTAAACGACAATCATTAAATCTATGTTGAGATTTAAAGTTAATTTTACGGTTTTCTAATATCTTTCTAATATTACGCTCACCAAAACTTTCTTTACACATATTACACCCGTATCCTTTAATATGAGAACTACTTCTTTGGGTGAAAATACCATGTTTAGGGCAAATGATACTAACTTTGGTTTTATTATTGATATAATTAACTAATGAATAATCATATTTATCTCCATGTATTTCAATAGCTCTATTTATAAACTCATTTGTTGATTTTTTAAAGTCTTTGTGGTACTGCTCGGCAACACATTTGGGACAATTAGAACCCAATACATGTTTATCAAGGATAACACCAAATTCACCATGTTTTCGGCATATAACTATTACCTTTGATTTTGCACCAGTATACACTACTTTAGAGTAATCATATTTAGTTCCGTGTATTTTAACAAATCGTTTAATAATCTCTTCACTTGTTAATTTTTTCATTTTATTTATTTTTAAAATATTTAATAACAAGATTTTCTATGAATTTAGATTTATTATTTGATTCTCTTTCTATTTTAGTAATTAATTCTTTAGAAATAGTTATACCTAATTTGCCTTTTTGGTCTTCTTGTTTTAGTCTTGGTCTTGCCATTATTAATTTATATATAAATATTTAACGTTTTGAAAAAATCATATTTTTATCAGATATTTTTAAAAATATTTGTTATTGTCAAGATTTATTCGTACCTTTGTATCGAATAAAAATATATTATGATTGAATCAATTTTAGTTAGCTTAGATGGCCGTAAAGAATTACCCGATAAAATAATAAATAAAATTAATTTATTTGATGCTAAAATAAACCTAATTTTAGGTTCAATAAATAATCAGAAATTTTCTGATGGCGAATTGTCTGTCGATTTTATTGATTCGATTAGAGGTAAAAGAGTATATATTTTAACTTCACCAATAAATTCTGACGAAATAATTAAACTTGAATTGGCTATAGACGCGGCAAAAAGGGCTTTTGCTAAAGAAATTATACCTATATTACCTTTTTTCCCTTATCAAAGAAGTGACAAAAAGGACCAAGTTAGAGGTCCGATAGGTGCTAAGCTTATGGCTTTGAAGCTTGAAGCTATTGGTGCAACGGCAATCATCACATATGACCTTCATGCAGACCAAATACAAGGGTTTTTTGAAATACCTGTAACACATATAGAGGGTAAGAATATATTTGACGAGTATATCAGTAGCATACATACCAAAGATACGGTATTTTGCGGTCCAGATGCTGGTTCTGGTAAGAGGGTAAAACGTATCAAAGAACAAGTAAACGAAAGATATGGTATTAACATACCAATCGTTATGATGGATAAGACTCGTAAAGAGGCTAACAAGGTTGATGAAATGATAATCATAGGTGCTGTAACCAACAAAGACGTTATCATCCTTGATGACATGGTTGATACTGCTGGTACTCTTTGCAAAGCCGCTGAAGTATTGCTTGAAAATGGTGCCAAAAGCGTAAGAGCCTTGATTAGTCATGGTGTCTTATCTGGAAAAGCATATGAGAATATTGCCAATTCAAAGCTGGTTGAGTTGGTAGTTAGCGATTCACTAAGGGTTAAGTCTTTTGAGACTGGACCAGCATACGAAAAAATAAAAACACTAACAGTTGCTGACCAAATTGCATTAGCAATCTATGCGATAGATTGCGAGTACAGTTACGAAGCATTGAAAAAATCAAGATAATATGAAACAAATAATTAACAATATTCAATACAGAAGAATACTCCAATTGGCCCTGTTAGCAGGTTCTGTTTTTCTAGCGTATAACGGAAAAGATGGTTGGGGATGGCTCATGTTTTTTCTACTAATAACACTATAAGATATGAATCTAGGGGATAGAATTAAAACTCATTACGAAGATAGGACAAAGCAGTTCCTAACAAGAAGACTTATCACCATTATCCGCTTGGACGGTAGAGGCTTCTCAAAGTTCACCAAAAATCTTACTAAGCCATTTGATGATGGCTTCAGTGATGATATGGATGCAACAAGTGTTTTCCTATGTGAAAATATCCAAGGGGCTAAGTTTGCATATACGCAGTCTGATGAAATCAGTGTAGTATTAACAGACTTCGATACCCTTGAAACCGATGCTTGGTATTGAATTCAACGGTATTCAACATTATAAATCAATAGATGGTTTTGGTGGCGAAAAAGCCTTCAAAGACCGACAAAAGAAAGATAAAATAAAAATAAAATTTTGTAAAAAAAATAAAATTAAACTTGTTATTGTAAAATACAATGAAAATGTTTCAAAAATTAAAAAAATATGGGAAAAAAATTTAATGAACTAACTGATGATGAATTATTGGTTATAATGGATAATTATAAAAATAGAAAATCTTTAGCTTTAACCGTTGAACAGTTAGCTACTAAAATTGGTTCTCAATATAACATCTCAGAAAGAACTGCCAGAAAATGGTTAAGTGAAAGACTTGGCTTAAAAGAGAAAGAAACTCCAGAACCAGAATTATATACTCTGGCAAAAAAACGTGTTTTTGATAAAAGCAAAAAACGCTTCTTGGTTACTTGGGCGCAAAACAACACACCAGTACATGAGGGTTTTTATCAGAACCTTGAAGCCTATGCTAAAAAGATAGATGCAAGTATCCACATAATTCTTGGTCGTTATAAGAATCCAACATCGGTATTTGCTGATGCTGAAAATGAAGCTTGGGTTGAAGAGGTTGAACGCTACGCTGACGCTAATCGTCATGATATTCACAAGTACGTATCTATCATGTCCGATATAAAGATACAACCAACAGCCGTTAACCCAATGAGTGGTATGCAAGGTATAAGCGGAATCAACTCTTGTGTGTTTGGTAGCCCAAAGGTTCAAATGGAAATGATACCTGTCCTTGAAGGTAATAAGCCTAAGATGATGCTCACAACTGGTGCTGTTACCGTTATGAATTATACAGATTCAAAGTCTGGCAAAAAGGGTGAATTTCACCATACGCTTGGCTTTGTTATCATAGAAATAAAAGATAACGATGTCTTTTTCATAAGACAAGTAACAGCTGATGATAAGACAGGTTCTTTTACTGATTTGATTTATAAGGTTGAAAAAGGTAAGGTAACTAGTATAAAGACTATTGAAGCTATCATACTTGGTGATATACACTATGGTCAGCATGACCAAAAGGTTTTGGATACAACACTTAAGTTCATGAACAAGTACAAGCCAAATCACGTTATATTACATGACGTATTTGACGGTGATTCGATATCACATCATCAAATGAAGGACCCTTTTCTTCAGTACGGTAAAGAGATAAATGGTACCAATGACCTACAGAAAGAATTGGATATGATGACGAAGGGTCTTAAGGACTTTGAGAAGTTCAAAAATGTTGTTATCGTTAGAAGCAACCATGATGACTTCCTTGATAGATGGTTAAAGAACGAAGACTGGAAGAAACAACCTACCTATAAAAACTCTAGGTTGTATATGCAATTGTCAGATATACTTCTTGAACAACACGCAAAGAACCCTATGAAGGTGGAGGGTGTTATACCAGCACTAATAAAGAAAACCTATCCTAAGTTTATTACGCTAGGTCGCAATGCCTCTTATAAGGTTAAGGGAGGATGGGAGCTTGGACAACATGGAGACCAAGGTTCTAATGGTAGTCGTGGTTCACTTTTACAGTTCCGTCAATTGAACACCAAAATAGTTGTTGGCCATTCTCACACACCAGGCCGTAAAGATGGTGCAATATCTGTAGGTACTTCAACCAAACTAAGGGTTGGTTATAATGTAGGCCCAAGTACATGGTTACAATCACATGTTCTTATACATGAAGACGGTAAAGCTCAACACTTGAATTTTATCAATAACGAATTTACAACTTTTAAAATATGAAAATCTTTCTAAGGTTATATATTGGAATAATATATTTGTTTATTTTGGTAATGATAATCACAACTCCTTTCTGGATGTGGATACCAATTTTGATTATTGGTGAGAACCATAGATATGTTTGTAATAAGCTTATTGATTATTGTGATAATATAGCAAAAAAATATGAACTATTTGGCCAGCTTTCAAAAAAAGATGGGATGGTATTTGGCAATGCAAGAAATATTTAGTACCTTTGTATTATGGGAAAAGAAATTGAAAAGAAGTTTTTACTGGCAGAAGGTGCAAGCATTCCGATACCAGCAACATATCAAAAGCTTAAGATAAAGCAAGCCTATATTTGTGCTGAAAAGGGAAAACAAGTGCGTGTCAGGATAATCAATAACTCAAAAGCTGTATTGGGTATCAAGTTCACTCAATCCGTAATCAGAGATGAATTTGAGTACGAAATCCCACTAAAAGAAGCTAAGTTGATGTACGATAAGTCCACTATGAGGGTGGAGAAAAATAGGCTTAGCTTTAACCGAAAGGGTCACTATGACATCGATACTTTTCCTAATGGTCTAGTAACCGTAGAAGTAGAATTCAAGTCTATAAAGGCTATGGAGAAATGGGTAAAACCATCTTGGCTTGGTGAAGAGATAACAGGAGTTAGCAAGTACTCTAATATAACGCTTGCAAAGAAAAACCTAGGTTTTTAACCCAAAACAAAACACATATAAGATGTCAAAAGTAAATGCAGCTGGAGTATTTTTGGTTAGGACAAATGGAATGGTTCTCATATGCCATCCAACTAACCATAAGCCAGATTTTTTCAGTATCCCAAAAGGAAAGATAGAAGAAGGTGAGTCAGCCGCTGATGCTGCTATACGTGAAACCTTTGAAGAATCAAATGTGGATGTCAAGGGGTGCTCTATGATTGCTATGGATATGGTAAATTATCGAAGCAAGAAAAAAGCTCTTCACCCATTTTTGGTCTACGAAGGTCATAACCCACACCTTAATTGGGATAACCTAGATTTGAAGTGCAATTCGTTTGTTCCAGAAGACAAAGGAGGGTTCCCAGAAATGGATGGTTATCAATGGGTTATGCTTGATGAAGCCAAGAATATGCTTCATGAGACTCAATCTATGTGTCTTGATAAGATAAAAGCTTTGATAGATGGGAAAAATTGATTTACATGGTGTTAAGCATGAAGATGTTGCTAGGTTACTGGACCCATTCATATGGCAAAATATGAAGCTGGGAATACGCTATATTGAAATTGTCACTGGAAATAGTGATTCGATGAAAAAGGTAGTTAATGATATACTTTCAGAGTATGGATACGTTTCAGAGCAGAGCCTAACCAATTCTGGTACCCTATATGTAACGCTAGACTAGTGAAAAAGTGGTATGTTTATATCCTAGAATGTAGTGATGGTAGTCTATACACAGGAATAACCACAGACGTAAATAAAAGGCTTATAACGCACAATAAAGGCAAGGGGGCTAAGTATACCCAAAATAGGCTCCCAGTCGCTCTATTGGCCTTTAAAGAAGCTGAAGATAGAAGTCAAGCCAGCAAAGAAGAATACAGAATAAAACAGCTTTCTAGGAAAGAAAAGCTGGATTTAATAAAAAATGGGTTTTCTTGATGATATTTATATAGAAATATCATTATGGAAATAACTAAAAAAATAGACCTAGGTGAATACGTTGTAGTTATCAAGTACGATGAAGCTACTGGTTCTTTGTCGATAAGTGTTTTGGACGAACTAGAAGATGAAATCGAAAGAATAGACATAGAAAATGATGATGACGAAGACGATGATGACCCATTTAACGGAATGTTAAACTAAAAAATAAATGAGTAAAGCAATTGAAATCAAGGCACCGCATAAAATAAATTATGTTGATGGTTATATAAGTGTATTCTTAGGCGGTAGCATACAAATGGGTAAAGCGATTGATTGGCAGAAAAATGTTGTTAATGAATTAAAGGACCACCCTTTCATTTTTTTAAATCCAAGACGTGATGGTTGGGATTCAACTTGGGAACAAAAGATAACCAATCCTAACTTCAAGGAACAAGTTCTATGGGAACTTAATGCGCTTGAATCTGCTGATGTCATACTTATGTATTTCGACCCAAACACAACATCTCCGATTTCATTATTGGAACTTGGTCTTCATGCTAAGTCAAGAAAGCTTATTGTTTATTGTCCAGATGGGTTTTACAGAAAAGGCAATGTAGATATTACAGCTGAGAAATATGGTATAACAATGGTTAATTCATTTGATGACATATTTAGAATACTCAAACAAATCTTATAAATGAAGAAAAACAAAAAACAACATCTTCTTAACAGAGAAATCAAAGCAAGTCAAGTAAGGGTTGCTGAACAAGGTATTATGTCTTTTAATGAAGCTCTGGCCTTGGCTGAATCACAGGAAATGGATTTGGTTCTTATTGGCGCAAACGCATCGCCTCCTGTGTGTAAGATTATGAACTACGAAAAATTCATATACGAGCAAAGCAAGAAGCCAAAACAAAAGTCGTTGGATATGAAAGAGGTGAAATTGAGTTTAAATATTTCAGAAAACGATATCTCATATAGAATAAAGCAAATAATTAATTTCTTAGAAAAAGGGCATTCTGTTAAAATAACGTTATTTTTAAAGGGAAGAGAGTTAATGTTTGTTGATAACGCTATGCTTGTCGTTTTAAAATTTATTCTTAATTTAAAGGAATATTGTGTTGTTCAAAGCGAACCAAAATTGGAAGACAAAAAAATAACAAGTTTTATTAAACCATTAACTAAAAAATAAGTTATCTTTTTTAACATATCTATTTGTGAAAGAACATAATGGTTGAAGATTGGTATAATGGTTCAATTTTATAATATCTTCTTCAGATTTAGCTGAACTTAACGGAATTATATGGTCAATATCCCATGTTTTATTTATTTCAAAAACTCCATCTTTCGGATTCCCTTGATTTTCCCAATTCATCCAAGGTTCGAATTTACTTTCGATATAACTTTTAAAGTGTTCAAATGAACAACCCAGAACATCAATGGTTTTGTTTTTTTTAGATAAATTTTTATTTTTTAAAGATTTATAAATTATTGTTCTTATAGATGTTTTTAATTTAAAAAATGGGTCTTCTAATTTTCTTTTTTTGACATAAGTTTTATAATAATTTGGATTTTCTTCCAGCCATTTCTTCTTTGCGTTAGCAATTTTTTCTTTGTTTTTAATACAATATATTTTACTATTAATTTTTATTTTTTCTTTATTATCTAACTTATATTTATTTTTTTTATCTTTATATCCTGTTTTATTCTTTTGTCTTAAATAAATTTCTTTCATTTTTTCTGGATTTTTTTCACGCCATTTTTTACCTTTTAAATTAATTTTTTCTTTATTCTTTTCTTGATAAATTTTATTTTTTTCTTTTATTTTATTAGCGTTTTTTAATTCATATTTTTTCTTTGAAGCTATAATTGCTTGTTTTCTTTCTTCTTCAGTCTTATATTTTACTTTTCCCATGTTTTTCTTTTTTATATAAATATCACATATTAGTGAAAAGGTTGGACCTAACACGTCTGATAACGACCTAGCATATCGTATTGAACACATCAAAGAATTTTTGACCAAGGGCCATAAGGTTAAGATTACCATGAAGTTTAGTGGTCGTGAAATGGCTTACGTTGATTCTGGTGAAGCACTTCTGCTTAAGATGGTTCTTGCTATTCAAGAAGTTGGTTCTGCTGAAGCTCTTCCTAAGCTCGAAGGGCGAAATATGTATTTGACTCTTAAGCCGAAGACCAAATAAGCTTTACATAGTATTTTAAATTAAGTATGGTTATACAATGATAAAGATTGTATACAGATACTTAAATCAAACATATATCCTATCCAAGAACGATAAGGGAGAATTCTGCATATATGTTCCAAGCCTAGAACAACTTGAATATGTATACTGCGATGATTTAATTAGTAACTTAAAGCTTATATTTTCTTTACCTGAAAGTCAGATAAAGAAGATAGTTAATACTTGGGCTAAAAGAAAAGCTAAGCGTGTTAATCTAAGATTCTATTGGAATAATACTAAGCTATTTCCAAACATAACTAGGGTTATCGGGTCTTTGATATCTAATGATATAATACCTGTAGTTCCGATGGCAGCACCCAGTGCGCAGTTATTCTATTTAGAACCCCAACATAGGTCTGGGGATGATATTTTCCAGATAATATAGAAATTAAATTTGGAAGTTTAAAAAAGATTTCGTACCTTTGTGTAAAATAATTCAATATGAGCGAAAAAGAAATAAAAGATATTGTCGAAAAAGAGTTATATTCTGATTTTGATAAAGAATACATTCAAGAAGAAGGCGAAAAGCTCTTTAAATTAGCCTATAATATGGCGATTCAAAAGGTCTATAACAAGGCTGATTATTGGATTGATGGGGAAGCTCATATAAGTGCTCAAGAAATACTAAGGCTTAAGATATGAAAACCGCTTTACAAGAATTATTGGAATGGATAGACTCGGAAGAAGGTAGACTTTTAGATGACCCTTGGTGGGAAATACAAGTAAAAATTCAAGAGCTTCTTTTAAAAGAAAAAGAGCAAATTGAAACCGCTTTTGAAGATGGTGTTATTGATTCACAAGTAGAAAAATTTGGATTTGGAGAACACTATTACACTAAAACATATAAAACAGATGAAAAATAAAATAAAAATCTTCGATTTCGATGGAACGCTGGTATCAACACCTCTTCCAGATTCTGGTCGTGTAGAGTATCAAAAAAAGACTGGAAACGAATGGCCTCATAAGGGATGGTGGAGTCAAGCTGACTCTTTGGATACAAGCATATTTGAAATGCCTGTGGTTCTTGATGTTATAACTGATTACCACCGTGTCAAGAAAGAAGAAGGTGTGGTCATGGTTCTATTGACTGGTCGATTGAAAAAGCTAGGTGACCATGTTAAAAAGGTCTTGGATGAAAAAGAACTGGTTTTTGATGAATATCACTATAACTATGGTGGTAGCACAGATGTATTCAAGCTAAGGGTATTGGATTCTTTGGTTGAGAAGTATCCTAACTCGGCCTTCGAGCTATGGGAAGATAGGTTAGAACATGTTCCTACCTTTGAAGACTGGGGAAAAAGAAATGCGTTGGATGGTAAGATAACAGATTTTCAAATAAATGTTGTACCAGCAGGTAGACACTAATAAATGACCCACCCTAAAAAGTGGGTTTTTATTTGGAAATACGGAAACAAATATGTATCTTTGTGATACGAATTAAATAGATGATAAAAATAGACGATATAATTGAAGGCAGACTTAGTATGAATACTTCGGGGTCTGCATACTTGGTAAACAATGAATTACCAAAAGACATATACATTAGCAAAATCAATACCAATAAGGCTCTTCACTTAGACACCGTAAAGATACGTGTGATAGAAGGAAATGGTCGAGGTCTTGAAGGCGAAGTAATCGAAATACTGACAAGGTTCAGAACTGATTTTGTTGGTACCATCGAAGTAAGCAAGAACTATGCTTTCTTCATTCCAGATAGCAATAAGATACCATTCGACTTTTATGTTCCTATTTCCAAGATACTTGGCGCAACCAACGGTCAGAAGGTGGTTGCAAGACTTGTTGAATGGAAGGATGACGCTAAGAATCCAAATGGGGAGGTAATTCGTGTAATTGGTAATGCTGGTGAACACGAAACCGAAATACACTCTATACTTGAGGAGTATAACTTACCCTACGACTTCGATACCGATGTGATTGCTGAATCAGAAGCTATCGATGAAAAGATACAAGAATCAGAAATTGCTAAGCGTAGAGACATGCGTAGCGTATTAACCTTCACCATTGACCCAGCAACAGCCAAAGACTTTGATGATGCCTTGAGCTTTCAAATACTTGATAATGACTTGGTAGAAGTTGGTGTTCATATCGCTGACGTATCACACTATGTTCGTCCTGATACTTCGTTGGACAAAGAAGCCTATGCTAGAGGCACAAGCGTATACTTGGTTGACAGATGTGTTCCAATGCTACCAGAAAGACTATCAAATGGTCTTTGCAGCCTTAAGCCACATGAAGACAAGCTTGCTTTCTCTGCGGTGTTTAAGGTAGATAAAAATGGTCACGTGATAGAAGAATGGTTCGGTAGAACAGTAATACACTCCAACCATAGATTCACATATGAAGAAGCTCAAAGTATAATTGAAAATCCGCTTTTAAGAAATGATGGAGACAGAAGCGATATGCCATATGAGATATATGATGCGGTATTAATGCTTGATAAAATAGCTAAAAAAATGAGGGCTAAGCGTTTTGAGAAAGGTAGCATATCTTTTGATAAACACGAAGTTCGATTTAACTTAGATAAAAATAACAAACCTATCGGCCTGACCTTCAAGACCAGTCAAGACTCAAACAAATTGATTGAAGAATACATGCTACTTGCCAACAGACATGTTGCTCGTTTCTTGAATGAAAAGGGTTATCCCATGGTTAATCGCGCTCATGATAAGCCAAATGCTGAAAAGCTAATGAATCTCAAGACATTCATAAAACAATTTGGTTATGAGATACAAACGGAAGACCCAATAGATATAACTAGAACGCTTAATCAGCTTTTGATTGATGTAAAGGGTAAGCCAGAGGCGAACATGATTGAAACACTGGTAACTAGGACCATGCAAAAGGCCGACTACAGAACACAAAACATAGGTCACTATGGTCTAGGGTTCAAGGACTACGCTCACTTTACCAGTCCAATAAGACGCTATCCAGATGTAATGGTTCACAGGTTATTAGGTAGATACCTTGAAGGCAAGCCAGCACCAAGACTAGATAAGTTGGATTCTAAGTGTACATATTTATCCGAAAGAGAAAAGAAGGCGCAGAAGGCTGAAAGAGACTCTATAAAGTACATGCATTGCATATATATGTCTGAACAAGTTGGTAAGATATATAAGGGAATTGTAAGTTCAGTTTCCGACTATGGTATCTTTGTTGAAATACAAGAAACCAAAACCGAAGGAATGGTCAGACTAACTGAAATTGGTGGTGATGTATTTTCTGCTGACCTACCTAATTATCGAATCGTTGGTAGCAAGACTGGAAATATAATAATACTTGGTGATGAAGTTATGGTAGTTATCAAGTCGGTTGATATCGAAAAGAAAAACATAGATTTAACCCTTATAAGACTATGACAGAAGATGATATTGTGTTGAAGTATCTTACCAATAACTACGATTTCAAACTAGAGAGCGGTTTGTGTTTTATAGATAAGAATACATCCAGCATCTTAAGTCAATATGAATTAAAAGAAGAAATTTTCTCTATCTTTTGCGGTATGCCCAATGCTCTTGAAGTGTTCAAGAACTGGTGTCAAAGAAAGCTAGATGATTTAGTTGGAGAGTTCAAGAAGATACTTGACGATGCTTATGTCGTATTGGGTCCGTGTAACTGGGAAGTAAAACACCCGATATACGGAACGATGGATACCAACCATCTTGGTGCCTATTATTTTGGTCAGAAAAACCTGCCTAAGTGGCTTATGATTAAATACTTCGATATGTGGTATGAGGATAGGATAATAGAAGAAACGGAAAAAGCTATAAAAAATATTTGGTAAAGCTTGTAGTTGTCAAAATAATTTCATACCTTTGCGTTAAACAAAAAAACAAATGAATATCATAGACGCATTCAAGAACAACTTTTTATACGCTGATAAGCACAAAACACACTCTGAGGCTATCATAATTTCGTGTTATTTTAATCCTCAGAACAATCCGTATAGGGTCAAAGCATTCAACATCTTCTATGACGAGATAAAGCATCTCAATCATAGGATTATTGAGTGTCTGATAGATGACGCTAAGCCTCAATTGCCATCTAACGAAAACATCAAAACCGTAAAAACAACTAGCTTGCTTTGGCACAAAGAAACCCTCTTGAATAACGTCATCAAGTCTCTTGATAAAAAATACAAGTATATCTTTTGGTTGGATGCCGATGTTGTCTTTACCAATAAAAATTGGTTGGTTGATGGTGTTAAAGCACTGCAAACATATAATATCATTCAGCCTTTTGAATACTGCTTCCACTTGGACCAAGACGATACCAAGCCTAACTTCGAAGTTACTAAGCAGTTATATCTTCTTGCAAGTCTACCAGAGCTTAGACATCCTAAATTATGGAGAAGCTTCGGAGCTAACTGTGCGACAAAACCACCATTTGCTAACAGTTCAAATTATGACCAGCACGGTCATGTTGGATTTGCTTGGGGTGCTAGACGTGAAGTTCTGGATGCCGTTCCTCTTTACGACAAGGCTCTTGTTGGAGGTGCTGACCATATCATAGCACATGCAGCGTATGGTCAAATAGGTCACTCTTGTATTGCTAAGTCATTCACCGAAGACCTTGAATCGGTAAACGAATGGTCGCTTAGATTTAATAGCGTAGTACAAAACAAGGTAGGTTATGTGAAGGGTGACCTATACCATATATGGCATGGTGACTTGAAAGACCGTCAATACCTTAAACGCATAAAGGATTTCACACCTGTTGCAAAGAACATCACCGAAAGGGATGCAAATGGTTTCTATGTAACAAAAGATGACTCATACGTTAGAAATTATTTCGGTCAGCGTGAAATAGTTCAAAACGATGACTTTTTAACGTCAGCTATGATTGGTTATGCAACCGATTCTGCTATCATGGGTCAGATGGCAGGTGGAAGCCTTGCTGGTGGTATGGTTGGTGAAATGCTAAGAGATGAAAACAAGTCTGTTGAAGACACATATAACGATGACAATCAAAACTTTTCATAATGAATATTGATACAAAAGAATATACGTTCAACCAATTTAAAACGCTGCTAATAGCGTTTCTAAACGAACACTTTGATATTTGTTCGTTATTCATGAAACAACTAGAATCTGCTGATTCCGAAAAAGAAATCGTAAGGTTATTTAATCATTATGCTGGTGAAGTTTACGAAAAACTAGGCGGTAATCTTATAGACGAAGATGATTTCGATGAAATAACCTACGAGAACAACGAACTAAAAAGAGAAATACATGACCTAGAATACGAGCTTGAAGTTACCAAGAAATTTTTTGGTGATACGCTACATGATGACTACAAGGCTAAAATCCTTGAAGAATATCATGAAATGTATACTCCATGGGAACTAGAAGAATTACTTAAGAATGGAAAAGAATTATTGAAGAAATGAAGATACTCTGCATAAGCGACACCCATAATAAACACTGGTTAATCGATGAACGTCATATCAAAAATGAAAATAATGAAATCGATATGATAATCCATGCTGGAGATATGTCTGGTCGTGGATATGCTAGTGAGGTCGAGGGGTTCTTGAAATGGTATGATGGGCTAAACTTCAAGTACAAGATACTTATTGCAGGTAATCATGACTTCTATTTTGAAGATATGTCTAAAAAAGACATAAGCGATATGCTAGCTAAGTACCCTAGCATAACGTATCTTAACGATAGTGGTGTTGAAATCGAAGGTTTCAAGATTTGGGGTAGTCCAGTTCAGCCTTGGTTTTATAATTGGGCGTTCAATCGTAAGGATGATGAAATCACCCCTCATTGGGATATGATTCCAGATGACACGAACATTCTTATAACACATGGACCCATTAGGGGATACTTGGATACAACAGCACACGGTGACTTGGCTGGTTGTCCAAGACTTAGAACTAGGGTTGAACAATTAAAAAACCTAAAGCTACATGTCAGCGGTCATATCCATGAAGGATATGGTAGATTTGACATGGATTCTGGAGCCATACTGATAAATGCTAGTACGGTGAATTACCGATATGAACCTGTACATATACCAATACAGGTAACGATATATAATGAAACAGACAAAACTACTAACACTAATTGAAATACTCCTAGCGGCAGCATTATTGATTTACATCGTATTAAGATGGCAGATAAGTAAGGTAACGCTAGGTGACTTCTTTTGTCTTGAAGTATTCGCAATGCTTTGTTGGTATGTTTACGATACGATAAAAAATAACTTCACAAATAAAAACTAAAACCATGCACGAGAACTACAGCTATTTTTACTGGAACAACACATATACCAATACTTGGTATGCTATCCCAACCGATAAGTCAATCGAATTCTTTAGCGGAGCAAAAGCTAAGGTTGAAGGTGTTCTTTCTGACACATCGATTGATAAGCTAATCAAAAGAGTAAACAAGAAATAATCATGAAGATAATTTCGATTGGTGACACTCATGGTCGTCTTCAATGGAAGACCATAGTGGCCAAAGAACATGATGCAGACCTATATGTATTTATCGGTGACTACTTCGATACTCGTAATAGAGGTTATAGTGGGAATCGTCAGATAGAAAACTTCAAGGATATACTTGAGTTTAAGAAGGCTAACCCAGATAGGGTAATACTATTATTTGGTAACCATGATTTTCACTATATAAAAAATATCGGTGAAGACTACTCTGGTTATCAAGCAGGGTACGCCTTAGAAATAGGTGAACTAATTGAACACGCAATAAATAAAGACTTGATTCAAATGTGCTACATGCATGATAAGTATTTCTTTAGTCATGCTGGCCTTACTAAGACTTGGGTTAAAGCTACCCTGGCACCTAATAACATAGACCCACAAGTTAATGATGTTATGGTGAACGAAATTAATGACTTCTTGAAGTATAAACCAAGAGTATTTGGGTTTTCGATAGGTGAAAATATGAGTATGACTGGTGATGATATAACACAGGGACCTATATGGGTAAGACCACGTTCACTATTTGATGACATGGTTAAGGAAATAGTTTGTGTTGTTGGACATACACCAGTAAAAAAAATATACTTGAACGAAAGTTTCCCAAGCATCATAATGATTGATTGTCTGGGTGATGTTGATGAATACTTGATAATTAAAGACGGCGTACCAAGCGTTGGTACGTTTTAAAAACTACTACTTATGATTAGGATAGGCATTACAGGGTCCATAGGGGCTGGAAAAACAACGATATCAAAGATATTTGAAGACAAGGATATTCCAGTCTTCAACAGCGACCTAACAGCTAGAGAAGCTGAAAAGAATCCAGAGATAAGACAAGCGTTTTTGGATATCGTAGGCCATGACATACTGGTTGATGGTGAAATCAATAGAACCAAAATGAGAGCTAGGGTCTTCGGTGATAAAAGAATCCTATCTGAAGTAAACGCTCTTATAACTCCTTATGTGGCTGAAAGGTTTGAAAAATTTGTTGCTGAAAAAGAATCCGAGGGTCATGACATGGTAATCCTTGAATCAGCCATCTTGTTTGAAACACATGCTGATAAAAACTTTGACTACGTGGTATCGGTAATTGCTGATAAGATTACAAGGGTTAAAAGAGTTATGGCAAGGGATAACATGAACCTAGAAGAAGTACTCCAAAAAATGAATGCTCAGATTTCTGATGACCATAAAATCCTTATGTCTGATTTTGTGATTGTAAACGAAGATATGAAATTCACCAATACCAATGACTTGCTGGATAAGCAGGTCCAAATGATACTCATTTCTATCTTTATGACAAAATTTGCTACGAAATAATTTTGAAGTTACGAAATTATTACTTACCTTCGCATTAAACAACAACACATGGTCAAAGACTCAAAAAACATAATACTTGGATTGCTAATAGCATTCTTTGCTTTGGTCATATTTTCGATTTCTTTCATTGCTTCACCACCTCTTAAGTATACAACGATTAGGGTTAGGGTTGATAGCATTGGTGTCGATAAGCCTTATGACTTTATACCAGAAACACGCTTGATATACTTCACTAAGTATGGTCATGTTTTTCATAGTGGACATAAGGCTTATTGTGTTGGTGACTCAATTGATATGAAGATTGTTAAAATACTAAAATGAACAATAAAGAATTTATAATAGGTAAACTAAAAGAAAAAGACTTCGCAAATTTATTTGAAGATGTTTCGTTACCTAAAAAAGAGGAAGATATATATGAACACTGGGATTTAAAGATTGAAACAAAAATTGATGTTAAGTCTTTAAAAAAAGAATCTAGGGGTGACCTCACATATAATGAAAATTTTCATTGGGTTGAATTGAAAAATGTTCTAGGTAAGTTATCCTGGCTTTACGGTAAAGCTGACTATTTTGCATTTGAAACTGAAGACTACTGGATAATGGTAGATAAATTAAGTCTACAAGAATTCATAGAACAAAGATGTAAGGGCAAAAGTGTCGGGTCAAGTAAAGACCCATATGAATTATACCAAAGAAAAAATAGAAAAGACGTAATAGTCAAAGTAAAAACTCTGGATTTAATTTTCATCTCAACCAAAATAATTAGTAAAAATGTTAATAGTAAAAAATAAGAAAGCTTTTTTTGAGTATTCCATCCTAGAAAAGCTTATAGCTGGTATTGAACTCAAGGGTTCAGAAGTTAAGTCAATAAGGACTGGAAAGGTTAACATAAGCGAAGCCTATTGTCTTATCGAAAATGGAGAAATATATATCAAAAACATGCATGTTTCTGAACATGAACAAGGTGGTCGCAACAACAACCATGAACCACTAAGGGACCGAAAGCTTCTTTTAAAGAAGAAAGAAATCACTAGCCTAGCCGATAAGGTTAAACAAAAAGGCTTGACAATCGTACCTCTTGAAATTATCTTGACCAAGACTGGCTATATAAAGCTGGAGATTGGATTGGCCAAAGGAAAAAAGACCTATGACAAAAGACAGAGCCTTAAAGCTAAGGACCTAGAAAGAGAAATGAAAAATTCATAAAGAATCCTTTGAATTTCAAATATACTTATTACCTTTATTTTTTAATACATAAACAACAACGAAAGCATGAAGCAATTAGTTATTACCGCTAAGGTAACCAACAGACAAAACGAATCTTTTAATTCTTACCTTAAAGAGGTTGCTTCTATTGCGGTGCTGACCTGCGAAGAGGAAGCTAAGCTTACCGAGAAATCCAGCAATGGTGATGAAGATGCAAAACAAGAACTTATACGCAGAAACCTGCGTTTTGTAATCAGTGTTGCAAAGCAGTATTCAAATAGTCAAAATCCGCTCGAAGACCTCGTAAATGAAGGCAACATAGGTCTTATCATAGCAGCGGATAAGTTCAAGCCAGAAATGGGCTTTAAATTCATTTCTTACGCTGTTTGGTGGATTCGTAAGGTAATCATGGAACACCTAACAAAAAATGGCCGTATGGTTCGTATTCCAGCCAATAAGGTAAATGACCTATCCAAGATGGATAAGCGCATTCAAGAACTGGAACAAACGCTTGGTAGAGAAGCTTATGCTCACGAACTATTCGGTAACGGAACCGATGAATACGACTTCACAGAGTTACTAAACTCTTATCGTATGGATTCTCTTGACCGAGATATAAGTGGAGACGAGGGTGACGGAACAACACTTGGTGAAGTTCTGGTTGATGACTCCTTCGGACCAACCGATATGAGTCTTATGACCGAAGACTTGAAGAGCGAAATTCATAAGCTCTTAAACACTCTAAAGCCAAGAGACAAAGAAATAATGATAGCATTGTTTGGTCTTGACGGTTCGCAAGAAAGAACGCTAGCTGATGTTGGGCAGCAATTCAATATTAGTCGTGAAATGGTTAGACAGATACGTCAAAAATCGCTAGAAAGGCTAAGACTAAGACTTGAAGACACTGAAATCCTTTCATGAAAAAAAATACAACCTCGTGTACACATTTGTGTACACCGAGGTTTTTTGTGTTTTTATCTAGCCTTCGATATTTATTATAAAAGAATTAACATGGATAAGAATCATATAAAAACACTATTGAGGGAAGCGTTGGGAGTTGCTGAAGCGGCTAAAGAATCTAAGGAGAAAGAAACTGATTCTGGACACTATGAAGACCTTAATAAGGATAAAAAAGGTAAGGTTCAGACTCTTACAAAGAAGATTAAGAACGCCACGCAAGGCCCAGGAAAGCTTTTGAAGCTATCTCAGGTTATGGGTGCTGCTGGTGTTGGTGACGCAGATAGCGCAACCGACAGGTCTGCAATAGGCAAAGCTGTATCTGGCAAGCCAGATGCTGATGGCAAGGTAAGACACTTGACCGTACAGCAAGCTGATGCCATGGGTAAGGTTGTTGATAACCCGATAGCCTTTAAGTAAGGTCTACGTCCATATTTCTATACGCTTTTATTTTCATTCATCTACAAAGGTATGCAAAATATCTGAATTCTCAAAGTTTTTTCTAAAAAAAACCACTTGCATTTTTAAATCTTATTTAGTATATTTGCAAATAAATTGCTTTATGACAATAGAAAAGATTGCTGATGTTGAATACATCGAAACACTTGCGTTAGCCGTTATTGAAAAGGACCCAGACCTATACGAGATATTCTCCGATGATATATCCATGTCATTTAACTTGGTTAAAACCCTGTCAAAGGAAAACAAATTAAGTGAAGAAACCAAGACATTTATCAAAGACTTGTTCGATAATATCATTCTTACAAAGATAAGCATAGTAAACAAGTATCTATACTTCGCAAAGCTGGAAGGCAAAGACCTACATCCTGTCATGCTCAATAACGAAGAACCAGAAGTTGAAGAGGTCAAAGAACCCAAGAAACGTAACAAAATCGAATCCAGTCTTCCAAGAAGGTATGGTAAGGATAAGATTGAACAGGACATCATGTTAAATGGTGGCAAGCCGAACAATACTCAATTAACAGCATTGATGGTAAACGATTTAAAGAATGTTTACACGAGACTCAATACAAGGATGGTCAATGACCTATTGACCGATGACCATATATACACCGATGAAGAATACAGAGAGATAAGGGCGACCATTCAAATTGTAAAAAATAAACTTAGAAATCTACTAAAGAAAAAATAAAATGCAACTTAGAAAAACACATAATTACAAAAATTTCGAATTCATAATACTTGTCGAGTTAAATGTAAAGGTAGAGAGAGCACTTGATGGTGCTAGATATCATAAGGTAAGTATAAACAATTCTGGCCATAACAATTACTACCAAGTAGTAAATGATGTTACGGATGTAACCCTTAACGAAGCCATATTAAAGCTTATAAACGATGCGGAAGCTTATGTTGATGGGAATACCGATAAGAAATACACACCTATCCAGAAAGGCTTATTAGATATGGGTTTCGAGGAAGTCTAAAAATAAATCAAAAATAATTTGGTTTTTTAAATTATTTCTCGTACCTTTGTCTTATTAACTAATAAAAAAATATAAAATGGCTGGATTAGATATCTTCCCGAAAAACATTTTCAAAGGAACCAATAGCGATGGTACAACCTTCAGAGTTGAAGAATGGGACTACGGAACACTAGCGCAAATAGAATTTGTTGAATCTTTCTTCCTTCTAGTAGCAGGGATATTCATCGCAGCCTTCATTGGTCCGATATACTGCGTTGTTGCTCTATTGCATCAAAATAAGTTCAGAAATCCATTCCATATAGTCATTATGCTTCTTTGCGGCTACTTCGTATATGATGCCGCTCATGGTTGGATTGGCTTAGCTGCCTTGAACCTATTCTTGAGCGAAGAAGCCATAAATTGGTTGATTGGAATCAATATAGCTTCGTTCATCACCAGCTTCCTATTATTGATATGGGGACCAAACTTCTACATGTGGACAATAGAACGTGGCGACCCTTTTTCAGAAGACATCAATAAGCTTAGCGAAAACCAGCAATACGAAATATCAAGGTCTGCTGTTAAGCGTAGCTTGGTTTATTTCATAGCGGTTATTGCATTATTCACAATAACCATAACATGCATGGTATCGTTTGGTTCAAACAACAAAGGTTGGGTTGCCAAGCACCTAGATACAAAGGAAGAAACAACACAAACACAATAGTTATATTATCTCCGCATTGACGGATTTTTGTTAAGCAGACCTGATTTTTATAGGTCGGATGGGTGGTGGAGACCACCTATTTTTTTTCTTTTAAAAAACTTGCAAGTGTCAAAAGTATTTCATACCTTTGCACTAACAAAATAATAAAGTCATGGATACAAACAAAACACTGCTCGAACTGGACCTCGTTTACAAACACTTCAGTCTTGCGGATACCATATCGTTAATGGGTGAATTGTCTGAAGCCAAAGAGGAATTCGAGACTTGTCTTGAAGAACTCAGAGGTGATTCAAATCACCTTGAACTTCGTTTGAATAAGATACTTGAGATTGAAGAACAACTTGAGTATCTCGAAAAAAACATAAAAACCCTTCTATGCGCAATCGAAGCGCATGAAACTAAGGTGTTCGAAAAAAGAACACTAAAGTCTGGCAGTGCTATATTCTGCCTTAACTAAACGCGATGAACATTTTAAAAAACAACGGTAAGTATCACTTTTTCAATCAACTGACGATAGTTGACAAGCTAGAACCTAAGAACTATCTATTTAACTTTGACGGAAACGGCAACTGTTATCTCGAAGACATCGAAGACTTCAAGTTCCCAGATAAAATCTATGAATTTGATGGTGGGCTAAGCAGTCTGGTCAAGATATCATTCGAAAATACCAAAAAGAACTTGGGTGTTCTATTGACTGGTACCAAAGGACAAGGTAAGAGCCTTAAGGCCAAGCTACTTTGTAGGGAGATTAATCTTCCCACCATCATAATAAACAAGTCGATACCCAGCGGTGTTGATTTCATTGAATTCCTAAACGATATAAAGCAAGACTATTGCTTATATGTGGATGAATTTGAGAAGCTATTTGCCAATACGTCTTCATCTGAAGAAAAGAACTTCCATTCGCAAGAGTCTTTCTTATCTTTTATGGATGGGGTTATGACAAATAGTCATCGTATTCTTTTCTTATTGACAACCAATGAACGTGTGAATGAATTCCTTATTAACCGTCCATCTAGGATAAAGTTCTTAAGAGAATACGAAGAGTTGCCTGAAGAACTGTTCGAGACCATACTTGAAGACTTGTTAGTAAACAAAGAATTCAAGGAAGACCTTGAAGATAATGTTTCGCTTATAAACTTGAACATAGACTTGCTTATATCGATAATAACTGATATAAATATTTTCAATAAGCCATTCTCAGAGTTCAAGGAGAACTATAACTACAAGTTCGAACACTACAAGTATGAGATGATTGTAAGTGAAAATGGTGTCGAGAAGTATACTAAGTTCTTTACTAGCGAAAGAAAGATAAAGAACTCTTGGCAGCACATTGGTGGTTTTCGTGTTGACCAGCTTACTAAGTTCACGAAAGATGAAATAAGCTTCGTCTCTCAATACGTTGACTATGATGAAAACGAAATCGTTAAGACATATACGGTTAAGCTACTGCCGATGTCAAATAGCCATAAGTCATACGCTTTTTAACAAAATAAATGAGACACCAATTTGGATGTCTCATTTTTATTTTATACCTTTGTTTTTCAATTATAAGATATGAGAAAGATAGAAATCGAATCGCTTCCAAATAAAAGAAGTTGGGTTGATGCTGATGTACTAATACTACATAGCTCGTTCCAGCATCTTAAAGACTGTGTAGAAAAAGAAGGCCTTTTCGAACATAGCCCAGCTTATGCCAATACCAAAGAAGGTTTGATGGCAAAGGAACTCTATGACTGGTGGATGAAGCGCAAGGATATCCAAGACTATAGCGATAAACAGTATACTGAAGATAACCAGCAACTTATCAAATTAATTAACATAAGATATACCCTTTGGACATAATCATGGAAGACAAAAAAACATATCTGGTATTCAACGATTCATCTGAACACGAATACACTATTGAAGTGGAGCAAGTTGATGACGGTGAAAGAATAACCGCTAAGCGTTCTAATTCAGCTATTTGGCACGAACATGCCAAAGGAGAAAAGATACTATCACTAACCGATAATGGAAACCGTGTCGAATTTGACCGTAACCTAAAGAAGATAGAATACGGTGATTTGGACGTATTACGCATCATGTTGACGTTTCGTACCGAAATCGATACACACCTTCCAAATAAGTTAAAGCATCGTATAATCGAAGATAAAACCATTTTTTTAGTATGAATATATTTGTTTTAGATTTGTCTCCGAAAAAATGTGCTGAATATCATTCAGACAAACATTGTATAAAACAATTGTTGGAGGCAGCACAAATTTTATGTGGTGTTCATCATATAACACAAAGCCAGCTAGACATACCTTATAAGCTATCGCATAAGAATCATCCTTGCTGTATATGGGCTAGGGAGTGCGTAGAGAACTACGATTGGTTGTGTCAGCTGGGTATTGAGTTGTGTCAAGAATATACATACAGATATGGCAAGCGTCATAAGTCACAGGATGTAATAGAATGGGCTATTGAACATAAGCCTAGCATACGTATCAATCAAAGCATTACCTGTTTTGCATTGGCGATGCCAGATGAATGTAAGATAGGCAATGCAGTTGAGTCTTACAGACAATACTACATGGTTGATAAGCGTAGCTTTGCAACATGGAAAAATCGAGAAACACCATTTTGGTTCAAATAAATTTGGTGGTTTCAAAAATAATTCCTACCTTTGCGGTAAATAATTACAACATGGACAAAGTACAACTAATAGAGAAGATAAAGCTGCTGGGTCATCTTCCACAAGCTGACAGGGATAGGATAATTGCTTGGGTAACAGCTCTGCCTAACACATCCAATAAGGTTCTTCCAAATGAATATAAGGCTGGAGATGTGCTTATGCACCCGATATTTCAACATCCGTATGTGTTGTTGAGAAAGCAAAAAGACCATTGGCTTTGCGGTCTGCTGACATCTGAACCGACATGTGAAGAAATCCTAGAACAATGTAATTCAAGGTTCTTTTCAACCAATTACTTCACGAAGGTTTTGTTTACGGTGAAAGAGCCGATAGGCCCCTTCATGTCTCCATATGAGAACAAGACACAATTGGATGGCGTTTATAAGTCACTAAAACAAATACTAGGGTAGTTATTTAACACATGTGATTTGGTTATTTCAAAATAATTACTTACCTTTGCATCAACACAAACAAAAACTAAATTTATGTCAGTAAAAACACAAGCAGAGAATATACATAATAAGGTCATAAATTATATGGAAAGCCTAAGCAATAAAGAGCTATCAGATTTGATAGATGAACTTAGTAATGATTCATATGATGAAAATTCACTGATTAGAAAAGCAGTTGTGGAATGCTTTGGTGAGGAAAATATACTTGTATTACAGGTTAATCAGCTTTTATTCCCCTTATTAAAGGAAATTAATGACAGATTCAAAAGCATATCTAATAACCAGATATAAAATACATATAATGTCAGTAAAAACACAAGATGAAATAAAGAAAGAACTCAGAGTTCAAATTCGAAAAGAATTGCTGAATTTCCTCAAGAATTTAGTTGTTGTTTCAGAAACCCTAAAGGCCGAAATACTCTACAAGTATTCATTAACTCAATCTAGGTTAGAGGAGTTAAATATAACCACTAAAAACTGGAAGGATGTCGATACGTATATAGAATACAACGAGTTGATAGAAGAAATAAAGATGCTCAGCATCTTTAGTCAAAGCTTTGAAATGACGCTGTATAAGTATTTTTATAGACTTGGTAACACCTTTAATCCTCACGCATAAAACCAGTATGAAATTCATATCTGAAATAGAGATTGACGATGAACACTTAAAGGTCCTTTTGGATTATCATAGGGGTTATGAACTTAACGATGAGTACTTCAACCTTACTGATAAACAAGAAATAGAAAGGGAGATGTGTTATGATTTGGGTCTTTTGGAGGGTGGCTTTTATCAGCACTATCCTCTTGAACCAACAGGTCTGGGGCGATTTATCTTATCACAATACTTAAAAAAATCAGTAATTATGCCTATTAATAATGTAGACTTGAAGCCTTTAGATATAGATAAAATAATTGAAGGCAATGATTGGAAAACTGATTCTAACGGTAGTTCTTTAGAATACACTTATGGTAATATGGAAAATGCTATCAAACAAGGTATAAAAGAAGCTCTACCTGAAATACTTGATTATGTTGATAAAGAAGTAGATAAAGATTTCTATACAGACATACCAAATTTGGAAAAAGAAATACTAAAAAAACTAGGAATATGACAGAACTATTTGTACCATACGAAGAATCGAAAGCTTTAAGAGACTTAGGCTTTAATGAAGAGTGTTTAACTACTTACTTAAATGGTGAGTTAGAAACTAAAGAAATGTTTTTCTTTACACATACCTTTAGAAGTCACGAAACTCAAGAGTTTATATCAGCTCCACTATATTCTCAAGCTTTCAAATGGTTTAGAGAGAAACATAGTTTTAACGGAACTGTAAATTCACCGTATAAAGCTCATGCATGGACTTTTTCAATAGATAATATTACTACTGAATCACAAGTAACCCTTGAAGTTGGGTTTTTATCATATGAAGAAGCCGAACTAGCTTGCCTGAAAAAATTAATTGAAATAACAAAACAAAAATAAAATGATATTACAAGTAAAAGACATAAAAGGTAATCAATGGGAGTTATTTGACCCAGATGGCAATAGCCTTGGGTTTGTTAACGAACACCAATTCAATGACATCAGAATCCAAGCAAAAGAAAAAAAGATAGGTGGATACTATTGTTTATTTAAAAATCAAGAAGAAGAGATAAAGGTTGTTATTAATGAAAATGGTAAGTGCAACCGATGGCCAACAGGATTCTTTGACCAATGGGAAAATGCTTTACGAATACTAATAAAAGACTAATAATCATGACAAACATACACATACTGGACTTCTTGATGTATTTTCCGTGTGCTTTACTACTTTGGTTAATACTAAATGTTATTTCTGATGAATAATGGACTGATGGAATTGGTGCTATTGCAGGACTTATCATAGAAATGTTGTTTACTACATTGTATATAATAGCATTTGGTATTTGTGATTACAACTGGATAGACATTTTAAAGGGAACACAACACATATTCACAAACATTCAACTAAATTGGTAAATGAGGATTATTACGTTGACCAAGCTAGCACATCATACAACATCTATGACAGGAACATAAGTTCCAACTATACCTCATATGGAATTCAAATACTGGATTCCCAATATAGCAAACTAATAAGAAATATCGATGAAAAGATAGTTGAACTATACCATAGGGCTAGAAGAAAAGCTCAACATTCCAACATTAAAACCAAAAAAGTTGAGGAGTCTTATCATTACTACACGTATTACAACCCCATAAAACCTGAAGATTTCAATGGATGGATAGATATAAAGGTTGTTTGGGAGAACGGAAATAGTTATGAGTTCTTATACACACCACTGCCCAAGATAAATCCAAAAACATGGAAATTCGACAGAAGGGATTTAAAGAAACATATAACAAATAACCCCCACTTACATCCAAAGATAAAGGAAAATCTTTTGGCGAACTTGAAAAATTATTAAGTTATATTTGGAAGTCTGAAAAAAAGTATTACCTTTGTATCATAATCAAAAATACATATCATGTCTGTAGAAACAAAAAAAACCAAAGCACCTGTTAAAACCAGCGAAAGAAATAGACCAAACAAAGCATTCATTGAAAAGATGGTAGCTTTCAGAGGCTATATGACAGGGAATGAAAGAACAAGTCTATCAACACTTGACGTAAAGAACGTCATGCAAAGAGTAAACAACCGTACAATGAACGATGATGTGAATCATCAGCTAAACGGTAAGCAAAACGAACAAATACAAAAGCTGATTAAGCAATTTGTAAAAGACATAAGCGCGGTCATTGACAGCGAGTAAGATATAGGGGGGTGGCGAAATTGGTAGACGCGGGAGGGAACTCTTGATGCCCTTGTTGTGTACAAATAAGGAGCGCACATCGTACAGGTTCAAGTCCTGTTCCCCCTACACGAAGACTAGAGGTTATGCTGGTGGTTAGATTATCTTGTCGGATAATACGATGTTCACCTATAAGCTGTTAAACACCCCTCTAGCCTTATTGACATGCGTGTTTAACAGCCGAATGCTTCCAGCACTTGATTAGGGCTTAGGTGAAAAAGACAACAATCACAAACGGGTAGTATGGGTGGCACAAATCGTGTCACCCAGAACACCGAAAAATACCTACCATGACAAAGATATACAGATTCATAATTATACTTCTTGAATTAGCTTCAGCAATAATGAGCCTTATTATCCTGTGTAAGGATGAGAATACGTTTCTTGATGGTCTTATGATATTTGTATTGATAGCCTCTAGTATGGTTGTTGATGATATACTCGAAAACAAAAATTAAATACCAGCAAATAATTCCACATGAATTCTTGGTAGTCTGAAATAAGTTTCTTACCTTAGCATCATAAAACAAAAGTATGCAACAATATAACAACGACATCGAATTAATCGTATCATTCAAGAGCCTTTTCAGACGCAAACGCAGACCAAAGGTTGGAGATGTGGGCATCTATAAAGATGTGCTGACCATTAACACCTCAAACGAAGGTACGCATCAGTTATTCTATGATATCTTCGCGAAAGTGCGTGTAATTGCCATATACGAAGACCTCGCGGAACTTGAAATCGTTGAAGTAACCAATCTCAATGCTGGCAACCAAGAGATTAGTTCGGTAATCAATGCCAATATTCCTAAGTTCCTGTCTCCTAACAGGGTTAAATGGGAAATCAATGACTAAGTTAATTTGTCTCGTGTTCGGCCACAAATGGCTATATAACTTCCCAAGCCTACCTGATAAGTGCATATGCAAGAGGTGTGGTGAAAAGAAAATCTATGACTATCAAAAGATGTCATGGACACACACCGATAGCTTCAATCAATTAGGAACAGATAAAGAAGTAATCAAGCGATGGAAAAAATATAAGCAATAAAGCTTGTTTTTAAGAAAAAGATTTTATACCTTTACACTATGAAAGAAGAAATACTACTAGCAATCGCATCCATAGGTCTTACACTAGTTGTAACCATAGCCTATTACGTTATATTCAAAGCTGCCGATACCTTCGGTGCCAAGGCAGACGAAATCGAAGAAATGATGCGGAATGATGCCGATAAAGAACTTGTGCTTGAAGAAATCATAAAGCTAAGAAAGCTTTCTTTTCATAGAATAACAAGTCAAAGACTACGTGAGGTTTGCTGGAAGTTTGAAATAAAGTATAACCTAACACCAATAAAAGACTAAACAATGAGCTTAATAACAGACCTAGAGGAGTGGTTCAATAGTCCAGAGGCACAAGTAGAACTTGATAGACTAGCAAAGGAACGCAAGTTCTTAAACGAACGCTTGACCAAAAACATAAATAGCTTTCATAAGAAGTTCGGTGATAGGATTGATGCTGTAATCGAGAAGTACATCAATAAGTATGATTCGGATGCCTATGTAAGAAAGGAAATGTCTCTAGGCTACGAACCACGTGAACCTATGTTTTGGTTCATCTTTGAATATGCTATGGTATATGGTAAGCCATGCAAAGACACTAGATACTACAATGACTTTACTGGCACTGCAATATACTTGGGGTCATATGTGATTCAGATAATGCATGGACAAGGTTCGGTCATTCGTATTCAAAAACAAAAACCTCATATAAAACAACCAAGTGAAATACTACTTGAGTATTCCATGGATGAACTTAGCGACCTGCTGAAAGAACTTCGTAAGATAAACGCTGCTGATAAGCCATCTGAAGTAAAGCTTTCTAAGCGCATGAAGCCATTATATAGCAGTCTTAAAACGCATTATAAAAACTGGATAGACAAGCATCATGTTGTTTCCGATGCTATCAAAAATGAAGTAGTTTCACGTATCGAAAATAATCTCTACTAAAAGCTTGGTTAAGTCAAATTATTTTCATACCTTTGTATCATATGATAAAATTCTTTTATTATGGTTTATCTGGTCCTCACATAGTAGACTCTTTGGTTCCATATAACTCAAAGCGGCTTAAACGATTAAATAAGTAATCATGTTAATAGCATATATACTAGGTATACTCTGGTATATCTTATGGTTGGTTATCTTCCAATCAGAGATACCAGACTCAACGCCACAAATCATCTTGGTCATGAGAATCGTATTCTGGCCGATATATCTTTCGTATAAGGTAATTAAAATATTCATCATTTCAATAGACTAAATATGTATACACTTTCAATTCTAGTATTCATCTGGGGCTTGGTTTCAACAATAAGGAATTATAAAGCTAGTAAGGCAATAAATGCTAAGTTTAGTATGTTTGCAACAGGCTATATGATAGACGAATGGGGAACCGCTGTATTCATATGTTCAATCTTTGTTTATATTATTTTATTTTGCCTTAAATTTATGCCTTAATACTTGCAAGTATCAAAAATACTTCTTACCTTTGCATCATGGAAAAGACATACGTAAACAACATCATAAGACAATATGGACGTGCTGGTACTTCATCGTATCAAGCCCCAGCTAAGACTATCGAAGACTATAAGTCCGAGATAAGAAACCTTGAAAGAGAAATCGAACTTGCTAACATCAAGATACAAAATCTTGCTAAAAAAAAGTAATCACATGAAATCTATCTTTGTTTTTATATTTGTCTGTGTGTTATTTGCATCAGGTTGCAAAACACAAATCAAACCTATTCCATATAATAAGTCATATACTTCTTTGGATTTTGAAGTTAAATATGGCATTGATGAAAATGGAAAAACTATTGAATACAACCTGCTCAAGTATTACGTAAACGGAAGACTTGTAAAGACCCAATGGGTTGATAAAGACGATGAAAAAATAGTTTACAAAACCATACTAGAACCCATATCAAATGATAGTACTCACAAACGGAATTGATGCGAGAACCCTAGATGGGCGTGGCGTTGGACGAGGAACTGTTTCTGGAAAAGGAAATGGTGCTGGTAATGGTGATGGAAGAGGCTATCGTTTGAGTATTAATCATAAGTGTTCAAATGGAACTGGTGATGGCAAGGGAGATGGGTTTGGTCGTGGTAAGGGTCACTTTATAAAAGACTTTGGATACACAAATAAAAAACTAAAACACACATGAAACAAAAAGACTTTGATGAAATAGCTAGAATGGTTGATGCGGTTCGAAATAAAGAAGCAAGCTTATCTTCTTTTGAAAATGGTTTGTTATTCGTACTTGCTGAAACGGATTCGGCTTGGGACAAATTCACTAAGTTGTTGAGCATAAGATACCATATGCTTCAAAAGCTATTGACCGAATCAAACTTCCAATTATCAAGAGCGGAAGTCTTCGTTACGGACCCTAACTGGCAGAAGCCAAGAGATAAGGCTTTTGTTCAATCCGAAATACATAAGCATTTTATTGATAATTGGGGAAAGATGGGCATTGGTCACTGTTTCAAGAACAAAGAACGGGTCGAAGAAGAACTTAAAGATAATCCAGAAAAAAAATAAGTAGATATACTTGCAGTTTTCATTTATTAATTTTACCTTTGTATCATGAAATTACTAAAAACAAAAACGCTATACTACAGAGACGAACTTCTTAGAGAAGTACACGTCCCTTATTGGAAAATAATGATGAAGCCAATAACCTTCGCTTTCATCATGTTCGTCATGATTGGCTTCAGTACAGGATTTAGTCTGAAGTATACATCCATTCCGAAGGTCTTAAAGCCATTTGTTGTAACACGCGATAGCGCAAGCAAATTCCTTACGGACCTAGACTATGACCAAGTTCGTATGATTGAGTCTGGCGATAAGGACTACAAGACATCGGTTATGAACGCTGTTGGTTCTATGCAAGTTACACAAGCTGGCTTGGATGAATGGAACATCAATCATCCAAAAGAACGCTATTCCTATGAAGACTTATTCATAAGAAAATACAATGTCAAGATAGGTGAATGGTTGCTAGGAGAACAAATTCCATTGTACCTCAAGCAAGCTGGTATTGCAAATAGCCTTAACTATAAGCTAATCATCTATAACTGGGGTTGGGGAAACTTTCAAGCTTGGTATAGCAGAGGAGCGAACTATTCTGACTTGCCAGAAGAAACAAGAAATTATGTACTTAGATACTGGGCCAAATACTAATGGAAATTAATTCATACGGAAAGAACTTAGATACAACCCATGTTCATTTTTGGGCTGATGGCTCTGGCGATGCTGGTGGATGGGGAGGTGGAGATGGAAGTGGGTTGGGAGATGGAAATAGCATTGGAAACGGAAATGGATGGGGTCATGGCTCTGGCGAAGGTTATGGCTCTGGACATGGCTGGGGACATGGAGAAGGAAGTGGTAATGGTGGTGGCGATGGTAGTGGCGATGGTAGTGGTAATTGGAAAAATTTTTATTTATAAAAGCTTGTAAGTCTGAAAAAGATTACATACCTTTGCATTATAATTCAAAAAAAAAATATCAGAAACTATATGATGGAAATACTATACATGCTTGGATGCGGTTTTTTGGGGTTCTTAATAGCTATTAGTATCCTTTCTAAGGATGAATCAAATACCGAACCCATAAACGATTATGATTTGGCTGAAAGCCTGAAGGATGAATTGGATGACCTATATATCGAATTGGCAGAAGCCAAAGAATATGGTTATACCGAGACTGCTGAAGGTATATCTTCTAAGATAAAGATTAGAGAACTAATGCTATCAAAAATAATAAATAACCTATGATTTATACTTGTATACTCATAGCTATAATCCTAGTAACGATACTAGTATTATTTCGCATAGACTTCAGCGAAGCATTAGAAGATGTTTTTGATGACATAACAGATATACTGGACTAATGACAAGAAATTTTGAAAATGCGATAAAACAAATCATTCACGAAAAAGAAAAGTGGAACGTAGATGAAACCATTATTCTTAAGTGTGAACCCTACCTAGAAGGTTATATCGTATCTGCATACATCCCCAGCTTAGATAGAAAAGAAGGTGTTAAAACCTTTAAGGTAGGTGTTGCTGAAACCCTAATGCATATGAACTAATGACACAAAGAGAAAAAACATACCTCAGAAAAAAGCTGGTTAAGCTTCTCATACCAGAATCTGTTGATGAAGCCTACGACATCCTAACATCATGTGATGAAAAATGGCTTAATTCATTCAACGAAGAATACAAGAAAAAAAGTTATAATACGGCTTGCTGTGCAATTGACCTAGCAAAAGATTACTTAGTTAAGGATGGTAAAAGACAAGCTAAAGACACCGACCATTTTGGTGGTATTTTAAGTATTATTGAAGAATAATTTGGTAATTACAAAAAGTATTATTACCTTTGTATCATAAACAAAAAAACAATGAAACAACTACCTAATCTCTTTGCAATTAAAAGAGATTCAAATAACCCTTTATGGGATAAATACATATCTTGGCTTAATGACTACTGCAAGAAAAATGGATATGCTGATTCTCCTTGGTCTGGGTGTCTTGATGCTTACTACGGAGTGGGATTATTAAGAACTTGTGATTGTGGAAATACGGGTTGGCGTGTTGAACTTGGGGAGTTTCCTGAAGGTACCGTAGAACTAACCCTTGAAGAGTGGGATGAAATTGTAAATGGCGTTGAACTTCCAGAAAAATGGTATTGTGTTGTTACACCAGAGAACAAACAAATGCTCAATGAATGGAAAAATAGCGTGGCTACCTTTCTTGCTGGTATTACGGTACATGAAAATGAGTTAATACTATCATATCACCCAGATGGTAGCTACTATTATGGTGATGAAGAAAGAGAATTTTTAGATGATGAAGACTTTTCTGGGTATGAAAAAATAACAACAGAACAATTTATCAAACACGTTTTAAAACAAGAAACACCAAAACAAATGAAAAAGATAAGTATCAATCTATCATTCCTTCAGGAAGGGTTTAAAGCCATGAATGCAGAACAACAAAAACTCGTAAGAGAAAATGTTGATGGCTTCACGGGTGAAACAACCGAAGACTTCATAAAACAATACTACGAAAATAATTGCTGTGGTCTTTGGAAACAAAGAATGGAAAAAGAATTTCCGTTCTTGAAAACCAAAGAAATTGATTTGAGCAAGGGTAGGGTTGATGAGTTAGAATTGTTTAAAAAAGATGGGTATAAAGTTGATTCAATGATTGCTATTAGAAGTGGGTCTGAATATGTAAACAAAGCGTTCTATCTAAATGATAAATTTGATTGGGAAATAAAGAAAGATTCTACTGACAACCTTTGTTTAATACCAACAAGAAAAAAATAAATATGAAAAAAATAACCCTTATCTTATTCTCTCTGCTTTTGTTGTCAAGCTGCAACGATTACAAAACATACAGAACACTAACCGATACAACCGTTGTTGTTCTTAAAAAAGAAATGTTTGGTGGTAAATACGATACGTATTACTTACAAGTCTATGATGGTTCAGAGGCTCATGAGTATGAAGTATGTCAAAAAACATATAATCAGTATAAGGCTGGTGATTCAATCAAGGGTTTTATCATTAACGTAACGAAGTATAAGTATAGCGTAAGCGACAGCATCGATATCTCCAGACGTAATTTGGATATGTAAACTACTTATTTGGAAATTACAAAAATTATTAGTACCTTTGTAGCATAAAACAAAAAACAATGAAAAAAATAATCGGATATAAGCTTAATGGAACCGTAAGCGCAGCGGATGCTGGGAAGTTCTTTGGTATAGATTCTTACATATATGATAACGGATGTTTCTTAGTATCAAACGATATCGTAAGCATAGACAAGGCGCAAGACGCTAAGGTTCTTGATATATGGTTTGATGCGGTATATGAAGACGAATATAAGGTTGGTGACTACATATACGTCCTTGGAGATGGCGGTAATAACACAAACCATCCCATGTATAAAGCTGCGGCTCATGTTGGTGACGTTATTAGAGTTGACCTTATTGGTGCCCCTAATGGAAACACTAAGAGTAATTTTAAGGTTGCCATTTCAGATGAAGGTCATGTTTTATATATTGACCAGTATCCGAATTACTTCAGAAAAGCAACACAGCAAGAAATAGATAAACATAATGGCGTTCAGATACTTGGTCATCGCATGGAAGTATCTGAATCTAACGTCAAGTTCGGTTGTAAGTCATATCCAAAAGAACATATAAAGCAGCTATATAAGTTGATGTCTTTATATGGTATAAGTTACTTACCTATAGAAGAAGGAATAGTACATCTCAAAGATATCGAAAAAATATACAAAAAAATTTCCTAAAAGCTTGAATTTCTCAAATATTATACGTACCTTTGTATTATTAATAAAAACCAAAAACAAAAATACTATGATATACACGATTGGTGTCCTATGTGGACTATACTGGCTCTATAGAAGCTATTACATTGATAAATTGCTATTGGGTAATGCCATACGCAATCCTAGAAACTGGAAGAACCTTTATCTAGGGATGCTAGCATTTGGTATTTCTTTGCTACCAATAATAAACATTCTGTTAATAGCCTTAACGTTTCTTAACTTCTTAAGTAGATTTTCATAAATCGTTTAACCCATGAACGAAAACACAAGCTTCCTTTTATCCTTGATATGCATATTTATAATAGGTATGGCATGTGGGGCAATGCTTATTCGATTGATATACAATATATAAAAAATAAATTTCGAATAAAGCTTGAATTTCTCAAATATTATACGTACCTTTGTATTATTAATAAAAACCAAAAACAAAAAGCTATGAGCAAAAACACACTGGTCCTAGAACCATCGACCAACACACACACCATCAATGGTGAAGTTACCCTTAAGCGTAAGCTTGACAACCTTAACGGACTTGTCCTTGAATGCGAAGGCCAAGGCGTAGTACTCCACGGTGAACACGGTGTAGTAGTAACCGAAAGCGCACACGTAATCAAGTTGACACAGCAAGAGGTGAACCCTTTGACTGGTCAAATGGTAAACGCTTTTGACTAATTCATCTAAGATGAATAAAACAAAAGGCTATAGTAATATATAGCCTTTTTTTATTTCTTAAATACGAGACATGGAAGTATTATCACACGGAAGAATAGTTAAACAAGAATGGGGTTGGTCTCATGGCGATGCTGATGGATGTGGTAATGGTAACGGAGATGGAGATGGAGGTGGTATGGGTGATGGCAGCGGTGATGGCTATGATGATGGTTATAATTGGGGAACTGGACAGGGACTTGGATGGGGAGATGGATTTGGTGGTGCTAATGGAAGATGCCGAGCAGAAGGTCGTGGTGATGGCGGTGGAAAGGGAAATGGTAAAGGATAAGTTATATGGAAATAAAGTCATACGGTAGAAACCAAGATATATTCTGTGGCTGGGGCCATGCTGATGGATGGGGCGGTACCAAAGGAAATGGAAAGGGTTATGGCACTGGATATGGTAAGGGTGATGGCACTGGATATGGTAAGGGTTATGGTGATGGCACTGGTACTGATATGGGTTATTGTATTCTCGCTGAGTCTAGGGTAAGGTCTTTTGGTCGTGGAGATGGTTATGGAAATGGTAAAGGATAAGTTATATGGAAATAAAGTCATACGGTAGAAATCCAGATAGTATTATTTCGCCTTATAAAAAAGGTGATGGAAGTGGTCGTGGAAGCGGATTTGGTAGCGGAGTTGGTAGTTCAAGCTGTAGCGGAATTGGTAATGGTAAAGGTGATGGTGTGGGCTGTGGTTTTGGACATGGCTCTGGTTCTGGCCAAGGTGGTATCTTTTCTAATATCAGTTGTGGTAGACTTAAAGGGTACTCCATTTCAGACTAGAAGTTCATTCTGAAATTATTTCGAAAAAAAATTCAGAAATACTTGCATCTTTAAAATAAATTTTATACCTTTGTATCATTAATTAACTAACTAACAAAAAAACAAAAAATGAAGAAAAACGTTAACGCAGATGGCTACCCTTACGTATGTATCAGAACCTACTCAGCAGGTGTTCACTTTGGTTTCCTTAAGTCATGTGAACCTGCTCATGACGGTCACTACGCTGTTGAACTCGTACAAACAAGGAGACTCTGGTCTTGGGCTGGTGCCAATACGCTTTCAGACTTGTCTGAAAATGGTTCTGCGAAACCAACCGAATGCAAATTCACGCTTGAAGTGTCAAGCATCAAGCTGATGGCAATCGAAGTAATCACCGTTTCTGAAAACGGCAAAAAAAATCTGGACATGATTCCTGTGTGGACTCTCTAATCCAGTAACCCCAATGGTCATGACACATTCGTCATGACCATTTTACTAATTCATTAAAAAATTATCATATGCAAAAAATTCCTCTTCTTCCAAATATCGAATACGATATCGAAAAAGACTCATACATCGATGATGTTAGCTTGCCTGACTTCGCGAGATACCTCAAGGGCCTTATGCGTAATAAAGAACGCTTCATGGATTCCTTCATAAGACCTCTCAAAGAGTCTCTTATACAACTAGAAGCAAATGACCGCTTGAATCAAGCAGACCTTCTATTGTATTACTTCAATCAAGCAAAGCCTTTCTCATACAAGGAAGCATTTGAAATTTCAAATTCTACCTTCAGAGCAATCGTGTTTGGTTCCATAAACGTATCTGAAATGATTCAGAACTTGGGTAATACTAGGATTAACGTTGAAGGTAAAAACGTAACACATCGTGTATACAACGAAGATGGCTCGTATAAGCTAAGAAACTACGATGTCATCTATGAACTCCATAAGATAGACTGCTCTACGCTGGGTATCGAGGATAACTACTGCGTGAAGTGCTGGTGTACAACAACCAACAAAGAACACTGGTTGTGGATTGAAGAAAAGTATGCTCATAATGGTGCGCTGGAAGCTATTGCTTCAACCATTCGTGTATACGAGAACATGATACCACATATCAAGTACATCAAGAGACAAGGCGATGTTCTCTTGTTTGAAATGGACTCTGAAATCATACCTTCAGGTGAAATCGTGCCTCTTACAGCTGAACAATACTTCGCAAAGCTTATTGCTCAGTCCTAAATGAATGTTCTATCTAACGGAATAACTACAGGTAGAGATACCCTTGATAAAAAAATCATAGCTTTGGATTGGTTTGTTTTGGCTGCGGTCAAAATGAACCAATTCGAGGCTTTTTATTTGGATATGGTATGAGTTATGGACCAGCTGATGGTGGTGGTCATGGTAATCGCTGGAACAAGGGCGATGGTAGAGGTTCTGGCACTGGCAATGGATGGGGCGAAGGCAGTGGTGATGGAGCAGGTAATTATTTTGAATAGCTAAAAACGATAGATATATGGAAGTAAAATCATATGGAAAGAACCTAGACTTATTCTTTGGGTTTGGAACCGCAGATGGTAGAGGAAGCACTACAGGACAAGGAAATGGTTATGGCAATGGCAGTGGTAAAGGAAATGGCTATGGATGGGGTGATGGCTGGGGTAGTGGCACGGGCTATGGCTATGGCAATGGTTCTGGAAATGGTTGGGGTAATGGCAGTGGTAAAGGAAATGGCTGTGGTGAAGGAGAAGATAATCTTAATATATTTGTTTCTTAAAAAAATTATTGTTACCTTTGTATTAACTCAAAAAAGCTTAAATGAAAAAACTACTTATTATACCTATGATTATACTAGCAGTTGGTACTGGTATAACAGCAACTAATAACGATATAGGACTAGAAATAGCATGTGCAACATGTCTTATAATATTCTATATCGATTTTAAAACCAGCAAAGACTAATATATGACTATATTTTCGTATGGTATGAATCAAGATACCAAGTTTGGTTTTGGCACTGGCTATGGTGGCTATGGTGGCTCTGATGGTTATTCTTATGGCTCTGGTAATGGTTACGGTAATAGCTGCGGTGGCGGTGATGGATGGGGTACTGGTAATGGTTGTGGAAGTAGCGGTGGAAGTGGAAACGGAGATGGATTTGGAAGTGGCGGTGGAACTAGAAATGGTACTGGATTTGGTTATGTATCTATGTGGGAGTACTAATATGCAAATAAATTCATACGGTAGGAATCCAGATATACATAGAAGCGACCCACAATACTTCAGAGGGGTATATCGAACTATGCATGGAATACGTCTTGATTATAGTGACGCTTGTGGCAATGGTCGTGGTGATGGAACAAGCATGGGTTATGGATATATCGTATATGAGAGTTTTTGCATGTCTAGCGGATATGGAAACGGTAATGGATTTGGTGACGGAACAGGTAAATAATATATGGAAATACTATCATACGGAAAGAATAAAGATACCAAATGGGGTTGCGGAAAGGCAAGTGGTGATGGCGATGGCAATGGTTGTGCATATGATGCCAATGGTGTTTCTGGTGCTGGAAGCTTTAATGGTAAATTAACAAATTGGTCACACGGAAACGGAAGTGGTAGAGGAACTGGTAGTGGCTGGGGATTATGCTATGGAGTTTCTGATGGTAGCGGTGATGGAAAAGGAGAGGGTTAAGATATATGGAAGTATTCTCATACGGAAAGAACGAAGATACCGATTCAAGTTGGGTACTTAAACGCTCAGATGGTCATGGCATTGGCGATGGAAGAGGTATTGGATATGGGGATGGTCGTTCTGCTGGATATGGATGGGGAAGTGGTGATGGTATTTCAACGCTAATACTATCTGGTGACGGATTTGGAGATGGAAATGGTAACAGCTCTGGTGTTGGTGATGGTAGTGGTTATGAAAACGAAAATGGATAGAAATATGGAAATTAATTCATATGGAAAGAATAAAGATATAGTTTGGGGCCGTGGTTCTGGTTCTGGATATGCCAATATGGGTGGTTATGGATATGGTTATGGGATTGGAAATGCCGCAGCAAATGGCAATGGATATGGCAGAGGTGCTGGAACAGGAGATGGAGCAGGTCTTGGAAAAGGCAGAGGTATTTGTTGGGGAATAGGTAAAGGAAGTTGTAAAGGAAAATAATACCAATAAGTTTGGTTATATCAATACTTTTTATTACCTTCGTGACCTAAATATCAAGATATGAAATTTAAAACACATAAAGTAATCATGCTTTCTACTGAAAATGAAAGCCGCATCTACCTTTATAAAAATAAAGATTTGATTTATAAAAATCAATTTAAGAAGCAAACAATTGGTAATTACACCTATGTAAATCAACATCTATATATCCTTTCAGATGATGAAATAAAAGAAGGAGACTATGTAGTATTAGGAGACGGTAAAACTCTAAAGAGAATGTATACTAAAGATGTTTTAGATTGGGCAAATAGCTATAGTAGTGCTACAAAAAAAATCATAGCCTCTACCGACACATCTCTTGGACTTCCTTCTCCCTCTGAAGACTTTATTCTTAAGTATGTAGAGATGTATAACAAAAATACTCCTATTACAGAGGTGATGGTTGAATATACAATTTGTTATATCGGAATAAATAAATGGGGAGAAAGAGGTGCTAATTATCATAAAGATAATATGAGGGAAATTGAAGAAGAAAAAGAAGTCCTTAAAGTAAACCTTAAAGATAACACTATCACTATTAAGAAAGGTAAAGACACATTCACAAGAGAAGAAGTTCTTAAGCTATTGCTGATATATGAAGGACAATGCATTCTTAAGGGTCCAAATAACACACCTAGTGCTCAAGAATTTTTAAATAACTATTAGTATGGAAATTAATTCATGCGGAAGATATCCAGATTCTTTATATATCCTTGGTAGGTTTATGGCGATAGCATACTCGGCTGGTAAGGGTTCTGGAAAAGGAAACCTATATGGTTATTCTCCTTCACAAGGCACTGGTGATGGATGGGGTCTTGGTAAAGGCACTGGGTATGGGTGCGGTGGTGGAGATGGGTCTGGAGATGGTGATGGTTGTGGTACCGCAAGTAAATATAAATACTAGCATGGAAATTAATTCATACGGTGAGAACGATGATATCGCTAATTCATTTAGTTGTCGTGGTCTAGGTGATGGTATGGGTAGTGGTATTGGATATGGATGGGGTTATGGAAGAGTAAATGGGTCTGGTAATGGTTATTCCTCTGGTTATGGTAGAGGATTTGGCTTAGTAGAAGGTAACGGAAATGGACAAGCATATACCGAAAAAGAAGAAATAATTAGAATTGCTTGGAATTCTCAATAGTATTTCATATCTTTGTATCCTAAATCAAATAATATGAAATCACCGAAAGACTTCGCACTGGAACAAATAGCACCATACTACGCTAACCCATCAACCTGTGGCTTCGATGGCACTAAGTGTCAATACCTTACAGATGATGGCAAGATGTGCGTGGCTGGTAAGAACCTATTAGAACCAGATAAGTATAAGTTAAGCAACAAGGCTATTACCCACCTTATTGATGTTGACACTGACATCATACTTAAACCAGAGAGTCGTGGAATACTAACAACACGTCAATGGCAAATCTTGCAATATATTCATGATGAAATTGCTATGGAAACCTCAGAAGCTGACCTAAACACTAGGATTAACATGCTTGGTCTTTTCACCCTAGAAGAACTCAAAGAAGCTGCAAAAAACATAAGCAAGATATGACCCTAGACCAAATAGAAGATGAAAGCCCTGAAAAGATACGTGAATTCTTTTCAGAACTTGGAAAAGACATGTCCGAAAAAATCAGACAAGAAGCCTTCTCCAATGGCCGACCAATCGTTTATATGAACGAACAAAGACAAGTTGTTCAAGAATGGTCAGATGGCAGAATAGTGGTCCTTAAACAACTGGAACCGCTTAACCATGATATCCAAGAAATAAAGAAATTAATCGATAACTTCTAGCATATGCAAGTATTCTCATACGGAAAGTATAAAGACGCTGTATACGATGGAATAACCTATTGCTACGGAAGTGGTGATGGTATAGGTTTTAGTGGCGGCGAGGGCTATGGTGGCGGTAACGCTAATGCCAGTGGTAGCGGTCATGGATATGATGATGCAAGTGGATGGGGTAGCGGTGCTGGTAAGGATAGAAGCCGAACTTGCGTTTCATTTGGCAGAGGAGATGGAGGTGGCGAGGGTAATGGAAATGGATAAAGAATATGGAAATAACATCATACGGACATAACGAAGATATAAGAGAGGGCAAAGGCTCTGGCTCTGGTTATGGTTCTGGCTATCGCTCTGGTTCTAGCCATGGCTGGTGCTGGGGAATGGGTAGTGGCAATGGCTTTGGTGATGGCTCTGGCGATGGTAATGCTATTGGCCTTGGTAATGTATGGGGTGATGGAAATGGATTTGGTGATGGCACTGGCACGGGCTATGGCTATGGTTCTGGTATTGGCTGGGGAAGTGGTTCTGGTAAAGGTGATAGAACAAGCAAAGAATAAAGAATATGGAAATACTATCATACGGAAAAAATCAAGATATAATATATGGTAATGGCAATACCAATGGCGAGGGCAGTGGCTCTGGAATCTGTTTTGGCATGGGTAATGGACGTGGCTGGGGTGAAGGTCGTGGCTCTGGATGGGGCGATGGTAGCGGTTATGGATGGGGTGGCGGTACTGGTGATGGAAATGGATATATTGACGAATAGGTAAATAAGATATGGAAATAAGGTCATACGGTAAGAACGAAGATACCAAGTGGGGTAATGGAACATGGGGAACTGGCTCTGGCTCTGGCTCTGGTAAAACCTATAGCAATTGCTGGGGCAGTGGCGATGGCAGTGGCACTGGTAGTGGATTTGGCCGAGGCCAAAAAGATAACCATGCTTCTGGCAATGGCTTTGGTGATGGCAGTGGCTGGGGTAATGGATATGGTAATGGTGCAGGTTATGGTTGGGAATATGGAAAAGGATAAGATATATGGAAATACTATCATACGGAAAGAACCCAGACGAATTAAATAGCATCGATGACTACCAATCAAATGGTTCAGGCCGTGCTGATGGATATGGCAATGGATATGGCAAGGGTATGGGAAACGGCATTGCATTTAATAATGGTGGTGGATGGGGAGGCGATAAAGGAGGTGGGAAAGGAAATGGATGTGGAAATGGAGATGGCTGGGGTAATGGAAACGGATGGTTTAGTTTTTATTGTGGTTATGGATTTGGTAATGGTAAAGGATAAGATATATGGAAATTAAGTCATACGGAAAGAACAGGGATACTGGGCTTAATTCAGATAATAGCTATTATATGATTAATCAATATGTGATTTGTAATGGAAATGGAAGCGGATGGGGAATTGGTAATGGTAAAGGCGATGGCTCTGGCAATGGTTATGGTCGTGGCTCTGGCTCTGGCCGTGCTGATGGATATGGCAATGGCGATGGACGTGGAAGAGGTCATGGAGATGGTGCTTTTAAAGGCATAATAAAACATAGATAATAAGCCTATGCAAGTATTTTCATATGGACATAATAAGGATTGTATCGTAAGAATGGGACGATATATTAACGAAGGTATAGGTTTCGGACGTAGCTCTGGACAAGGAGGACCAAGAAAGACTTGCTACTGCTTTGGAGATGGATGTGGCACTGGAAGCGGAATTGGACATGGACGAGCATTCATACCAAGAATAAAAAGATACTCATCATGCGGACTTGGTGACGGAACAGGTGGATACCCTAGTACTATGACCCACCAAATATAAACAATGTACACATTTGTGTACATAGCCAGCGTTATAAGCCCCTTTTTGTACCCAGACGAGCACGTTTGGCTTTTTCTGGGAAAAAGTGGTAAAAAATGGAAAAAAGTGGTAAAAAACAGGAAAACTACCTGATAAGCAGTATGAAAAAATAAGTATGACACTTTTCATACACTTTTCATACTATTTTAGACTTGATATAGAGGTCACTGAACCCTATTAAAAAGTCATTAAAAAGTCATTTAACTCTATGCTATCTTCGAAGTCTCTAGTGATTTTCGGCTAGAAATTTTTAAGTGTTCCACGTGGACGTTGCCCTTATGCACATTTTATAAATGTATTAAATACTTGTCATATATCTTAGATATTTCTGTTCTGGCCCTATCTTTTAACAACTGAGTATACACATTTGTGTACATGGTGTCTAGCTTAACTAAGCTGAAGTGTAGTGATGCGCCTTTGATTCTATTATCTTCAGTGAACATAGGCATTAGGTTATTGTAGTTGTAACAGAGATGTAAGTCTGCTTCATTGTTTAGGTCAAACACATCTACAGGTACAATATGGTCTATTCCCCAGACACTACCAAAATTTTCATCGGTCATACCAGAAAGACGATATTTGTTAATGTGTTCTATGAACCCTTCTCGGTCTATACCTACAATGCTTCTAATATATTTGCATGGTAGTGTTGTTGTATACAAACGCCTTAAGGCAATTTGATATTTCTTTTTTAAGTTATATTTCATGACTATAAATATGTGCTATATAGCACAAAAGTCAATAGAACATAAACACGAGTTCCCCATCCCATCATACTTATGGTATGATAGAATAGGGTGGACACATCCGCTTATTTAGCAGGTGTCAGAATGACCAGTATGTTATGTGTTAAGATTTCATAATATTTAGTTTTCGTAATTTGCAATACTTGCGTTTCAGAGTACAAAGGTAAGTAACTTTTTTGATACTACCAAACAATTCAATAACTTTTTTATGTCCTATTTATTAGACACTATTAAATTATTTGAGTGGTGCGAAGGTATATAAAATAAATTAGTCCAGCAAGCTTTTAACAAATTTTAACACTTGATGTTAAAGCGTGACGGAGTATACTTCCCCACAGTGTCTCTCTGTTTGACCGTCTGAATGACATAACAAAGATAGGAATTAAATTGGAAGTACCAAACTTTTATGTGTTAAAAATAAATTTATTTTCTGGGGGTTTGGAAATACGGAAAAAAGGTTTATCTTTGTATCATTAATCAATAAAGAATAAACAAATGGAAAAGCTGTTAATTAATCTAAGAAATATTCGTGATGGGTTTAATTGGGTTCGCGCCGAAGGAAATCAAGTATTTGCTTCTACGGGTGAAATATTTTCGTTATCGTTCTATATAACAGAGACCCCTGAAAGAAGAAATATCGTACAGGTTCAAGCTTGTATGATAACAAATGATATGGCTGTATGGCGTTGGGGATGCGAGAACGAGGATGATACTCATGCGGTGCTTGGTATGTATCACAGTATCGAAAGCAAAGCTAGGGCAAATGAATTACTTCATAAGTCAAATGTGTCTAGCGCATTACTTAAAAAAATAAATGAGAAATAAATTTGGAAATACGGAAAAAAGGTTGTATGTTTGTATCCTAAATAAAAACAAATGGTAAAAAAAGTAAAAATTACAGCAGAGCTGGAGGTAAGTATTTCTGATGGTCATCCTAATCCTGACCAATTAATTGAAGCTATGGTAGCATCATTGGTCTATGACCCTAATACCCCTGATGTAGCCATAAGTGGTAGTGACACTACTCTTGTCGGTGTAGAAGACTAAAGAGACTTGGTTTTAATGGTAATGCTCTAGTGAATATTCGCTAGGGCATTTTTTTTGTTAAAACATTTGGAAATACGGAAAAAAGGTTTATCTTTGCATTCATAATCAAAACACGTAATCATGTATAACAGACCACTACTAACGACAAACAATACCAAAACAATGAAAGGCGAGAAGCTTGGATATAAAACATATATCCTATATATGTCTCCCTATACCTTTAACAGCACTGGCAAGAATGTATGTGCGTATGCGTCTAAGGGTTGTGCTGAAAGTTGTTTAACTGGCAGTGGTTTTGGCGGTATGTATTTAAGTGTTAAAAACGGACGTATTGCTAAGACTGAATACTGGTTGAGCAATCGTATTGAATTTCTGAATAAATTGCGTGGTGAAATCGAGAAAGCAATTAAGAAGTATGCTAACGATAACGATACAATTGTAACGTTTCGTTTGAACGGCACATCTGATATATCCTATGAGAGCCATAAGGTATTTGATGGCAAGAATATCTTTGAGGTATTTCCTAGCGTACAATTTTATGACTACACCAAGAATCATACAAGGTTTAATAAGCCTTTGCCTAGCAACTATCACTTGACCTTTAGCAGGTCGGAAACCAATCATGACAAGGCATTGGAGATACTTTCTAAGGGTTACAATGTAGCTATGGTATTTGATGAATTGCCTAGTATGTATGAGGGGTACGAAGTAATTAACGCGGACAATGACGACCTAAGATTTTTGGATAAAAAGGGAGTTATTTGTGGGTTGAAGTATAAGAAAATGACAGGACGCGGTGCGAACAATAGCCTAGCGTTCGAAAGTGGCTTTGCCATACGAACAAAGCCTTTGGTTGAAAAAAAGACCAATAAAAGTTTGGTAGTATCGGAATAATTATTAACTTTGCATAAACAAACAAGGTCATGAAACAATTAACATTTAGCGTTACGGTTACTTTTGAATCGAGTATCGATGATGATAATGATGTAATGGAAGTAGCTAGAAATATAGCCTATGCTATTAGAAGTTCTGCTAACAATGCTGGAATTGCTCCTGACCATTGTGACACGTATGCTGAAAAGGTAAGGGTTCATGAGCCTTTAACCAATGAGGTTTTTGAATTACCATTAGTAGATTTTGATACTGATTTGTTAAAAGACTTGGAAGTCTAGGAATAATTATTAACTTTGCATAAACAAATAGCCATATGAGCGTAAAGGATGAAGGGGTTATTCATGTAACCATAGAGGAATTAGAATTGGAAGCTAAGAGGCGTGGCGTAGCGGTTTATGTCATACTGGATGAATTGGAGAAGAAAGCTGTTTCACAACTAAATTAAGATAAGATGTATACACTAAATTCAAATCAATACATACCTTACAAAAGCAAGAGACTACCTAGTGGTTTGCCAGCTTGCGCTACTTATTGGTATATAACCAACGAGAAGGGTCAAACGATAGATAGACTAAGTCTAAAGCCATATAGGGGTAAAGAAATGACCCGTTATGCTTTCCATAGTGAAACTGACGCTATAAGTTTTTTAAATAAATTAAATTCATAATCATATGAGTAAATGGACAGAAATACATGCCGACTTCATTGAAGATGGAGTAATTCATATTGATGCTTGGACGACATCTGACGATAACGAAGATGGTCGTGTAATCGCTAAGATATATCCTGATGGTAGTGTCGAGTATCGAGATATTGATGCGGAGACGGATGAATTTGCACAGGAGTTAATTCAAGGTAGGTTAAAAGAAATGCAAAATAATTCATAGAATTATTTGGAAATACGGAAAATACCATTATCTTTGTATTCATAATCAATAAGCAATGAAAAAATCAAGACTAACAGAATTGGCTGAAAAAGCTGGACTGACCCGTATATCTTCGGTTACGTGGTTGATATGTGGAGACAAGGATTTAGGTTACTTCCTTCATAATCGTGGATTGGGCATATACGAAATAACGCATCGTGGGTATACCATGAGTGGTAAAAAGCAGACCCAGCGTATATGTGCTGATGATAGTCCTAGACGTATCGTAGATAAGGCTTTTGAGTTTAAGCAAAAGATACATTTCTTCGATGTTAGGTTTGATAAGAAGAAGCGTTTGTTGGATATAAGGATGAAATTCAAACCAAATGGTGTGGTTCATACTAAGGTTCTTGAAATACCCGAAGACGACTATTGGTATACTATAAATCTAGGTGATGTGTTCTTCGATGTTCATTACTGTGAAGACCACGATAGTGTAAGTATATATGACATAGATATGAACGCTCAAAATACCGAAACCGACTACTGGCATTGTGTGAAGTATCTTTCAAATTAAATTTGGAAATACGGAAATAAGAATTATCTTTGCAGTCATAAATCAATAAACAATGGATAAGATAACCTACAAGGGGATAGAATACCCTACAAGAACTCTAACGGTATTGCGTGGTAACGAAGAAGAAACCATTACCATTTCAACGGCTTCGCTATATGATGCTTTGATTATCAATGGTGTTCATACCAACAAGGCTGATGCCGAGACAACATCTGTGGATGAAGGTATCTATTACTATGTTGCTGATGATGAAATTGGCATGGATGCTGATAAGCTATGTAACGAGCATTTGGATGAACCGATGATGTTCATCGAAGAATAAAGTAACTTGTTTTGATTGATGGGAGACCCTAGGGTCTCTCTTTTTTTTATATATTTATTTGGAAATTCGGAAATAAGCCATATCTTTGTGGTCATAAATCAATAAGCAATGACAAAAAACAATCCTTTTAAAAAGCGTTTTTATTCAGCGGTTAATACTCCAAGAACCGTATCTGAGGCTAGAGCGTTGGTGAATAAGATAGAATCGGATATATGGAATATTTGGCAACAAAAATTTTCAACCGAATGGGTTGAAACAGAAGAATATAATGATATATGTGAAATGTGTGATAAGTTATGTCGTTATAATTTATTACTGGCTTTTTTTGATGATAACTATATTATTATGTTACAATAATTTGGAAATACGAAAAATAGTATTATCTTTGTGGTCATAAATCAATAAACAATGAACATACAAAAAGAAGACGTTATACACGTTGCCAGTCTTTTAGGTGCTGTACTAAGCGAAGACCATATACAAAAGGTGCTTGAAGCCTATCCGAGCGCACAAGAGGAAGACCCTAGTGGGTCATGGGTACTTGTGGTGGAGAAGTGTATAGACGACACTCAACCGCCTAAGAAGAAGTATCTTATAACGTATAAGTCGGATATGTATATCGAAGCCAATAACGAAGAACACGCGCGTAAGATGTTTGAAGACTTGTATTGGCATGAGCGTTCCGATTTATCAACAAAGCATAGAATCGATAACATTTCTGAAAAATAATTTGGAAATACGAAAAAAAGCATTATCTTTGCATCACTAATCAAAACAAATAAATCATGGGTACACGTAGTTTAACACACATTATCGAAAGTTGGAACGAAGAAGGTAAAAAGAAAAAACAAACACTTCTCACCATGTATCGCCAATATGATGGCTATCCACTTGGACATGGTGCTGACCTTGTGGAGTTCTTGAATGGCAGTAAGGTAGTTGATGGTTTTTCACCAGACGACATAGAAAGCAAACAACGCGTTTTCAACGGCGCAGGTTGTCTTGCGGCTCAACTGATTGCTCATTTCAAAAAAGGCGTTGGTGGTTTCTACATAAATAAGGCGAACGCCAAAGACTGTGGTGAAGCCTACACGTATGAAATCGAAGTGAATAGCGATACACGTGAAGTAATCTTACGTTGCTATGAATTTGGCTACTATAACGAGAAAAACAAATATGTGCATAAAAAGCGTGTATTGTTTGAGGGCAATGCCGAAGACTTTTTGGACGCGATGAAAGAAAAAGAAGAAGCCTAAAAAAAAGTTGTGCTGGGATTTGGTAGTATCATTTTTCTTATTATCTTTGCATCATTAATTAATCAAAACAAATCAAAATGGTAACGAAAGAAGAAAGACAAAACCTAAGCAAAAACGTAAATGGTATCATGGTTATACCAATAGATGTCAAGAAGCTAAACGCTGACATTGACAAGGCTATCAAAGACCAGTTGGAGAAATGCAAAGAAAGCACACTGGTAAAGCAAGCAGAGCCTGATGAATACTTTGCTATACGTGGTAGTCTTGCGCTCATAAAGGGTACGAGTATGCTTGTGGACACCGAGTGTGTTGGACAAATCATCGAGGATGGCAAGGTAAAGCTAGATGTGTATTCTGAAAAGCGCAAGGAAGATGGAGGCTTGAAAGGCTTTGGTATGTTTCCATCGTATACAAATTCTTGTAAGCTATCGGAAATGCTCGAAGAATATGCGTTGCCTGAAATATCGCTCGAAGACTACATGAAAGACCGTTTCGCGTACAATGACCGTATATGCCGAAACATCTATGAAATCGTGAAGGAATACAAAGTACAAACAGCGTAAATAAAAATGGAAAAGGGTTTGGATATTCCAAATCCTTTTCTTATATTTGTTCCATAAAATAAAAATATCATGTCAAAATCAAATCTAACAAATGCTTTTAAAGCCCTAAGAAAAAAGGGTTACTTCGCTAGACAAAACTTTTGGTGCTGTCAATCATGCGCATGGGCTAGTATTCCTGATGCAAAAGCTGAAAAGGCTGTATTTTATCATAATCAAGATGCTAACGACCTAAAGGAAAATGGTTCATGTTACTTAGCGTGGAACGGTAATGGAAAAGAAATAGTCGAGGTACTGGAACAGCACGGAGTAAGTGTTAATTGGAGAGGTAGTATTGATTCACGTATAAAAATATCTATATGACAAAAGCATTATCATTTGCAAGCATAAAAAAGCTACAGAAACAATATGGTCTTGACGGGATGCAAAAAAACATCGATTCAGGTCAAGCATGGCTCTTTGAGGGTAGCGTAGGTCGCGAAGCAATGCGTTTGCTTGAGAGCGGTGCGTGTATGCTACCGAAGGTATTCCGCAAGGACTATTATGGCAATCGTATACCCAGTAGAGATGTCTTAAAAGCTGGGACGAAAGGAACGTTCAGTAATTCCCAGAATTTCTGGCAATTGGTATTGGATGGGAAAATCGATATGGAGGTATCTTATGACGAAATATGTGAGGATGAAGAATGAGGAGTTACTAATACGTAACATAGAAAATTCTATACGTTCGATACATCTAGGGACAGCACCTGAAGATACGAATGCGTCTTATGCTTTATCTAAGCTTAAACAAAGTAATATAGGGCAATACGAAGAGTATTTAATTAAGTTCGAAAAAGCAAAAAAAGACTATATAATGAAACTAAGTTCTCAGCGATATATCAAAACACTACTAGGTACATTTGAAAGGGTACTGGAGACCAAGAACCACATCTATTACGTTAACTTCGAAGAGTGTGACGAGAATGCGTGTGTGAAGATGTTTAACCGAAAACGCGAATTGGTGAGCGATAATTACTTCGCGTATTCATCATTCATGGAGGATGTTGATGATATGGCGACTCATACATGGATGAGCGATAAGCTTAAGGAGCATATCAATTACAAAAAAAATCAAGAAAAAACTAGGAAATCTAAAAAATAGTATTATCTTTGTCCTCATAAACAATAAGCAATGGAAAGAATAAACACTATGTATTTTAATATGATTTCAGCAATCACTGGTGTAATCAAAGAAGAATTAGGTATAACCAATCTAGGCTCACTACGTATTGGTAGTGCTAATGGGTTTTATGTAACGTCTACGTTTGAAGTACCTATTCAGAAATTAAGTAGGATGAATATGACATTGGTGATAGCCGAAGAAATTAAAAAACTGCCTATATGTTTCTTGGGTATCATCAAAGAAGTCTTGATAGACTATCAAATAAAAGAAGGTGAAACCTTTGGCGATATGTCTATCCATATCTGTGTTACGGTTGTTCCTGATGGAGAGCATCTAAGATTCAACGCAGAGAATAAAAACCTTTTAGAGGTCGTAAAGGAATACGAAGGAAAAAAAGTACTGATAAAACAACTATAATTTGGAAATCCGAAAAATATCATTATCTTTGTCATCATAATCAATAAACAATGACACAACTACAACAAGAAAAGAACGTTAGTATTGAACACGTAACTATGCTTAATGACATTCATGAAGCAATAAGGGGCGAGGGTTGGAGCATATTTGAATCACATGGAACAGCCAATGGTAGCGAGTTTCGTATCGAGAAGGTTGATGACGACCAAGTATTCGAGACCGATGCTGATGCCGTTAGATTTGTGGTTCAGAAAGCTTCGGAAGGGTCACAGACACATATCAATGCTTTGGTATTCATGACAATGTATGGTACCAAGTATGAAATGGGCTTTATCATCAAAGCAATCATTGGTAAAAAATAATTTCATTTATACTTGGAAATCTAAAAAATAGTCTTATCTTTGTCCTATTATTAATCAAAACAAAAAACAATGTCAACACTAACAAAACAAGTGGTAAACACGCTAGAGAGCGTATTGGTAATCAGTCCTGATATGTATCACCTGCTAAAGACCTTTGCAAAAAACCGTGCTATTTGCAAATTGCACGTGGCAAAAATGAAGTCTTCTATATTGAAGCATGGTGTATTGCGCTACGTAATCGTGGTGAAGTACAATAACAACTTCTATATCGTAGATGGACAGCATTTGACCGAAGCAATCAAAGAACTAAAATGGAGCATTCATTGCAAAGTAATAGAGTGTGAAACCGAACAAGACATCACACAGCTGATGATAGACCTCAATAATACCAGCAAATCATGGAAGCTGGATGACTATATCCATAGCTGGGCTGAAAGTGGTAAAAAACACTATGGTCAACTTCGTTCTGACTACAAGGGTGCATTTTCCGATATACAGGTAACTGTAATCATGCAAGCCTATTCTCAAAAAACGAGGTCAAAAGTAACCAAGATGGTAAAAGAAGGTACTTTTGAAATCGTAAATAAATTACGCGGTGAAGAACTGCTGGGCTATATCAGAGAACTATCGTATAGCTTGCCGAATACTCGCCCGATGAACGAAGCACTGATAAAGCTTATGCTTACGGTGGAAGCCTACAATCAAAAGGCAATGGTGAAGAAAATAAAAAGTGCTATCAAAGATAAATTCATTTTTAGCACCAGCGAAGGTAAGCTATATGCTCAACTGCTGGAAATCTACAACAAATAAAATTAACACTCTTTAACAAAAAACCCCTTGCGTATGTCTAGGGGTTTTTTTATATTTGTCCTATTATTAATCAAAACAAAAAAACAATGGCGCATAATCTGCATTTAATCGTAGTAAGAGCCGAAAGTGGCTTAGACGCTTGTAATGAAGCGGAAGACCTATTATTTGACTTCGGAACAGAGAACAACTGGCGTTCCATGTGTGGGGCTGTCAGCGAGGACAACGAAGTCTATCTGAATGGCGAAGGTCGTTACGAACCTGATGAAAAAAGCGATACCATTGAAAAAATCAATGAAATGGTACAAAAAGCCATTGGTACTTCATGGAAAGCTGATGTAGCCCTACAAGCACTAAAGGAGGGTAAGACTATCGAAACCATGACTTCAAATGAATTATGGTCGTATGCTAAGTACATCGAAGACCTTATGGAAAAGCGTAAATTTGAAGAGGGTAGAGCCATTAGCGATAAGCCAATAGACGCTACATTTGACGTATTGACCGAAAGCTACAACGAATATGACTATACAGAATTTGGTGTAACCAATGTAGTCGAGCAATACGAAGGCAAAAAGTGGGTGGTACTAATGGATATGCACGACTAGGATATTTTAACAAAAAAGGATTTGGAATTTCCAAATCCTTTTTTATCTTTGTATCATTAATCAAAAACAAAACTTATGCAAAAGAAAACAATCATCAAGAACATCAAACGCATCATCAATAAGTTTGGTTCTTTTAGTGCTGGCGAAGTTGAACAGAATGATGGGCAATCAGTAGGTGTTGGACAAATGGGCGACCTTATTGCCTTAGCTGAACACTTTAATTTGAACGGTGCTGACGTTGAAGTGTATGATACTACCAGTAGCAATGATGATAGTATTCATAGCTATAAACAGGACTATGAACTTATGACCAAAGATGAATTACAGGATATTCTTATCATCTGTGAGTTCTATGAAGCTGAAAAGCTAAAAACTGAAAAAAGAATTTCCAATTAATTTGGAATTTCCAAATAAAGTATTATCTTTGTATCATTAATCAAAAACAAAAAACAATGGGACAATACTATCATCCAGCGTTCTTAGCTAGAAACAAAAAGACAGTTCTTGCTTGGTTTTATAGCCATGACTACCGAAATGGTTTAAAGCTAATGGAACACTCATACATGGGTAATAACTTCGTTGCTATGGTGGAAGCGCATCTAAAGCAAGCACCTCAAAGGCTTGTATGGGCTGGCGACTATGCCGAAAAGTGCAAGGGTCGTAAAAGCAATGTTTATGACCGTTGCAATGACAAAAACAAAGGGGGACATGAAAACCCTTATACGCTTGCTGAAACAAGGTATATCATTAACCATACCAAAAAGCAATTTGTAGATAAATTAATTTGTCCATTTGGCAAAGGTGAGTGGTCGGACTATCAAGTGCATCCGCTACCACTATTGACCTGCGAAGGTAACGGACAAGGTGGTGGTGACTACCGCAGAGAAGAAAATCCTCATATTGGTATATGGGCTAGAGACCTAATCAGCGTAGACAAAAAAATACCTGACGGGTATACGGAACTTGTGCCTAGTTTTGAAATGGACTAATTTAACACTCTTTAACAAAAGACCCCTTGCATATATCGAGGGGTCTTTTTATATTTGCATCATGGAACAAGAAGCTTTAAATAAAGTAACGCAGACCATAGACGGACACGAAGTTCGTAACTTGCGTTGGATTGCTTTGGATAATATCATTGTCGGTCAAGTAAAAGACCCAGTGTTCGGAAAGCCCAGCTTGCATGATGGTTTTTGCTCCTGTCAATGGAATCGTCACGGATTTCCATTGAAGAGCAACAAAGGCAGAAATGAATTAAAGCTTGACTTAACACCTATATCGTAGTATCATTGGGGTATGGATTTTATACTAATTAAGATGACATCCCCTAAGTGGGACGAAATGTGGGACTGGGTAGCCAGTCATCCCATCAATCAAGGCTTAGAAGAGCCTAGCGTGGCTTTAAACGAAGGATATGCTTGGGAGTATATGGGAACGTATTTGCAGGGGAATAAAGCGGTAAGCGAGTTTTTACATCGTCAGCATCCAAATACAAGTACGCTACATAAGCTATCCTATGGTCATGAAATAGGACCAGATGACATCGAAAAAAAATATCGAATTTAATTTGGTTTATTCAAAAATACTTCTTATGTTTGCATCAACAAATAAACGCAATGGCAAGTTTTAAACCACAAGCAAGCTTCACCGATGATAAGGGTAAAGAACATATCAATACCTATGATACATACACCAAGCTAAAGAAAGCATTAAGGGCTATGTTAAAGGTAAGCAATGATAATGTGATAAGCGTTACACGCTCTCGCAGAGGGCAGTGGGGAGAATGGTTTGAGCACTGGTCAGAAGCCAATAACGGAAAGCTAGAGATAATCAAAGAGGGTTGGAATTAATTAAAATAAAAACAATGGCACATAAAATCAAGAGTATTGCAGAGTGCGGTATGCAACCGACTTATTTTTTTGAAGTAGGAACACGCTATCCTTTCCCGAAGGGGGAAATAGTAACCGACATCATCAAAACAGAAGGTGATGAAGATATTACGTTTCACATCTACAATCAGGATGGACTTTTAGCCGAAATGATAAATTGCCCAGTGGTGGTGGTTTATTTCCAAGACGAAGAATAATTCATCAATTTTTACACGCCGCGTTCGACAAGTGGTTAAGTCGTCTCCCTTTCACGGAGAAGTCAGGGATTCGAATTCCCTACGCGGTACTATTTTTTTGGTTAATGACTGGGCATAGACTGGGGTCACTGGGTAACTGGTGACCCCTTTTATATGCACACATTTGTGTACATGGCTAGGTGCTGGCCAGCGTCAACCGACTAGCCATGACAAAAAAGCCCCAGAAGTTGGGGCAGATTAATTTATTTCTTTTTTCTAAGGATTATATCGATGCCTTTGAATAGGATAGCAAGACATATCATAGCCCATACCAGTGTAGCCAGTATTAAACGGGTTTGATTGGGATGCCAGTGTCTCATTAGTTTATCAATTTACCCTTTTTTCCGTGTTGAATACGTTTTAGTCTTTGTTTGGTAGCCCATCTATGTGCGGCTACGTAGTTATCGGATTCAGAGCCATATCTAGTATTTAATAAACCAACTACACCACCAAGAATTAAATCATATGCAACACGAATGGATTTTGGGTTGATAGCTACAACACTGTGACCTTCAAGTTTAACCGTTCGTTCGAGATACTTTATTTTTGTTTATATAGATATATTCATGGTTGATTGATTATCGATGCAATGATACGAATTAGTTTCGAATGCTACAAGCTTTTTGATGAAAAAAATACTTGAAAAAAAGTATTGCTGAAATTTGGAAAGTCCAAAAAGTTATATATCTTTGCCTTCATAATCAAATCAATCATGGTAGCAATAGACAATAACACATACGTACATAGCAAAGCAGTAGCCAAAGAAGACTGCCGTTACATGATATTTTCAGAGATACGAAAGATGTTTCCTAAATCTAAGGTCAAAACACTACGTACATTTACACTGGGTGGTATAGACCTAGAAATGGAAAAACTACTTAATATAACATATAAGCTATCGGGTATTTCGTATGAATTTAACCCAAAGACAGCTGAAATAGCTAGTAAAAATGCGCCTAGCGGAATTAGTGTTATAAATAAAAATATCTTCACTCACAAGTATTCAGGTGAAGACTTTATTTGGTTTGACTTTATGACTTGTTTGCGTCCCGAAAATATAGGTGAATTACTTGAATGGATAAGCAACAATCCATTAACAAAAGATACTATATTTGCAGTAACCTATACCCTACATAGCAGAACAGAAAATGAAGGTATAAGACAGCTATTTGACAATGAAGACGAACACGAAGAATATATGCAAGAAATGGGCTATTACATAGGCACAGCGTTGAATAACGAAGATGTCAGCGTTGACCCTAGCGTACACATGGTCGTATATAAGAATAAGCTAAAGTCTCTACCTATGGTGCAGTATATCTTTAGAGTACGTAAAAATAATTCATAAAAAGTTTGGTAGTCTCAAAAAAAGCACTATCTTTGTATCATTAATCAAATCAATCAAATCATGTCAGCAGAAATCAAAGACAAAGTAATCGAATACGCTAACAAAGGCAAAAAAGCCAAAGAAATTTCAGCTTCTTTGGGTCTTACATACCACAAGGTATGGAGTATCTTAACTAGCGCAAATCTCATGCCTAAGAGAGAAAAACTAAGTCCACAGCATAAGGCACACCTTACTATGGATAAGGATAGGCTAATCAGACAATACCTTGAAGCTAAGACAACAGGTATCAAAGCCAGTATATCAAGGGAGTATAAAAAAACCTTTGGTAGCGAACTAAAGCTAGATATACCTACCTTTGAGGGTCGAAATAAAGTAAAAGAAGCACTAAGGGTAAAAGAATTTAATATACTTGTACCCAAGCCAATCAGAGAGATGTTTGACGCTCAAAACAAACGTATTGAAGCATTGGAGAAAATGATAGCAAACCTATCAAAATAAAAAAAATATGATAAAAGGTTTGGAATTTCCAAACCTTTTATTATCTTTGTATCATTAATCAAAACACACATATCATGGTAAACAAATTAACACAAGAAGAAATGGATAACATAACTAAGTTATCTAACATAGGTAAATGCGCCGACCTTCTGGCACAAATAGCATACGAAAATGAAATAGACGTTAAAGTCGCTTCTAGTATGGTCATAGCAATTGCTGAGAAAAAACTAACAGACCTCAAGGCGAAAGCCATTACTGATAAATTTTGATTGATTAACCGAACCGCCTAGGGTTCGCGGGGGCATCCTTGCCCCCTTTTTTATTTTATGTAGTATTTAATATAGGGACGTAGTGGAGTATACCTCCCGCTTTGCAGCGTCCCGTCTGAATGACAAAACAAACATAAGCAAAAGACTTGAATTCACCAAGCATTTAACAAATTATTTTTATTTAGGTAAATGCTTGTTTTTTCGGATATTTATTCATAGATTTGCATTAAAAGAAACCAACATGAAAAAGTTTAATATAAGGTTCAATTATCATTGTGATGAAGGGTTCACCACAGGAAATGTAACGGTTAAAGCCAGTGATGAAGAAATGGCAAGAAATGAATTTAATTCAACGATTGCGCCAGTGCTATCAAAACAATACGGTGCTGATGTTGATATAATGGAAATAAAAGAAATCGAATAAGATTTGTTTTTTCAAAATTAATTAGTATATTTGCATCATAAATAAAATACTCATGCCAAAAACAAAAAGACAAATCCTACTTAAAGGCGAAGGTTCGCACCAACATACCCTTTATGGAAGCCTGACCGTAGACGAGAAACCTGCTGACTTCGCACCTATAAAGGTGAACGAAGATAGCATACTAAAGCACGAAAAGCCTGATGGTTCGCAAGCTGAACACATGGCTCTTTTCGTAAAAAAAGGAAACTATGTACTAGGAAAGCAAGTAGAATACAATCCTTTTGAGGGTAGCATTAGCCAAGTTTGGGATTAATTTTTAACAAATTAGTTCTTGCAAATTCAAATACTTTTTGTATCTTTGTCCTATCAATCAATCAAACATGGCAAATCCATACTTACATTCAAAGTCAAGCGTTAAGCGTTGGGGTGGTAAGCCCGAAGACTACCTACAACTTCATGAACTACTTGATAGTCCTAAGGGTGCAATGAACAACAATACTTCACGTTTCCTGACACATAATACTTGGTTTGCATATAATATCATACCAAAGGTATTTGGCTACAACATAGTAAATTCAGATGGTCGTAGCGTTGATACGGTAGATATAGCAATGCTACATATTCTTGAAGACTTCAGAACCTTCATACCAACACCGCAGGATTATCTAAAACATATGCAAGTGCAACCTTGGATGTGTAACGGAGTAAAACCTTTAGATAACCCTGAAGCATATGAAACAGCAAAAGAATTTAAAGAGAAATTAAAAGAGAATGTTCAATAATTATCTTTTTTAACGTCTCTGTTCAAATAACTACATAATGGTTGAAGATTAGTGTAGTGGTTTAAACTTAGCAAGTCTTCTTCCTTTAAGGCAGTAGCTAAAGGTATTATATGGTCAATATCCCAACCATAGTTTGGCTCCCCGTTATAAAGCCCATAGTTATCCCAATTCATCCAAGACTCAAACTTAGATTCTAAATAGATTTTAAATTCTTCAAACGAACAGCCAAGTATATCAGAGGTTTTAGAGTTTTTCTTTAACCCTTTATTTTTAATTGATAATCTTATTAACCCTCTAATGTTTAGAGTTAATTTAAACAATGGGTCTTTTTTCTTTCGAGATTGATAATAGTTTCTTTGATACTCTGCTAGTCTTTTTCGATTGTCTTTTTTCCAATCTTTCATTCTTTTTAATTCGTTTTCTCTATTTTTAAAATAACGCTCCAGTACCTTATGCTTATTTTCTTCATAGTATTGTTTACTCATCTTCTTTATATTATCTGAATTTGCCTCACGATAAATTTTGGATTTTTCAGAAAAAGTTTGTTTATTTTTAAGATAATAGAGCTTATTTTTTTTGTTTACTTTATCTCTATTTTGCTCACGATATTGTTTAGCTTTTGCTATTCTTTTCTCAGCATTTTTTTCATATGACAATTTACCGCTACGTTTTTTACATTCAATACAAAAAGAAGCTAAACCATCTTTTTTTGTTTTGTCTTTATAATACTCATTGACTGGCTTATCCAGATTACACTTATTGCAAATTTTTGTATCCATAATTTTGTTTTTACAATAAATATATTATTTTTGTGTAAAAGTCAAGATTTTAGAATAAGATTCGTACCTGAGTTAGAAAATAATTTAAAAAATAAGCAAATAAATTTGGTGGTTTAATTTTATTTACATAAATTTGCATCATAAATTAAAACAAGAAAATGCGTAAAGAAGAAATAATCAGTCTTTGGAAAGAAAAAAACGTAGACCACGTAGACTTCACTTTTGACTGCGGTGGTGATAGCATGGGCGATACAGACATTACAATCCTCAATAAGGATGGAGAAGAAATACAAGTACCTGAAATAGATGAATACATAAATGAAGTAATCTATGACAAGGTAGACTTCTATGTAAATTCAGATGGACACTACATAGGCGAAAACGGTGTGGTTACAATCGAATTGGACGAAGATGACCTGTCCTTTAGCAAGGATGCTACATCTGAATTTAGCGAAACCTTCACCGAAGACACTACCGTAGAACTATCGAAAGAAGAAGCTGAATTTGTGGCTAATCATATCCGAAACATAAACGGTGATGATGATAACGAAGCGGTGCTATATAAGCATGACTTCATTATAACCGATGAAGACGAAGCAAGAGCCAAAAGCATAGTGGATAAAATAAGAGACACAGCCGAAGGTTTCTGCCTAAAAGCGATTGAAGATGAATCAGGTGGGTGGTTCACCTTCACCACAGGCGAAGGAGATATTAAGTTATCTGACAATATGTTGACCATAAGCGTTAGCAAACAAGGCTACGTTTATAAAGAAAGCGACTAAAAAAAAATCATGGAAGTATTTGGAAATTCCGAATACTTCCTTATCTTTGCCTAACATAAAAAACATATAAATGAATATCATTGTAAACAGCCAAAAGTTTCCACACGAAATAGGAAGTCGTTTATTGAAGCTAAAAAACAGCGAGTGTCCTTTTCCTGAACTAAAAGATACTTGGGATAGTATCAAGCCTTTGACCTTCAAAGAAATAGCAAGGCTACCAAACCTTGAACAAAGAAGGGTAGGCGTAGTATGCTTGGGCTTGGAACGTCTCGTAAATGAAGTAAAGCCGAGACTAATCAGTCGCCAAAACATCGAAAAGACAACTAACTGGGTGAACGAAAAGGGCGAAAGGGTCGAACATAAGTTCAACGATATATACGAACTCTACGAAGTAGATGGGTCGTACTTCAACGAAGGCTTGGATTCATGGCAGACAATGAGAGACTGCTACTATGTGAAGTGCAAAGATACTTCGACAGATAGAACCTACTTTATTTGGGTTGACCCTGCAAGCGTATATACCACAAATGAAGATAGGTGGTTTTATAGTCTAAGTGATTGTCCGATAACTGCAATACAAGCTATTGCATGGACGATACAGACCAACGTGCCGAAGGGTCATATTAAAGAGGTACTAAGACAGGGAGACTGCATACTCATAAAGCCGAAAGGAAAGTATGAACCTCTGACAGCACCACGACATCTGACAGAAAAAGAATATATAGAGCTACTTGTAGCTGAAAGCTAGTGTTTTATTGATTGTTAAGAAGGGAGGTACTTGTACCTCCTTTTTTATTTAAAAAAAGTTGTGCTAGGATTTGGAAATACGAAAATAAGTCTTATCTTTGTCCTATCAATCAAAAACAAATACAATGATACTGGGAATAGCAAACACAAAAGTAAGCATCCGTTCAACAAGCCACAAGTTCATAACCATTGGTAATGACATAGAATTTGACGATGTTCTTTGTTGTCGAATAGAAGAAAAGGAACAAGCAATATTAGATTTGGTCACATACTACATGAGAACACAAATTGAGTTTAAAAGAACCCTAACAGCAATAGGTTTTAATTATGAGGAACAAGAACCTATCCTTAAACGCTTTATAGATAAAGCAAAACAAAAAGCAAAGGATATAGTAGACCTAGCTATCGAAGAGAACGGATACATATTTTCTTATCTACCTGAACAACTATAATATGAAAGAGATATATCTGACAGCCACTAGCAAAACCTATTATATGGCTGAATTGGACAAGGCAAAGAAATTCACCGATAAGGATTGGGACCTAGATGAAGGTTTGCTAGAGGTATTGGATGCCATAAATGCCAATCCAAATCTACAGACCATCTTATCAAAGCGTAGCGAAAATCTACTAAGGGATAACGTAAGTTATCTACACTTTACCTATACCAAAGAGTCTTTCAAAGCAATAATGGAAACGCTCGGAGAGATAATCGATGTATTAAAAGAAAACTACATAAGTGGTAACCTTGAGTATCTGACTGCTAGTCAATACAAGCGAAAGACTCCAAATGAATTAAGAAATAAGTATCGGTTAGATGTTATTTCTAACCTTGAGAAGTATACGAATATAAATTGTTTTATAATCGAAATATTCTCCTTCAATGCGAAAGACCATGAATTATTTTGGAATTTGCTAAAAAATAAGCTAAAAGACTTGGAAATACGAAAATAAGTCTTATCTTTGTATCATTAATCAAAAACACATATCATGGCAACCAAAACATTCAAGATTGGCGAATACGCAAAGAATGGAGTTATCACCGCAATAACTACCAAAAACAAAGTAACCATAATCAGCAAGCTATGGGACGTATCAGCTGGCACAAATAAAAACAGCGACCAAAGCAAAGCCAAAGAAGTTCATCGTATCGAAGTAACCATCAACCCTGACAATAATAGTGGCAAGGCTGAAAGAGCATTGCTGGACTACCTGTGCGAAGAAACTACAAGCTACTACGCTGACGAAATACTCAAATGGGTCAAAAGCAAGGTAAAATTTCCTATCAATCTTTATTGGTAATTCGGATAATATTCTTATCTTTGTCCTAACAAAATAATCAATCATGAAAAAAGTACTGCTAATCCTCGGAAACATTACCTTCCACCATTTCGATGAAAAAGAATTGAAGCTATTCTCTAAACCCGAAGGTGAAAAAGCTTTGGTGCATCGTGTAGATGCAATCATCATGTGTGATTCAGAAGATGATGCCGCAAAAATAGGTGATGATATGGTTAATATGTTTGATTCATATCTAATACCTGAATCATTTAGCGGTGAAATCGTATATGAGTCGGTAAAAGAAAGAATCATGGTTGAAAGCTTCATACACACTTATTCAAACTTTTAAGAAATAAAGATTTGGAAATACGAAAATAAGTCTTATCTTTGTATCATTAATCAAAAAACAATAAATCATGTTAACAACAACAAGCCCAAAAAAAGCACTGCAAGCTTCAGCGCAAGCATACGGTGTAAACGCAAGCTATTCAGGTGGTACGAATACCATGTACATCAAAGGCACTGACGAAAGGGTCAAGTCCTTCATCCGCGTATGCAATCTCAAAGGCAAGAAAGCATATCCGTTTAGCTTCGCACAAAGTAATTAACTCACAACTCTGAAAAATGGCACGAAACAAAGGCAGTCCCAGTAAATAAGTAACTGGAATATCAAGAGAATTAATGTTAAAATTTATAAGTATTAATTAACCCCAAAACTCTATAAGGTATGAAATAAAACATCTTGTCATAAGCATTGAAATTATAGTAATAAAAAAGGAACGAAACTCTCAAAGAAATTTGGGGGTTTCGTTTTTTATGCTTATATTTGTACCATGAAAGTAAAATACATAGCAAAAAACGAACTGCCAATACAAGCTGGCATCCTCAGCCGAAATAAGGTCTATGACGTATCTATCAAAGAAACACAAGTTAGATTCGTTGGTGATAATGGTGGGGTCTTTGGTAATCTATGGTTGAACCACATGTTTGGTTATAAATCACTGGGTGAAATATTTGAAAAAATACCTGACTAAGAATTTGGAGATACCAAAAAAAGTATTATATTTGTACCATAAATCAATCAAACATGAAAAGAATACTTGAGTTCATTAAGTTGAACATACACATGATGTACCGCGAGGCTAAAAACGCTAAAGAAGCTGGTCAAGACCTCATAGTCATTATTGACGCTCAAACACAACTGCCTGTTATTATGCAGTATAATCGTATATCAGAGTCGCCAAAAGACGTTCTACGTATCAAAACAGAATTCATCTCTTCTATGGAGAACTTCGTTGAAATCACTAATTACTACACTCATAAATCATGATAGAACTACTATATTGGTTTATATGCCTAGCAATCGGGGTCTTATATGGAAGACTGATATTTTTAGTTATTCACAAAAAAATAAATTAAGATGAACACATTTATTCAAGACTATAAAAGACAGAACACCAAAGGATGGAAAGGTGTAAGACAATTGCTCATAGAGAGATACGTTAATATCAAGACTTGGATTAAGGTCTATTGGTATAAATTCATCTATTATCCGTTTATCTTTAAAAAATAATCATGCAAACAAATTCAATCTACAAACAACAAATAGAAAAAGCCCACAGACAAGGCTTAAACGAAGGCTTCAATGTAGGTCTTATAATCGGTGCAACTGGCACCATAATAGTATTCGGTCTGCTCCTTCATTTCTTCCCAATGCCCTAGTATACACAATTGTGTACACCGACCTCGGACAGCGAAGGCTCGGCTAGATATCAAACAAAAAAGCCCGAAGAAATTCGGGCCTTTTCATTTTAATTAAGATAACTCTCGATGTCTCGGTAGCGATACTTGTGACTGACCAATACCTGACCATTCTTATAAACGATATAGTACTGAAGCTGACAATCAAAGATAGCTGTTATCTCTGGGTTTTTACCTAGTAGTAACATATTGATTGATTTAAGTAATCGGAGCAGGACTCGAACCTGCATTGTTTGCAACCAATCATAGATAGCTTTAAACTTAAACATGGGCTTTCTTTTTACAAAGTGCTTCACCATGACTCTATGTGCGTCTACCAATTTCGCCACCCGATTATAATGCAAATATATGAAAAAGAAATGGGACTACCAAATAGTAGCCCCACTTTTTTTGAAGTTATTTAGACCTCCAGTAATGATAGGATTTCGCTCTACGCTTCGCTCGGTCATAGTTATACATACCATGCTCATCTAGGACATTCATCCCGATATGGACTTGATAAACCGCTTTCATCGTCTTCTTTTGTGCTTTGCTCATATATTATGTGTTTTGATTGATAGGGCAAAGATAAATTAATTAATTTAAAAACCAAACCAATTAACACTTTTTAACAAATTTAAAAATTACCTTATATAGGGACGTGACGGAGTCTACCTCAAGTCGGTGACGACCTCCTGTCTGAATGACCCAACAAAGATAGCTATTTATTTGAGACTACCAAAGTATTTAACAATTTATCTTAAAAAAAAATAAATTCATTTTAATTTGGAAATATGAATTTAATTAGTATCTTTGCCCTATCAAATCAATCAATCATGTACAATTATAGCATACTAGAAACACACATCTCAAATATCCAAGCTGGCGACACAATTCTACATAATGACGAAATGAAGACCGTCTCAGGCAATAATATAAAAGGGGACTCATTTATGGGTAAAAGCCTATTCGGAGACAGCTATCATTCAGGACATAAAAAGGTGCAAAAAATAATCTTCAAATTAGCAACAAATTAATTTGGAAATATGAATTTAATTAGTATCTTTGCCCTATCAATCAAAACACACATGACAAACAAAGAACCACAACTAAGACTAAAGATGGCAAAGGAAATGAGCCTTATTTTGGATAGGCTTAACAAATTAGATAAACTAGCGGATAAGCGCGTCCAATACGAAGAAGAAACACATGGTAGCTTATGCGAAACAACTATTGACAGACTTTCGTTCATATCTGAAGCAAAAGCATTAATTAACAAGTATAGTCACCATATGTAAATTTTTAACAAAAAATTACTTGCAAGTCTCAAAAAAAGCATTATCTTTGTATCATTAATCAATCAAAAAATAACACACAATGGAAATCTACGTACAAGCTAAAAGTAAAAAAGCAATCAATGAAGCATTAACTGCTAAACAAAAGGTATACGGCACAAACTACTCCATGTTTGGCGGTGGTGGTAGATATGAACTAAATTCAGACTTGCCACAAGGCACGGTTATAAAGGTATTTGAAAAATATTCAGGTGGTAATCCATACGCTAAAGCATACGGCACATGGGATGGCACCAAAGTAAAATAGTGTGTGTTTATAGGTTAAGAAAGGACTACGAAAGTAGTCCTTTTTTTTAACAAATATTATTTGGTGGTTTAAATTACTTTATTTATATTTGTCCTATCAATCAAAACACACATCATGGTATACGAATTTTATTACTACGAAACAAATAAGAGCAAAGAAAATATTGTAGGGGCACAAACTTGTAAACGTCCAAAACAAACGAAGATATGGAAACATCTTCGTATGTGTATAAATCATGGTACGGTATACTCAGTAGGTTATAGACCTAAAAAATTAACAAATTAGTCCTTGCAAGTATCAAATTAATTACTATCTTTGTCCTATTAATCACTCAAAAAAAACACACAAATGAAAAATTTAGTATTGGTAAAAATCTTCGTATTGGTAGTTGTTCTGTCTCTCATTGCCCTATCTGCTTCAGCACATACCAAAGAATCTCCATGTTACTCAAATGGAGGACATGGCGCAAAATTGGTACATGGACACGAAAGTCTTTTTAGTGGTCGTTTCTCAAAAACTCCCTATGCAACGCCACATATTAAACAAAAACACTATCACTACCGCAATGCAAATAAATAAGGTCTTTTAACATCTATTAACAAAAAGGATTTGGTAATTCCAAATCCTTTTTTTATATTTGTATTGTCAATCAGACGGGACGCTGCGAAGCGGGAGGTATACTCCGACACGCCTATACATATACATAAAAAAATTAACATATATATTAAATAGCTAATATGTTAAAAATGTTAAGGGACTTGTTTGGTAATTTTAAATTACTATCTTTGCCCTATCAATCAAACGAAATGAAAAACACACTATTAACACTAACTTTAATACTTGTATCAATAACAAGCTACGCCACAGCACCGACAATAATAAGCAGAGATACCCTCACACATAGCACTATATTGGTACGTACTCAAACAGGCGTTTATGTACGTACTACGAGCGCAAATATAGCACAAGCTATCGAAGATAGCCACAGCTATAAAAGCAAGCTACACGAAGATAAAACGGTAGTCTTTTATTATGGAAAAAAAGAATATGATAAGATAAAGCAATTTATCAAAAATCTTTGATTTTTTAACAAATAAAATTTGCTATTCTAATTTAATTAACCTATATTTGTATCATTAATCAATCAAAACACACTGTTATGAACAACAAAACACAAGTAATCGAGACACTTATTAATGATGGCGGTTCAGCGAAATTCGCTCAAATGATAGCCGAAGTTGAACAAAAACAACTTAAAACTGGCAATCCTTTCGCAAAGTCAAAAGTGACCAAGCTAGTTAGCTATAATATGCTTCTAAATGCTAACTATGCTAACATGGTAAACAACAGACTAGCTAAAGAGGGCAAAGAAGCTAACTTCACAGCTAAAGAAAATTGGTTCCAAAAGGTAAATGATAGCTTTAACGGTTCGATAGTAGCCAAAAAAAGCGACCCGACAGAATTATATTTGCTATTTGCTTGTAATACGTCCGAGACACTGAAATACTACATAGATGGTATAGAAGCAAGCGAGAGCGAAATTGCCACTATAAAGCAATTCAGACCCAAAACAACAGCACCGACCAATCAAGGCACAGACGAGGCAATAATTGTACGTACCGTTAAAATGGACAATATCAAACATATCAAATGTGGAGTTACCGTAATGTTTGGCTAAGATAAAAATTAACATCTATTAACAAAAAAAGGTTTGGAAATCCAAGCCTTTTTTTTATCTTTGTATTGTCATTCAGACGGGACGACACTAAGGGTCGGGAGGTATACTCCACTACGTCTATACATATAAATAAAAAAATTAACATATATGTTAAATTACTAATATGTTAAAAAGTAAATTAAAACGAAATTAATTAAGATAGGACTTGCATAATTAAATTAATTTACTTACATTCGCATCATTAATTAATCAAAAAAAAACACACAACAATGGAAATTCTCAATTTTCTTGAAACACAAGGTTCACACATTGCAAACCTCAAAAGCCAAGTATTTAACGCTAAAAAAATACAGCTACATACAGGCTTAGAAGGCTTTAACAGCCCTAAAAGCTACGGTATATATAAGCACACAGGCGGGGACTGTTTGGGCGTGGTGGGGGACGTTTTTGAGCCTACCGATTTGTCCCTTTTTCTGGACGCTATCGAAAATAGCGTATTAGCTTCAGGTATAGATGTTGACCTGTCTAAATTAACATACAACGAATACCAAAAGGGGTCAAAGGTAGTATTTCGCCTCCCATTAAAAAAATATGAAATACAATCGCCTATGGTAGGTGATACCCTCGAAACAGCCCTCGAATTTCGCACAGGCTTTGACGGTAAGACCAAAATGTCACTAGGCTTCTACGCCCTGCGTCTATGGTGCGCGAACGGTGCTAAAAACTGGAAAAAAGATGTGGATATAGCTATGAAAAACACGACCAATAACCAGGCCCGTTTGCTAACTTTTACCAACGAAATTTTAAAGGTAGTAGCCGAAACTGAAAACTATGTAAATTTGCTCAATACAGCGTCTCTAAAGGCAGTAACGCAAAAACAGATAGATAGCTTCATAACCGAGTTAACAGGCTATAATGTAGCCCAATACAGCGAATTGACTTCGCGTAAAAGAAACATTATAGACGCTATAAATGGCGCGGTGGCTATCGAAGTGCAAAATACAGGCGCGAATATGTTTAGCTTATTGCAAGGCGTTACAAGGTATACGACCCACGACATAGCAAGCGGAGATATGGAAAAAATCCTATATGCGAGGGCGAACGAACTAAACACAACTGCCCACCAGCTTGTGTATGAGAATCTTAACTAATATGTTTTTTAACATTCTTTAACAAAAAGCCCCTTGCAAATGTGAGGGGCTTTTTTTATCTTTGTCCTATGAATAACCCCTCCCCCCGTTAGACCCCCCTACGTACCCCTCCCCCCGTTACCCCCCTTACATACCCCCCCGTACCACGCCTATATAGGGGGCATGATGATTTACGCGAAATTTTCCTGGAATTTTTTTTGACCTTAAAAAGAGGCCTACCCCATTTCAAAAAAAAATTTTTTTAGGATTTTTGACCTTAAAAATAAGACCACCCCTATTTCAAAAAAAAATATTTCTAGAAATTTTGCTCTAGGATTTAGAACATGGTTGTTTGGTTAGGGGAGATTTGTTTTTCCCATATACGGATTTGTTTTTCCACCTCTTTGATTTGAGCGTTAATAGCGTTTCTTTCAGCAATTAATCGGTCTTTTTTTTGCATTAGTCCTCCAAGGGTTTCTTCTTTATTAACCAGCTTAGGTTGGTCCTTAAGTGCATCTAGGTTTTCCTTTATGGTTTGTCTTTGGGTTTTCATGGTGTTTTTGTTATAAATACGTGAATACTTATCAAAGGCTTTAATTTCTATATGAAATTAATCGATGTATATCGATTACGATATATTTATGGTTATGGGACGCTATAACTACACCAAAGCACTGGATAGGTTAACCACTTGGGCTAACAAGGAGGGTTACGAGGTTATACTTGACCATGATAGCATATCGGAGATAACTTGGGTTAACCGTACACTTAATTGGCCAAATAAGATATACATCCAGAAGAATCCAGTGGAGACCATGGTTTATCTATTATTGCACGAGTTGGGTCATCATGTATTGCGCAAGGATTGGACGAGGTTCAAGGAATTGCTTCCCATAAGTGCTGAAGCCGAGGACAAGCATTTCAACGAAGGGGATGACAAGTATAAGCGCAGGGTTGTGTATCAAGTATCTTGTCTTGAAGAGGAATTCAAGGCATGGGACGAGGGTTATAGGCTTGGTAGGCGTATGGGCATAAGGATTAACGATGATAAGTGGCATAACTTGCGAGGCGGTTGCTTATTATCATATATGCGATTCTATGCTAATAAGACTTATTAGCTTGTTTGTTTGAATTATTTATCGTATCTTTGCATAAAAATCAAATATGGAAATAGCTATTGAATTTGCCAAGTGGATGAACGAGCCTATGTTCAAGATACTGCCCATGCATAAATGGATTACTCGTTGTGTATTACAGCAACCAGACTGCAATACCTATAAGATACTTACATCGGATGGGGATTTCGAGACACATGATGGTCATGATGAATTCAGCCTAGAGGAGTTATTCTTGATATTCAAGGAAGTCAAGGGCTACTAGGACTTCTTGAGTCTTGCCATAGCCTTTTCTAGTCTTGCTTTTGCGGCAGCTTGTTTTGCTTCTATGTCGGCTGCTTGTGTTGGGTCCATGCTTATGGTTGACTTGCGTTCTCTATTATCGAAGGCATCTTTGGTATCCTTGTGTTTAGCCATTTGTTGGGACATCTTTTCTTTGGATATCTGGGCTGATTTTTCTGGGTCTATGTATGAGTCTCCGTAGAAGCTTAGTATTTGGTCCGCAAATATAATCAAGGCTTTATTTGCGGCATCTTCTGCTGGGCTTTTTCCTATGGATTTGTTTTCTTTTCCAGCCTTAACGAAGCAGTATCTAGCTATGTTTTGGAAGTCCTTGCATGTTCCCACATCACTAGGTTGGAACTTGCCGCTTTGTTGCAGCATATCTGCGCTTGGCATTATGTGTTTGGTTGTTATCTTGCCATCGTGTCTGAATTCGACTTGATAAAAGCCATCACCTTCTTGTGGGGAGTTGAAGTATTCTTTATCACTGGAGCTTGCGATACTTGAAGCTCTTGCAATCCTAGCACGTATATCGTTCAAGTCAGCTCTTTTCTTTGGGTCGCTAAGGCTTGGGTACGAAGCATACCTAAGTTCTTGTTTATGGGTTGTATCTGGTAGGTTGATTATTGCTTCGCGGAGCAATTTTTTTATTATGTCTTTCATTTATATGTATTTTACCATAAGTACATTATTTCCTTGGTGCTTAAATTCCTTGAAGCCGAAGGGCTTATAGAATCCAACTAGGTCGTTTAATGGAAGTCCATTGCCACCCATGGGGCTTGCGTTTAGGTATATGGTTGCATATCCTAGCTTCTTAGCTTCTTCTATACCTAGACTAACAAGTTTCTTAGCTATTCCTTCTCCTCTCATATTGGCATCTGGGATATTCAAGTAATTGAAGTCTATGAACTTGTCATTTGGGAATATCTTTTCGTATTCATCTTCGCTAAGCACATCATCGAACATCCAGTAGCCGTTAACGACTTCGTATATAACCAATACACCAATTTCGTCACCGTTATACTCTGCGCTTATGTTGTAGTCATCTTCGTGACCCTTATTGACCCTAAACTCTGTGTTATTCAGAACTTCGCCTTCATTTAGGTCTTGTTCTGATATGGTCATGAGCTTATCATAGGCCTTGGCCTTAAGGTCGGATAGCAAATCCATGAAGGCTGTTCTTCTAAGCACCTTAAATACGAGGTTTTCTATGCTATATTCGCCACCGCTTTCAAGGCCAGCCTTTCTCATTTGTTTTATCTTATCCTTGAGCTTGGTGGAGTCATCGATGACTTGTTGGTACTTATGGTCCTTATAGGCATCGCGTATGTTTCTAAGCTTGGAAATGAATTGCTTGGCTTTGTTTTTTATGGTTTGTTTATCGACCCTGAGCTTTTCTCTTATGGGTTTTTTAATCCATTTGTCTCTTGCGATTGAATAAATGGCGGTTGCGTGTAGCTTTTCGTTGGTATCTTGTACGTATAATTCAACTGGGTAGCCTTTTATCTTGATATCGTGTTGGTTATTCCAGAGGGTTTTTTGTGCGGTAAAGAAGTCTCTAATCATTTGTGGATTACCTGTAAACTTATTTAGGTCCAGCACAATGTGAAGGTCTATATCAGAGAACCTAGACCAATTATAGTTAGCTAGGCTACCTGTGAAGATGATATCTTTTATCTTGGTTCCTTTCGGAATGCCTATATCTTTCATGAAGGCTCTAGCAATCTTCATTAGTTGATTCTTTACCTTTTCATCAAGCTTTCCTTTGGGCCATATTTCTGGGTTTAGGGTATCCTTGATTCTGAATGAATCCATGACATCCTTTGGAATGGTTAATTCTTGGCTTAGGCTTGCTTCAACGACTTCATATAATGAATCATACTCATCCAATTTGGTTGGATGTGGCTTAGCGTTTTCCAAGATAAACCCAGAGGGTTTTATAATAAATTGCATAGTATCTGAAGCTTTTAGTATAAATACTTAGACTTGGTTTAAAAAATCGTTATGTATGTAAATTGATTAGATTACTTGGTAATAAAAGATATTTATTAATATGAAACTATCTATCATAATTCCTTGTAAAAATGAAGAGCGTTATATAGGCAAGTTGTTTTCTGCAATACAGAAGCAGCGTCTACCTAAAAACGTTGAAATCATAGTGGCTGACGCGGATTCCACCGATAAGACTCCGTTGATAATTTCAGCCTATTCCCATGTTTTACCAATAAAGAAGGTATCTGGTGGGTTACCTAGCGTAGGAAGGAATAATGGAGCCGAGGTTGCGAAGGGTGATGTCTTGTTATTCTTGGATGCTGACACCACGTTCGAGGACCCAGAACTCATACGTGAGTCTTTGATTAAGATACAGGAGGGTAACGAATTGGTTGGTGCCTTATTGAGCATAAAAAAGAATTCGTTTATACGCTTTTTGTATTTCTTATCCAATATGGTCATGAGGTTTTCGAAGTTGGAGAAGCCATTTGTTGTTGGGGCTTATTTCATGATAACAAAAGAGGCTTTCGAAAGGCTTGGGGGTTTTGATGAATCGCTGATGCATTGCGAGGATTACTTCTTGAGCAGGGAAATAAGCAACAAAAAGTTCGCAATAATAAACAAGTACATATATACGGATGACAGGAGGTTTAAGAAGATGGGTAAGCTAGGAATGGCTAGATACTTCTTTTTCAACATACTACAACGAAATAATAAAAAGGCATTTAAAAAAGACATCGGTTATTGGTCATGAAATACAAAACAATCATACTATCGGACATTCACTTGGGTTCCGCTTATTCAAGGGCCAGTGACGCAACAGAATTCTTGGCTAACAACCAGTGTGAAAAGCTAATACTAAATGGCGATATCATTGATGGATGGGCCTTGAAGTCTGGTAGCAAGTGGACGGAAGAGCATATGAAGCTTGTAAGAAAGATACTTAAGATTTCTAGGGACACCGAAGTAATTTGGGTCAAGGGGAACCATGATGAGTTCTTGATGGATTTCATTGGGTTTACTTTAGGTAATATTAGCATTAAATCTGAAATAGAACACATCGGGGTCAATGGCAAGAGGTATCTTGTGATACATGGCGATATATTCGATGTATTCATAACAAATATGAAATGGTTAGCAATGCTTGGAAGCTTAGGATATGACTTGTGCTTATGGATAAATAAGCACTATAATACGTATAGACGCTGGAGGGGTCTTGAGTACTTCTCGTTATCGAAGGTAATAAAGGATAGTGTAAAGCAAGCAACGAAGTATGTTGGTGACTTTGAGAGTCATATGGTTAAACATGCAAAAAACCTAGAATATGATGGTGTGATTTGCGGTCATATACACAAGGCCGAGATAAGAGATATCGATGGAATGGAGTACAAGAACTCTGGTGATTGGGTAGAATCAAAGACTGCTTTGGTTGAAAACCACGATGGAAGTTGGTCGGTAATTGAAGTTTAATTTGGAAAATACAAAAACATTTCGTACCTTTGTCAAAAATAAAGGATAATGACCCCATTAGACAAAGACATAAGCAGGGAAACAACCATAAGGGTTGACGAGCGAGAGATTCAAATTACGCTAACCCCCACGCAAAAGATATCCATGAAGCTCAAGGGTATGAAGACTGGTTCCGTGGAAATTGGAATCGGGGAATTATATGGTCAATTAAAGGGTTCGCCGTCTAAGCCAGAGGCTAAGGTGGAAAGACCCAAGCCAAGTGGCTTGGATATATCGTCCTATAAAGAAGACGATAAGTATCTTATTTCATTGCATGAGATAAGGGCATCTATGATGGTATCGGATATGGAATTGGCGTGTAAGCATCAATTCGAGAGATTTTTGGTTGGATTGATAAACGAAAGAAAAACGAAATGAGCAAGTTACCAATGAATAGAGTAAGAGGCAATACGCCTTTGCTTTGGTTGGGTCAGTTATTATTAAAGATAACGACACCAATCTACAATAAAGCTAACGAATTAATCGAAGAAAACAGAACCAAGATTGTAAGCAATCCAAGTGCCGAGTTTTTTAATCCATTTACGATGGTGATTAGCTTTACCGTTGATGTATCCTCTAAGTTTCAGATACTACTACAGGGGGACTACAGAGACAAGTACAAGGAAAGCGGTGATAAGAGCGTAGCTTTATCTGATGAAGACTTGTATATCATTATTAACCAGAACCGAAACTTATGGTTCAAAAAATACAAATAATGAACGAAATAACACAAAATAACATAGAAATAGCTAAGTTCATGGGTTGGGAGTATCATAAGGGATTTTTATTAAACCCCAACAATGCTTCTCAGACCTTTTCAGCAGTATCATTTAGTTATGATACTTCTTGGGATTCTTTGATGCCAGTAATAAGAAAGATAAATTCTCTTAACAAGGCAACACAGTTTGCCATCTTTAAGACCTATGTGTCTTGTACGGTTGAAAGTGGTGGCAAGTTCTATAAGCACTTTTCATTTAGTCATGCAGAATACATCACACAAGAACAATCGGATATACAAGCAGCTTGGAAGCTTGTTGTTAAGTTTGTTATCTGGTACCAAGAAAATATGCTAACTAGCGTTTCTTAGGACGCTTGTTGGTCTTTTTAGCAGCTGCTTTTTTAGCGGCTGTTTTCTTTTTGGTTGCTTTCTTTTTCTTGTATTTCTTAACCTCGAATATTCTTTTTTTTTGAGGCTTTAGAACGATGTTATAGGGCGGTTTAGCCAGCATTGATATATCCAGCAGCCATTCGTGCTTAGAACGCTCAGAATACACCGAAAATGATTCTAGGATATGTTGTTCCACCCTAGCTAGTGTCCACTTATTTACCTTAGCCATTTGTTTGACGCAGATGGTTTTCTTTCCAATCATGACTGCTCGTCCGAAGTGTTTTACTTGGTGGCACGTAGGGCATAGGGATATGAGACCCACTAATTTTTGAACGTGTTTTTCGTCATCATATTCCCATATTTCGTGGCATTCAACTCTGTGCTTATAACCTTGATTAAGGCCAGAGTCTCCGCATATTTCGCACTTATGGCCAGCGGCTTCGTATGATATTAGTCTTATGGTGTCCCAGTCCTTAGCGGAAACGGTTGTTCGGACATTGCTGAAGTGACAGGTTTTGGGGATTAGTTCAATTAGTAGTTGTTTGGGTTTTGTAGACATGAAAGTAGTTTCGATAATTTTTTCTGTTTATTAGGTAACCCTTGGTTTCGCTGTTTATATCACCAGCATCGATAAATACTGGAAAATTATTATCGAATATAAGTTTTTTGAGGTCTTCGCTCTTTATGAACCATAATTCATCGAGATAAAGGAAATGTGTTACAAACCAATCAGCTTGTGTTACGCTAATACCAGAAGGTCGGTTACGGCATTCATACTCAATAAATAGGTTTCCAGTATCAAAAAGCGGAGCGCACTTGAAGTCGGTTTTTATTTCGTATGTTGTATCTTTATTATTTTTGGTCATCTTCAAATCAAACTTATTATCGTTGTTGGAAGCTTGGTAAATGCATCCTTTCGATTCCAAAAATTCTTTTACCTTTAGTTCACCTACGCTAGATAGTTCTAGGTCTTTTTTAAAATTAAGATTTGCCATAATCAAATATACTAAAAATTTTTGAGAAATCAAGATATTTATACTAAAAAAAGACATGAAGATTAAAATAACCGAAGAACAGTATAAAAGAACGATGAATGCTTTATTGGAAGCAAAGACGCTAGATGCATTCGAAGAATTTGCTGAAACTCGTTTGAATGGTGCCGAAAAGATAGCTGATAACGCTGAAAAGAAAGGTGGTCCTTCTATGTTAACATATCATCATTTCAAGGTAAAATTACCCTATTATAAAAAAGCCGCCAGCGGAAAGATGGAGCTAGATGAAGCCAAAGCTGAATATAAAAAATTACTAGAAAAGTTATACTCATCAACCAAAGACTCTATGAATATAGAACAAATAGCATTTCAAGAATTAGTTGGTAAGTTGGAAGCATTAGGCGAATTGATAATTAAACAAAAATAAAAGACATGAAAATTAAGATTACAGAAAGCCAGGCCATGCGTTTAGGTTTCATGAAAGAAGAAGAAGCGCAAAATCCATTAACCAAATTCATAGCATTATGTAATAAGCTTGCTATTGAGGTTAATAAATTATACGGAAAGATACTAGTATTAAGCGTAGATGAGATAATACACGACAATAATTTAATACCTAAGTTAAAAAAAGAATTAAGTAGTATTGAGGGATTGGTTGATAAAGCCTATGATGAGTGTTCAGCGTATATAGAAACTCTTCCAGAGGACAATTTTGACATGCAGATGTACAACGCTAGGGATAAGGTAAGTCCTAAGATAGATACGTTGGCCTTGATGCTTAGTGACCTAGAGGATGTTTCTGATAGATACACAAGTAACGATAGTGCTGATGTATTCAAGGATTTCAGGAGAGTCGAAGTTGGAACGCAGACATTTTAATTTGACATTGTCAAAAAAATTCCGTACCTTTGTATCAAATTAAAGATACATGACAGAAATTATTAAACACTTATTTGGATTATGTGGTGAAGGACATCCAAGCATATTGTTTTTTACACTAACACCATTGATGATTATACTAAGTAATATAAAAAAAATAATTACTTTTTGCGCTTTGATGGTAAGTACTTATCTACGATAGGCATTAAGAATGGTTCTTCATAACCAAATATAATGTTCAATAAAGAAGCTAATTCATATCTCAATTTATCATATGAGTCTTCTTCGCTAAGGAAATAAACATGAAACCCAGTGTTGATGGCTCTCTTGAAGTGGACACCGTTTTTGTATCTAATAACTGGATAATTCTTAACAAGAAACCTTAATATAAAGTCTTTTTCATACTGTGTATACATATCAATAAATATCTTGCAAATGAGAAAATTTGAAAACCATGTTTATATGAATATATGTGAATCGTCTTATGGTATCTTTGAAAAGACGAGATATAGCACATATTTAAACTTCTGTAGGATAATAAAAATAAAGCTGGAGAACAATGATATCGATAAGGTTGTTGAGTCTCAAGTCTTATTCATTGCTAAGGTTATCGGTAAGCTATTCGCATTTGACCGTCAAATGAGCGTAGACTATATCTACAAATTCTTTATTCAAGAAAAGTATTTAATCTTTGAATCACCAGTACGTCAAATGAAGTCTTGCTTACCGATAAATGACGACATCAATAAATTGATTTGACGGTAATTTCAGCATTTATGTATTGTGTTTTCTTGTAGTCCAAGAAGGCCTTTATGCTGGTTTTCAGTAGGCTATCTGGCATTGCTTTTTTAAATACAGGGTATATATCATCAAATACCTTTTTTTTAGCGTTTTCTTGGCTAAATTTTTGTCCACAGCAATACAAGTAAACAACCAAGTGGTCATCTTGTATCAATCCTGAAAGGTATTTCCAAATTATTTCTGAATCCGTCATTGATTTTTTAAGAATCTTTTTGTATATTTATAACTATAACAATAATAAAAAAATTTTTAAAATGAGTAAAGACATTAACGCAACCGAATTAACCGAACTAATAAATAACAACGAAGTCGTATTGGCAGATTTTCATGCTACATGGTGTGGTCCATGTAAAGCACTAGCTCCAATCATAGATAAGTTGACCGATGAAAACACGAAAGCAAAGATTGTAAAAATCAATGTTGATGAAAACAAAGAAACCGCTGTTGAATTGGGTATTAGAGGTGTTCCAACCATGATATTCTTCAAAAATGGAAAGGTAGCACATAAGCTAGTAGGGCTTGCAACCAAAGAAAATATCCAAGCTAAGATAAATGAATTATTAGCATAAAAGAAGGCCCGATAAGGGCCTTTTATTTTTATCGGAATATTTATAGATATGAAGAAGAAAATAATCATAACAGAAAGTCAATTCAGCCGTTTACAGACCAAGTTAAACGAAACAACAGCTCATTCATACATGGTTAAAGAGATGAAGGCTGATTTGGATAAAAACTACACGCCAATCAAAAAATATATGCGTGAAGGTGGTGAGTATTTTGAAAGACCGATGATTCAAGTAAATGCGGATAAAGAAGTTATAAGTCCCAAGTCACTTTATGAGTATTTGAAATACAAGTACAAGATGGGCGAAGAATTTACCAAACAAGTTATTCGTGATTGGGTTAGCGGAAAGATAACAGATGAATATATGTTATCAAAGACCGTATCAATGAAATAGCCATGAACCTGAAGGTTAAAATACGAGAAGAATTAAGAAAACGCTATGGCAATTTCGATAGCATTCTGGAGCATCAATACGAAGATGTTATAACCGAAAAACTTGTTGATGGTCCCTTGGTAAAAAGAAGCCAATGGGCTACGTATAACCAAATAATTCTTGAAATCAAATACTCTCTGAAAGACATGCTTAAGGTGAAAGAATTACTATATAAGCTCACCGAAGATGAAAACCCAAATGATATGGTAATCGAGGCCATAGAAGATATAAAAACATTTACTCCAGAACTTGAAAGACTATATTATAAGATAAAGAATTTCTGATGAATAGTTTTAAAGTAAGTTATGTCACAACGCTGCCAAAAGAAGGTAATGCGCCTAGAGTTACGATTAAAGGTAACGAAGATAAAGAATACACCGTAGCCTTTATAGACACACAAACCCAACACCTTATTAGTTCTGGGACGTGTAGGAACAATCAAGTAATAATGGCAAATGCCAATCAATGGTATACTTCATGGGGCGTATTTATTTTTGATGAAAACGGCAGCCTAGTATTTAAAGACTTATTTTCGCTTAAAGGAAAGAACGTGTTCATAAAGATGGACGCTTATGCGCTGGGTGATAATATAGCATGGATTCCGTATGTTCAAGCGTTCAAAGACAAGCATGAGTGTAACGTAATATGTTCAACCTTTTTCAATGATTTATTTGTTGAGAATTATCCAGACATCATGTTCGTTAAACCAAATACAATAATAGAAAACATATATGCGCAATACTATATAGGGGCCAGCAATGATGAAAACCCTCATTACTCGCCAGTTAAGTCAAACGAAACGGCGTTACAACACGTTGCATCAAGCATACTAGGCTTAGAACACACGGAAATAAGACCAGACTTAACCAAAATGTTTCCTGAAGACGTTAGGGTCGATAAAAAATATGTTACCATAGCAGAATTTGGTAGTGCCAATACCAAAGAATGGAAATGTATTGATGGATGGAAAAAGGTAGTTGACTTCATAAAAAGCAAGGGTTATGAAGTTATTGTGATATCAAAAGAACCAACCAATTTGACCGATGTTATTGACCATACAGGGAATATACCGCTTACCAATAGAGCGTTTGAAATAATGAATGCCAAGATGCATTTAGGGGTGAGTTCTGGGTTAAGTTGGCTTGCTTGGGCCGTTGGAACACCTGTGGTGATGATAAGCGATGTAACACCAACTTGGCATGAATTTCATACGAATATCACTAGGTTTTGTGCCAATAAATTAAATGGTGTTGACTATGAAGCTGTTGAGGTTACTGATGTTGAAACGGTATTGAAAAAGTTAGGTGAATTGCTGGTTTAAAGATATTTATAGTAAATAACGACTACTATTAAATATTACAATGATGGGACCTAATATACTCTTATTAAACCCTAGTCATAGTAAGAGAACGACTCTTGACAAGGCTTATAGCCAACATGTAAAAAACTTGATTAACACGCTTGACGAGGAACATACTGAAAGATGGGAAATATATAGCTTAATACTAGAAGACTTGATAAATAGTGGCAAGGACCATTATTTAAAGGAAATAAAATACAGACTAACAGACGGCGAAGACCCTAACGAGGTTATCTTGAGCATAATTGAAAAAGAATCAGATAACTTGAATTCTTTGGCTTGGGGACTTAAGGCTAGAATCGAAGAATACTTGGAAGAAGACTTCTTTAAAAGATTTTTGTTGTAAACCTTGTCTATTTGAAAAATATTACGTACCTTTGTGTATTGTTTAATATGAAAAATAATAACATAACAGATAGACTTACGTTTTTGGCCAAGACATTTGATGTATTTGAAACATCAAGTGATAATGGTTCGAGTCCTATTGAGGTTAAGCTTTCCGAATTGAAAAAAGAGGGCTACGAAACGAGACCGATAAAAAACGCTAAGGATTCTGTTATCGCATTAATTTCAAGCAAGAAGAACGAAAAGAATCGTTTTTTGATTAAGACCAGCGTATCTGATAGTGTTTTTTCAGATATGATTAGTGCTGACCCAACCGAAAACAAGATGTATCTTCAATGGATGCTTAATGTATTTGTTAGGTTGCTTAAGGCTGGGGATGTTACAAGCGTAGAAGCGGCGATAAGATTTGTGGACGAAGACTTACCGCAAGCCAGCAATTATCTCTTGTTATTTGAAGATAACAAGAGAAAAAAGAAGTTCAAGGATTTGTCAACTGCAAGTTATAGCTTGAAGCATGTGACCGACCCTACGAATATAAACCAGTATCAATCACTGGCGCAATTATTTGATGCGGTTGACCCGTTCATTGAACGTGAACCAAGTGCTATCGAAAGAACGCTAAAGAAGTATGTTGATGGCGGTCAAGCCTTGATACCAGTAAGGGATAGGAAGTTTACGCTTTATATTCCCAAGACCACAGCTGCCAGCGTTGTCTTCGACAAGTTTGCGAACTGGTGTACGGCAAGAGAGGGTAACGGTATGTTTAAATCATATACCGAAAATAATAGAAAACCCAATGGGAAAAACTCAGATATTTATATCATTATAGATAATAGGTTTTTCTCTGGTGAATCGGATGAATTGTTTCAAATACACTTTGAGACAAGGCAACTAAAAGATAGAAAGAACGGACAAAACGTTAGCATTTTTGAAAGCGTTTTATCTCAGAGCGAAGGCTTAAGCAATTTCTTTTACGAGGAATTGATGGAAATGGCTAAGACTAACAAACAAGGTATAGAAACAAATATATATCTTGACTATCTGATACAGTTCGGTTTTACCGAAAGCTATTTTGAGTTGTTTCCTGAAGAAACGCCGATTATTAGGATAATGAAAAAGGAGATACCAAAGCTTCCAGACATATCAAGGTTTAAAGAGCTAGAAACGCTTATAATAACGAGCGCAAAACTAGTCGAAATTCATCCATCAATAGGAGCCTTGAAAAGTCTTGAAATTTTGGCATTAACAGATAACAAATTAAAAACGCTACCAAAAGAAATAGGTATGTTAACGAATTTAAAATTTTTGAATATCAACGGGAATCAGATTACTGAAATACCCGATGAGTTGACGTATTTAGATAAAAGCAATGGTGGGTCGCTAGTGAGAATTGGTGTAAATAAGGAAGACATAGGAGCTAATAATTTTGATAAGATAAAACGTTTGTTACCACAAACGTCAATAAATTAAAATCAAGGCCCTAGCTAAACTAGGGCCTTTTTTATATAACAAGTTTTAAACGAAACAATTATGGAATGGAAAAGAAACAACGAAGTGATTAAAAAGCCAATACTGGAATACTTGGAAGACCTCATAAACGAGGAAACCGAGAAAGGCTATAAGCTTAGAGTATTTGTGGGTACCGACTCTCAAAAGTATGGTACTGCCTATAAGTTTGCTACGGTAATCATATTGGCTAGAACCGAAGACCTAGGTGATGGTGTAGAAGTGGGTCGTGGTGGATTGGTTATGGCATCAACTCACGTTCATAAGTTCAAAGCAAGAAACAAAGAGGCTGTAAACGAGAGAATGATTTATGAAGTAGGTAAGTCTGTAGAAGTTGCATATGAAATTGCTTCGCTTTTGGATTTATATGAAATACCTCTTGAAGTTCACGCGGATATAAACCCAAACCCAATGTTTGAATCTAACAAAGCTATGCAACAAGCTGTTGGTTATATACTAGGTATGGGTTATGAATTCAAGATTAAGCCAGACGCTTTCGCAAGCTCATATTGCGCCGATAATATTCTTTAATTAAAATCCTTTTTAGTTAAAAGACTTATTGATGGATAATTTTTTTATCCGTTGGTGAGTCTTTTTGCTAAATCTATATATTTATTAATAACAAAATAAGCTTTAATAAAACCTTATCCCATGTCAAAAAAGACCGTAAACATCAAAGAAAGCCAATTAGTAGATATGATTGACAACATCGTTACAGAAACAGTTGCTAAACAAAAAAAAGATTGGATTAACGAACAAGCTAAGAAAAACGCTGAAAAAACAGCAGTTTTGGAAAGCAAAATAGCGAAATTAGAAGCTTCAGTTAAGAGACTAACAGAAAGCAAGAAGTAATTACTTCTCTAGGAATAACTTGGCTAGGTCATCTTTTAGGACGGCCTAGCTATTTTATTTCCCCTTTACATGGGTAAACCCTACCTTATATTTTACGCATGGAAAGACTAATAGAAAAACTAGAACGTGAAATCAATCCTTTGATTTCAACCGTAGAACGTGACGAGTTCATACAAGCCAGCGAAAAAGCATTTGATTGTGCTTTTAACGGCACTTCTACCTTCTTCCCATGGTCAACACCAACCAAGCTACCAAAGAGCTTTAAAATAGGTGTAATAGTCGGTTCCAGCGGTTCTGGTAAATCAACACTATTAAAAAAGTTCGGACAAGAAGAACAACCAATTTGGGACCACAGTAAAGCTATCATATCACATTTTGAAGACCCAGATGATGGAATAAATAAATTGGGTTCTGTGGGTTTTAATTCAATACCTTCATGGTATAAGCCATATGGTGTTTTATCCAACGGTGAAAAATTTAGAGCTGATTTGGCCAGAAAGATTAAATCTGGGGCTGTTATTGATGAATATACCAGTGTTGTTGACCGAACGGTAGCTAAAGCCGCCAGCATCGCCTTATCAAGATATATCAAAAACAATGACATACATAATGTTGTTATATCAACATGTCATCATGATATTGTTGATTGGTTGGAACCAGATTGGGTGATTAATACCGACACAGGTGAATTGCTTCACGGTTTTTTTTTGTCCGACCAAAAATCATTGTCAAAATATATCGGACAAACTATGATAGTTGGGGAATGTTTAAAGACCATCACTATTTAGATGGTAATATAAATAAAGCAGCTAGATGTTATTTGGGTATTTGGGAAGACCAAGTAGTTGCGTTTGGTGCAAGCCTAACTCAACCCAACGGTGCTTTTAAAAATGGCTGGAGAGGTCATCGAATTTGCATATTACCAGATTATCAAGGAATGGGTATTGGTCCAAGATTTTCAGATGCAATAGGTCAGATTCATTTGGACCAAGGTCATAGATTTTTTTCTAGAACAGCACACCCTAGATTAATTAGTTATAGAGAAAAATCACCATTATGGAAAACAACTAGTAAACACAAGAAATTGAGGACTGATGTTAAACATAAAAACGTATTTAAAGGTCATTATGCTGATAATAAAAGACTATGTGGTAGCTTCGAGTATATTGGTGAAATCAAATTATAGACCTAAATTCTCACGAATAAGACGTTTAATAAGTGATTTGGTAGTTTCATTAACATTTTCTTCATAAGGTATTAAACCAACAACCCATTCTACGTTACCTATATTACCTGTTTTAATTTCTTTAAAAGTTTGGTTTTGTAATTTCACATTTTTCAATCTGTTTTGTAAATTACCAGAGTCATCAAACAATAAAGAAATTTTATGTATTTTAATATTACCAGTTTTGTAGGATATTTTGTAATTATTCATATCAACCTTAACAGAATTAATATCTATATAAATGTCTTTTGTTTCTGAATTTAATTTGCTTCTCAAATCGTTAATGTCGGAACCTATAATTTCTTTATTTTCAACACTTGCTTTTGTGAAGTTTTTAGTGTCAGACGCAGCAAAGAAACTTTGTCTATAGGTTATAACGCTACCATTTAATTTAAAAGAAATATCAATTGGTTTACCAATTTGTTTAGCAACACCCCCATAGTAATTTTCTAATCTACTAACTAGTCCATTTACTTGAGCATCATGTCTTTTATCATAATCAGAACCTATTGAACCTCTAGTAGTAAAGTGTGTATAGGCAATTCCATCTTCAGATTGAACGATATCACAAGATGCTTTGGTTATTATTTTATCGTCTTGTACATATGTTTTTACTTGTATGTTAGATACACTAGGTGTATTACCATTTTTCACTTGCTTTGATAATTCATCTTCTACTCTTTTTTCAAAATCATCTTGTAATCTTTTTGAACCTAAAGCACCATGAACTAAGTCTAAATCTGGGTTTGATGTTGGTTGATACGCATCAAAACTTACCCTACTTAAAACTTTTTGTGTTTGAGTTTGATTTTGACCAGTTTGTATTAAATTTGAACCCTTTGTAATATTGGGTGTACCCATTAAACTTAACCCTAACGCTGTTGCAGCAAGATAATTTTTCACACCTTCGTTAGTTTTACCCCATTCTTTTTCAGCCCCTTTTTCCATTTTTTGTATTCTATCGTAGTAATCTGGGAATTCACTAACATGGTCCATAGCAATTTCAGTTGCTTTTTCTTTGTCATTGGTATGTTCCTTTTCAACCTCAATACCTTTTTTTATTTGGGCTTTGATTTTTTCAACTGATACATTAAACTTCTTAGCGATATCTTCAACAGACATCTTATCAGCTTTGCCACCTTTGATTGTGTTTATTTCTGAAATTGATTCATTGGCATTTGCATGTAGAGCTGCTAGATATTTTTCTACTGACCCTTTGGTACAACCTACTTTGGTACCACCATCTTTTTTATACACGCATTGTTTATCCCCTACTTTTCTATGAGTATATGGCATTTTTGTTTATTTTATGTTTTTGATAGATTAAACCTTTTTTTTATATCTTTAACCGTTGGCACTAGAATTTCGTAAATTATTTTAATTATTTCAGCCGCTAAAAACGCAACTCCAACTAATTGGGTCTTCGTACCAAAGTTTATAAACCATGTTAGAATATTTTCAATACCTAAATCACTGGCAACATATGTTGATAAATCTTTTAAGCTATTAAAAATTTTTACAACTGAATCAACATTTTTAATTTGCTCTGTTATTTTTTCCAAAGCTAGATTCTGTAATTTTTCCAACCAATTTGTATTGACCCATGTTAATAACACAGCCAACCCTAGCCCCATTATAAAACCAACCCATCCTTTCTTATTAAGGAATTCTTGTCCATGTTTTAAAACATTATCTAAAAAAATTTTTAATTTATCTGTAAAACCCACTAAGTTTACAGAAATTTTTTGAATAAGTTTATTTATCAACTCTTTAATCTTATTTAATTCATTACTAATAGCGGTTTTAACGTTGTTAATAGCTTCCTCCATTAATTTTGGGTCCAATAAAATGTTTTTAAATAATATTGCCAATTCTTTTAAATTTTTAATATCATTTATTAATTGCAAAGATTTTTCTTTACCCTTTTGAACTAAATTACCTAAATAACTGTTTATCGAATCTAATACCGTTTCAATTATTATTTGTTGTTCTATGATTAATTTTTTATATTCAAAATTGTTGTTTTCATGTAAGTTTAAATCAACACCCAAAACTATATCCACATAATATTTGTCTTCTAGTAACGATAAAGAATGTTCTGACAGTAATTTTTTCCTATCAAACAAATAAATTTCTTCTCTTAATAATTGTTTTGTATTATACACGTGTTTATAAGTTTAGATATAAATACTTGGGTTTATTTTCCCGTATTTTCTGATTATAACGCCTGCCACAGCATTTGCTTCATTTTCTATTGGGCTACCATCATCACCATCATTATTTTGTGTGATACGACCTTCTAGGTTTTGTTTATGGTGAACCAATTCGTGCGCTATAGAACGACATACGTCTATTATCGCTCTGTCTTTGGCATATACCTTAACATGACCCAATAAGTTGTAATAAGCGGTTGTTTTAAGGTCTGGTGTTCGCTCGAAAGCCAAGTCAACCTTTATGCCGTCATCGATACCTAAGAAATCCTTGGCGAAGTTGATGAAATCGGATACGATTCTTATGTCTTTTTCATCTTTACTAAGAATGGCTTCTCTTAGTAATTGTTTTATTAGTGGTTTCATGTTTTCATTTATTTTTGGAGACCTAATCATGGTATCACGAAATTCAAAATTCTTGTTCTTACCCTTATTAGGTACAAATCCGAAACCCTTATAGAATTGGACTAGTCTGTTTACGTTTCCACCAAAATCAGAAGACGGCGTTAGCACGATTGTCTTTTTATGTTGGTCAGCATAGCTAACTAAATCTGTCATGATTTGTTTGCCTAGTCCTTTTTCTCTGAGGTCTTTTTTTATCACTATTCTTGACAGAGTTATGCTATTGGGGTTTTCATAAATGTCTAACCCATCCAAATACTCACCATATTTTTCTTTAAGAATATCCTCTATCATATATTATAAATATAAAAAAAGGTCCGAAAAATCGGACCTTTTGATTATTTGGCTTTTTGTTTGGAGTATTTGATAGTGATTTCATCTTTTTCTTTGTTAAACCCTATGTTTAACGTATCCCCCTCTGATATTTCACCATTAAGGATTTCATCGGCCACCGCATCTTCAACATAGTGTTGGATAGCTCTGGCTAGAGGACGGGCACCGTAGTTTTCGTCATATCCTTGTCTAGCCAAGAATTCAATAGCATCTTGGGAAATCTTTAGCTTGAACTTCATTTCGTTCAAGCGTTTTTCAAGCTTACCAACCTCAAGACTGATGATTTTGTGGATATCCTCTTCGGTTAGGCTTCTAAAGATGATGGCTTCATCGATACGGTTAAGGAATTCTGGTCTGAATTTCTTCTTCAAGGCCTTTTCTATGATATCACGAGCTTTGTTTTCTTCGTTTACGATTGAAGCGGCTGTTTCAAAACCAAGCGACTTTCCGAATGAATTGACTTCTTTAACACCGATGTTAGATGTCATGATAATCAATGAGTTTCTGAAGTTCACCTTACGTCCCAAGCCATCGGTTAATTGTCCTTCGTCCAATAATTGAAGCAATAGGTTAAACACGTCTTCATGTGCCTTCTCGATTTCATCAAACAATATAACGCAGTGTGGCTTTCTACGAACCTTTTCTGTAAGTTGACCACCTTGTTCATATCCCACGTAACCTGGTGGGCTACCAATCATCCTAGATACGCTGTGTTTTTCCATGTATTCAGACATATCCATTCTTACCAAAGCATCCGCATCACCGAATACGTTTTCAGCTAGGAGCTTAGCAAGCATTGTTTTTCCGACACCAGTAGGTCCCAAGAATATAAACGAACCGACAGGCTTGGTTTTGTCTTTGATACCTATACGGTTACGTTTGATTGCCTTAACAACCTTAGCAACAGCGTCATCTTGACCTATTATTTTGCCCATGAGTTCTTTATCCAAGTTCATAAGACGTTTGCTTTCTTGGGTAGAAATCTTTGTAAGCGGAATACCAGTCATCATGGATACAACTTGAGATATCAACTCAACACCTACTTCGGTGGTTTTTCCTTCAAGGCTTTTGTTCCATTCGTTCAAAGAAGCTTCAAGCTTGTCTTTAATCTTTTTCTCTTCGTCTCTGAGCTTAGCAGCTTCTTCATATTTTTGTTTTTCAACAACTTCTTTTTTCCTATCATTGATTTCTCTGATTTGAGCTTCAAGTTGTTTGATATTCTCAGGCTTTTCAAGATTAACATTGGTTGTTGCTCCAGCTTCATCCATAACGTCTATTGCTTTGTCTGGCATACTACGTTCCATGATATATCTCGCTGATAGCTTAACGCATTCATCAATAGCGTCTTGGGTATATGTTACCCTATGGTGCTTTTCATATTTTTCCTTGATGTTCATAAGGATTTCTTTCGTTTCATCAAGACTTGGTTCTTCGACCAATACTTGCTGGAAACGTCTTGTAAGGGCACCGTCCTTTTCAATGTGTTCACGATATTCATCAAGGGTTGTTGCACCTATGATTTGTATTTCGCCACGAGCCAATGCTGGTTTAAATATGTTAGATGCATCTAGCGAACCACTGGCGTTACCAGCACCTACGATGGTGTGAAGTTCATCTATAAAAAGAATGATGTCTGGGTTTGCTTTGCATTCTTCCAGAACGGCTTTCATTCTTTCTTCAAACTGGCCACGATACTTGGTACCAGCGACTAGGCTGGCCAAATCCAGTGTGAAGATTCTTTTGTTGGTAAGAGGTCTTGGCGCACCACCTTCTTTGATAAGCGTTGCAAGACCTTCTACAATACTGGTTTTACCGACGCCAGGTTCTCCGATTAGAATCGGATTATTTTTCTTTCTACGTGAAAGGATTTGTGAAACTCTTTTGATTTCAACACTTCTACCGACCACTGGGTCGATTTCACCTTTTTCTACTGCTTTTGAAACGTCTCTACAAAAGTTATCCAATACTGGTGTTTTTGTTTTACCTTCACCTTGTTTTGGCTTCTTTTTGAAAGGCTCTTGTTCTTGGACATCATCATCCTCAAAAGCATTATTTTTAAAACCTTCTCTCATTTTAATTGTTGCGTTTTTAAATTTATTATAATCAATCCCATAGACCTCAAGAAGAGTCTCTGTCACAGGCGTATTGTTTTTTAGTATTGATAATATGATATGAGTAGTATCAATCATAGCATCGTTTAGTTCATCACATTCTTTATCCAAGCCTTTGATGATTATCTTGGTTTCATCTGAAAACGGAAGCGTTCTTTTTGATGTATTGCCAACACGAGGTGTTAGGTCACTTTTTCTGAGATGGTCAGAAATTCTTTCGCAAAGGTCTAGTCTGTTTAGATTTATGTAATTAAAAACACTCACAGCTTCATTATCGTTGTCCAATAAAATGGACAAGGTTATGTGTTCTGGTCTTACCTTAACGTCATCGAAGTTTTTAGCTTCCTTCATTGCTTCTGACATTATAATCTTAACCTTCGGATAAATTTCTCTATTCATGCGTTGTTTTTTACAAAGTTACGAAATTATTTTTAAATCCGCAAGGACTTGATTTATTCAATAAATATTTGTATATTTGTATAAAAGTAAATCATGGTTGGTATCAAGTATAATAGTGTTGAAATAATCTTTAATAATAAGACATATCACACTGCTAAACAAAAATTTGAAAATTGTAGCTTAGAAATAACTGGTAATTTTCTAATAATAACAACACAGTTAATAGATGAAAATAAAAATGTGATTGAAAATAATAGAGTTTTTGAACTCACTCAAATTTCTTCATATAAAACACAAAATTAAAAAAACAAAATGATTGTTAAAAAACAAGAAAAAAACGGAAAAATCAAAGCCATGTATTCTTCGTCAACTATATGCGCTTCTATCTTTGACACAACAACTAACGACTTGATAGTTATCTTCAATAACGGTGGACAATACAAGTATCCTAGCGTATCTCTAACAGACTATACTAGATTTGAAATTGCTGACAGCAATGGAACTACCTTCAACACCTATATCAAAAAGAAATATACAAACTTTGAAAAGCTAGATAAGCTTAGCGATGAAGTGCTTAAAGGCATTCTTGATGAAGTATCAGAAATAACAGCTGCCGAAGAAAAAAATATCTTGATTGCTAACTCAAAAGCTATCATAGAAGCTATGCATACCGTAATAGGTGAATACATAAAGACTGGTTCTCTTGAAAAGACAAGTCTTGAAACTATCAAGACCAAAATAGAAGACTACACAAAGGTAGTAGAACCTAAAGAGGAAGAAGCGCAAGCATAGTATGAAAAAGAAAAAGCTAAGCATCAGATTTATCCAAATAGGTGAAGATAATCCGATATATACTATCCAGAAAAAAACTCTTTTTGGTTGGAAAACACTTGGTAGGAGTATACCCGTTGGGTTTGGTGATACAAATTGGATATCTTATAGTAAAAGCAATAAAGAAGATTTGCTTGCTACCGTGTTAGATGAGGTTTATAAGACCAGCAAAAAGCATGTTATAATAACCGAATACCCGATGTTAAAAAAATACTAATGGAAAGAGTTTACGTAAAATGGGATTCTCTACATGAAAGAATCGTTTGTGTTCATTCAAGCGAAGATAATGAATGTCACTTATGCAAAAAAGCGCACGAAGTACTTGATAATGGCCCGTACTTTTTGCGTGGGGGCTGGTATGAAATAGACGCTAAAGAACCTACCCTCGAAGACCTTATCGATAAGGCATATACAGAATACGTAAATACCTTTATAGGATATGACGATATACCAACAAAAGACTGGTTTGCAATCGAAACAAAGAACAATAAGGCCTTCGCAAATAAATGGTTATATGAATAACTTAGACAAAAAATACACAGACCTGCTTCAAGACATTCTTGATAACGGTACAAAAAAAGAAACAAGAAATGGGGGAACCATTTCAGTATTCGGAAGACAAATAAGACATTCTATGTCAGAAGGATTTCCACTTTTGACCACTAAAAAAATGGCTTGGAAATCAATAGTAGTAGAATTGTTGTGGTTTTTAAGAGGAGACACAAATATTAAGTTCTTGGTTGATAACAATTGTCATATTTGGGACGGAGATTCCTTTGCTAATTATCTAAAGAATAGAGACAGGTTCTCTAATAAGGATAATGTAAAAGAAGATGTTGTTATTAATGGAATGAATGGTTCTTCTAATAGAGCATATACTCAAGAAGAATTCATCAATAAAATCAAAACTGATGATGAGTTTGCTGTTAAGTGGGGGAGTTTGGGTCGGATATACGGGGCACAATGGCGAGACTGGGGTGGAAGGGTTTCTAATAAGCACCAAAACCACAACGGAACAAGCGGTGTGCATTTTAATGGCATTGACCAAATACAAAACCTCATAACCAAGTTAAAAACAAATCCAGATGACCGTAGGATGCTCGTTACGGCTTGGAATCCAGATGAAGTTGATACTTGCGTTTTGCCACCTTGCCATTATGGTTTTCAAGTTTATACAAGAGAATTGAGTGAAAAAGAAAGAATGGACGCTCTTACTCAAAATGAACAAAGGCTAATTTATGAAGAAATTCAAAGTTTTAAAAATGTTAGAAGAAAAAAAATCAAAGAATGTTTAGATGAAAAGAATATTCCAACCAGAGCAATTTCTTTAATGTGGAGCCAGCGTTCAGTTGATACATTCCTTGGCCTTCCGTTCAATATAGCTTCTTATGGCCTACTTTTAAAGATACTTGCAAAGATTACAAACATGGTTCCAGACGAACTAATCGGAAACTTGGGTGACACACACTTATATCTTAATCATGTAGAACAAGCAAAAGAACAAATTGGTAGAGAACCATATCCGCTTCCAAAATTAAACATCAACACAGAATTTTGGCTTACCGAATCTGGAGAGTGTGGAATTGGAAATCTTACCGAAAATTTTGAATCATTAATAAAAGGAATAGAGATTGATGATTTTACGATAGAAAATTATCAATCACATCCTAAGATAAACGCACCATTAAGTAATTAAAACATGAAAAAGTACAAAGCAACACACTACAACCCTAAAGATTTTACACCTACTGAAGTAGAAACCGACATACCAGATATGTTAGTCACACAAATAGAAACAGCTCTTAAAAACATGCCTGATATAGAAATTACTCCTCCAATAATAGATATTGAAAGTAATGGTGTTTTTTTTGGTGTTAAAGACTCTGAAAAAACAAAGTATAAAATTTCAATCACATTAAACAATATACCTTAAAATGAAAAAAGTCTTACGAATTCTTATCCTAGTTCTTATGCCATTCTTTATTATGGCACAAACAACTATATTCACCGAAAATTGTGGAAATCCAGCAGCCACAACCTCTGCTGCAACATATACAGGATGGCAAAACAACGCTAGTTTAACCTATACAGCTTCAGCAACATCACCCGATGTCAGAACCACAAGTCCATCATCTACCTATACGGGAGCTTCTGGAGGTGGTAATATATTCTTCACCAATTCATTAGGTATATATGTCCAAATAAGTGGTATAAATACAACAAACTATACCAACCTAGCATTGAGTCTTGGGATACTGAAGTCAACAATAGCTTCTAATGGTTCTGAAATGGTAATCGAGACAAGTTCTGATGGAACAACATACACTGCTTTATCTTACACAATGGCTACTGGTAGTGGAACAAGCGTTTGGACACTTGTTTCACCAACAGGAGCCATTCCAGCAACATCTAATTTAAGAATAAGATTCCGTTTAGGTACTAACAACGGAACTCAATTTAGATTGGATGATATTAAATTGGTTGGATGTTTAATACCATCTTCTCCCACACCAACTTATACTACACCAGCTTGTACTTCAAGTGTTATAAGTCTTCCGTCTAACTCTTATATTGAAACAACATCATCAGGAACTAGCACATCTGTATCAACAACAATTTCATCGTCTGGAACATACTACGCAAGAACGGTTTCGGTAGTGGCTGGCTGTACAAGCGTATGGTCAAAGACAGATACCTTTTCGGTGGTTATAAATTCCATGCCAACGATTAGTATAAACCCATCAAGTGTTACTGCGGTACATGTTGGCGCAACTTATTGGTTTATAGCTCACGCAAACTATCCATTTGTTTGGCAGGTTTCAACCAATGGAGGGTCAAGTTGGTCTAGCTTAACGATAGCTTCGCCTTATTCAACTCGTGGCGATACCTTGAAGATTTATCCAGCAAATCATGGAATAAACGGTTATCGTTATAGAATAGCTTCAACAAATTCGCCTTGCGTTGCTTATTCAAGTTCTGGAACGCTATCGATAGCCACAGAACTACCAGTTAAGCTAACGGCATTTTACGGGCAAAAATACGGCAATAAGAACGTTTTATACTGGGTAACAGCATCAGAGATAGATAACGATAGATTTGAGGTGGAAAGGGCCGATTCTGCGTTAAATTGGTCAAGCATAGGGATTGTTAAGGGAATGGGTACTACAACAAGTCAAACGGAGTATTCTTTTATAGATGGTTTGCCGATACAAGGAAGTAACTACTACAGGTTAAAGCAAGTGGATATAGACGGCCAGTATGCTTATTCTGATATCATATCAATAACCAATGATACAGATGTGAAATACTATAATCTATTAGGAATACAAGAACACGAGTTATTACCATACAAGTTTTATATCGAAGTAATCAATGGAGTGGGTCGAAAGATTCTTTACACAAAACAATAAATATAAGCACCTAATAGGTGCTTTTTTTATTTTAAGCGATATTTATAAGGTAAAAAGATAAACATGGCAAATATAACCGACATACATAGCATAATAGTTTCTGCCGATGCACCAAACTTCACCGCACATACTTATAACGAAGTATATGGTGGAGCTAGTGGTTGTACGATGGTTCTTAATGGAACACTAGTACAAGTAGCTGGCTGTACAAATATAAAGATTTGGGTAAGAAGCATAAGTGGAGGTACAGGTTGTTACTTATTGGGTGATAATCAAAATGTATTCCAAGGTTCACCAAATATGTATTAATTTTCAATAAAACGCTTATATTTATATAAAAAAACTTAGGATGAAAAAACAAGTATTAATCAACCCACTAGGGCTTAAAGGTAACCAGATTACCGAACGTATGAAAGAATTGATGGGAATACAATCTATCAATGAAAATAAATCTAAGATAGTTGTTGAAACAACCAAGATGGGTCCAGATGGAAAAGCTTATGCAATCATAAGAGAAAACCACGAATGGTACATCAAAAAAGCTGATAAGACAGCTAATTTGGTTGCTGAAGACTTCAAGTATATCGGAGGTCTACAAAACAAAAAATCTGAAGCTTATCCTTCATATGCAAATGCTTTGAAGCACTTAAATCTTAAGTTCAGAAGTCTTGCTGAAGCCTATGACTTCGAAGGTGAAATCAATGTATTCTTAAACGATAACCTATTGAACGAATCTATGCCAATGGCTGGTGGATTCTCTCAAATGGAAGGTAATGGCTTTAGTGGTCATGGCAATCTTGAGAACAACAGACCAATGGAAGAGACTTGGATGGAAGAAGGTAAAGCAAAAAACCCATGGGCTATTTGCACAGCTAGTGTTGGTAGAAATTCAGAAAAATACGAATCTTGCGTTATGGACGTTAAGAAGAAAATGGGTATGGATGAGTCTATGACCGAAGAAGGTTGGATGGCTGAATGCGGATACATGGAAGAAGAACCACACATGACTGAATACGAAAAAGCTATCGATGAAATGATTGAAGCTTCAAAGATGGAAAAAGAAATAGGTGAAGGTAACAAATTTTCTGGTGAATTAGAAAAAGCTAAAGAAGCTGGTAAGTCTAAGTTTAACGTAGACGGAAAAGAATATAGCGTAAACGAAAGCTCAAAAAAAAAAGTCTAATTGAAGACACAAAATATAAGTTGAAAGTTGCAGGTTCACCAGAACCTGCTGCTCCAACTCCAGCGGCTGCTCCAGAGGCTGCTCCAATGCCTGAGCCAGAAGCTAAAACACCGCCAGCTAATGATAAGCCGTTTGATGACGAGCCATTTGATGCTGGTGTAGAGGCTGATGAAGAATCAGACCCAAAAAAATTCATAGAACAACTTACAGGTAAATTAGGACAATCCCTAAGAAAATATACTGACGAACAAGGACAGCCAGACTTCGAGCTAGAAAAGTTCGCAATTAACTCTTTATTGTCAGCAACGCATACTGGTGAAATGGATGCTGAAGACCAAAAAGATATCATAAGCAAAGTCAAGAAAGCTGGTCAAGGTGATGAAGATGTTGCCCCAGAAAGCGATGAAACACCTAGTAAAGAACCAACACCAGAATCTGAACCATCTGATGAAGAAGGCTTGGATGAATTGTATATTTACGAAAACATGGATAATTTATTTGTCGACCCTAAGAAAAATAATATGTTTCAAGAGGGTTCAAACGATATACTTGATGAAGACAGATGCACAAACATAGCAAAAAGAAAATATGATGTTTGGCCATCTGCTTATGCGTCTGGTGCTGTTGTTAAGTGTAGAAAAGGTAAGATTTGGAAAGGTCTTAAAGAAGAGGACCTAAAAGAAACAAATCAAATGAATGAAAATCAAACCTATATGTTTTGGTCAAACATGAAAGGGATACATGAGGATGCAAGTCAAATTCTTCACATGAGCTTTAACCACGTTGATACCTTATTATCAGATGGTAATGCTTGGGCTTTGGACCACATCGCAAGAGCCGCTGAATCGATGGAACAAGTTTATCATTTTATAGAGGGTACGCTTGATGAAAACATGGAAACAAAAGGCGAAACCAATAACTACATGTTTTGGCAAGACCTTAAAACCATTAATCATGCTAGTGGTAGAATTCTAGAAATGAATCACGAACAAATAGATGGATTATTGGCTAACGGTCATGGTTGGGCTATTGACCACATTTCTAAGGTTAGAGAAATGATTGAACACGTATATCACTTCTTGGAAGCTGAATTGGATGTTTATGATGGCGAAACACAAGGTGGATATAGCGATGAATACGGTAGCGTAGAAAACATATCTATGAGCGAAGCTGAATATCATGGAAAAGAAGTAAAGCTAGGTAAGCCTACTAAAGGTGACGTTAAGAAGTTCAAGGTTTATGTTAAAAATAAATCTGGTAATGTTGTAAAGGTTAACTTCGGTGACCCTAACATGGAAATCAAGAGAGATAATCCAGAGAGAAGAAAATCATTCAGAGCGAGACATAAGTGTTCTCAAGCCAAGGATAGAACAACACCTAAGTATTGGTCATGCAGAATGTGGTCAAGAAAACCAGTATCAAAAATAGTAGAGGACTTGAATAATTCGAAAAATAATAGTATATTTGAAAATAAAAACAAGATTAAGAATATGCTTAGAGAAACATTTAGAGATACCGAAACTGCACCAGTTGTAAAGCCAACAACTAAGCCAAAGGAAGCACCAGCAACGCCAAGTAGAAAGGATAAGCCATTTTTACCAACACCTAAGGTTCAACCAAACCCAAAAGCTAGTAAGTAATGGATAAGTTATTTTTGGTATACGTTAATATGATTGGAAAAAACTATGAAGGTAATTACCTTTATGAGTTTATCTTTTCTGATACGACCAAAAATATTGACGGTAATGAATGGGATACGTTCCCAGCTTCAGGCCGACCAGAAGCTCCTCATGACGAATTTATAAAAAAAGTTGGTCGTTTGGAGTCATCACTAAAGCTTGATGTGGTTCAAAATAGCGATACCTTCGCTGTTTGGGATGCCGTTGATGGTGTAATAGCCTTGGCTTGGGAGAACATAAACGCATATGATGCGTATCCAGATAAAAGACTATGTTTTAGATTTGGAGACTCGTTACAAATCGTTTCAGACAAGCTTTATGAAAAAGACCTAACACTAATCTATAATAAACAATATCATGAAGAATAAAAACATAAACGAGGATAACTCACTAAACCTAAATCTTGGTCTTAAAGACATAGAAAAGATGCCAACTGGTGACTTAGATGCGTTAAAAAAACTACAACAACAAAAAAAAGTTAAGCTTAACGTTACCGCAAAAGGTGGCGGTACTAGTGGTACTAGTGGCGGTTTTCCAACTATGACTGAACAACCAGAAGCAGTAATCAAGCCTCAAGATAAAGAAACTATAAAGTACTTATCAAATGTTGTTGATGGTGAAACTGGTGAAGTATCTAAGCCATTTGAAATAGCTAATAAGAAGTATCAAATGGTTAGAGGTATAACTCCAAACAGAGAAGTTGTTATGGGTGTATATTGTTTTGATGACTTGAATGAATCTGGTGAAAATATTATTCACCCAGTGGACCACTTCGAAGAAACCATAGCAAGACCGATGAAAGAAGCTATGGCGGCACCTATGGGTCAAGACATTCAACCAATACCAGAAAAGGCTTCTAATCTAAGCGAATTTAAGCACTATATCATAAACAAGAAAAACGGAAAGGTTAGAAAGTTTAAGTCAATAGAAGAATTGGCTAAAGCTAATATGACCGAAGATGAGAGCTATATGAATCTTCCTCAGTTCAAAAAACACGTGGCTGAAAGACTATTTGGTTCTAAGCATAGAAGCCTTAAAGAAGTTATGCCAACTGGTGTTGAGTCTGATGAAGAGATGAACGCAAAGGCGCAAAAGCTAATGGATGTTATCAAATCAAATAGCAGAATAAATAACATCATTGGTACTATTAAGACTCCAGTTGCTCAAAGAGAAGTTATTGCAGCATTTGCTGAATTGGTTGGTGTAAAAAGAAATCAATTACCGCAATTGATTAATAACTTGAAGGATTTGGCCAAGCAACAAGCACAATCACAGCAACAAGCACAACCACAGCAACAAGCACAACAAGTAACAGAAAACGTAATTAAAGTAATAAAAGTAAAAGACATAAAATGAGCGATTACAGAAAAATAGCCGAGGCCGCTTTGAAAAAATCGAAACAAGGCAAGAGACTTAATGAAAGCGTAGTTTATCCAGAAGGATTAACCGAAAGAATGCATCCAAAATTGGAAGAGGATTTGATTAATCGTTCGCATTCTCTTGGTGCTCACCCTATATTTCCAGAAAGTGACGAAACAACCTTTGAGCAAAAAATCATGGGTAAGCGTTTTAGCGAAGTTGTAAATAGACTTAAAAGAGCTTACGATAGCGAGTCAATCGATAATCGTAAGGTGATGTCAGAAATGATGCCAATGGTGACAGAAGCTATGAAATTGGAGGCTAACCACAAAAAAGCTCTCGAAAAATTGGCTGAAGAAATGATTCGTGAAGAATTTGATATGAGCAAAGATGTTGTTGAGATACATGCTGAATTGACACCGCATATTAACATGGAAGGTACCAAGAAGAATGCTAAGCCGATGACTACCGAAACTCAGTTCAAAAATCACGAAGAAATGGTAAATGCAAAAGATGAAGTCTACAAGCGTAGGTTTTTGAACGCCATGATTCAAGGTGCTGCTAAAAAAACAAACCATATGTTTCATATGGTTGATGAAGAATTGATGGAACTTGACCCAAGGCTTCCAAATAAGTATTCAAAAATGATGTCAGCCGCTGACTACATGTATTATATCATGCCAGAAATGGAAAATGGTGTTAGTGGTGGCGTTGTTAGGGTTCAGTTCCCTACCGAATCAAACCCTAAAGCTGTGATATACGCACAAGCAATGGTTTTCCCTGTTCTTATCCATGAATTGGTTAAGGGTGTTATGGAGTTGATATCAGCTCACGGTTTACCTAAAAACAAAAGAATAGGTGAATACGTAATAAATAAGGCTGACTTTTTGGCCGCTGAACCATGGGATATGCGTATGGGGCCAGGCCTCTGGGAGCGATTTACCGAAGCTGTCGGTGCTGATGACTTTGGTCTTAAGCATCATGTATATGCTGAATTAGCGGCTTTGCCAGTAAAAGAATTCAACGCTAAGATGCGCGAGATAATGGCTGGTACGAAAGAAGGTAAAAAGATAGTAAAAGAAATACTTAACGATGTTAAGGCTGGTCTTCAAGAAGACGAATTTAATTCTGCGATGAAAGAGATTGATGAAGTTGGAAGTCCAGAAGATGCTACCCAACCAAAATCTAGTTATTCATTTGATGAAATATTCGGAACCAAAGATACTGATGAAGGTGATGGCGATGGTTTTAGCTTTGATGACTTAGGTATAAATGATATAGAATAACAAAGGCCCGAAAGGGCCTTTATTATTTAAAAAAAGGCGTTTTAGCGTAGTTTTACATATTTATAGTTAAAACTATGCTAACAAGAGGTGAAATACTTAAAGAATACGCAAAGTGTTTGGCAAGTCCAGTATACGCAATCGAGACATTCTTTGAAACGTTCGACAAGACCCAAGAGGGCTTTGTTCCTTTCAAGTTATTTCCAAAACAAAAAGAAATCATATACGCTTACGAGAATAATAGGTTTAATCTAATTACCAAACCAAGACAGGCTGGTGTATCAACCACAACAGCAGCTTACATGGCCGTAAAGGTTGGATTAGCAGATTCAGATAACCCAGAGAACGTATTGATTATCGCCAACAAACAAGCATTGGCTTTTGAATTCTTAAGCAAGATTAAAGACTTCCTAGACCAGCTACCCAGATGGATTTGGGGACCAGATTACTACGGTAACCCTAAAAACGAAAAGAAAACCATTTTTCTTACAGATTCTAAACAAGAAATAAAGTTACCTAATGGTAGTCGTGTTAAGGCCGTTGCAACCTCTAAGGATGCGTTAAGAGGTTTTACACCTACGTATCTTGTTATGGATGAAGCAGCATATATCGATAACGGTGCCGAAGTGTTTGGTGCTGCATTAACAGCGTTGGGTACGGGTGGTAGAGCGATGCTTATATCTACTCCACGTGGTATGGACGAACTCTACTACAAAACATACGACCTTGCAAAACAAAAAAAGAACGGTTTTAATATCATTGAAATGAAATGGTATGAAGACTTGAGATATAATAAGGATTTGCGTTGGGTAAAAGATGATGTTATTGAACTAGAAACCGAGTTTACATTTGCATCTTACGAAAAGAGAATATCAGATGGTTGGAAACCAACATCTAGTTGGTATGAAGAAATGTGCGAAGGTATGAACAACGATGCTAAGATGATTGCACAAGAGCTTGATGTGTCATTTATTGGTTCGGGAGGTAACGTTATTGATGAACAATTCATAGACCTACAGATAAAAAATAACGTAAAGGAACCAATAATAATGCTTGGTGCCGATAAGGATACTTGGATATGGGAACTTCCACAAGAGGGTCATCAGTATATTATGGGCGTAGACGTTTCAAGGGGTGATGGAGAGGATTCATCAACCATTGTAATCATTGATTTCACGACCATGGAACAGGTATTGGAGTACAAAGGAAAGATACAACCAGACTTATTGGCTCAATTGGTCGAGGAATACGGAGAACAATACAAGGCATATACCGTAGTGGATGTAACTGGTGGTATGGGTGTTTCTACCGTATTAAAGCTCATGGAATTTAACTACAAGAGACTACACTACGAAACAACCAATGGTAAGATACTATCCGCTAGACAAAGAGAACTATCAAGATACGATACGAACAGCAAAACGCCAGGTTTCCATGCAACAAACGTAAGGCTTCCTATGGTTTCAAATCTTGAATACAAGATAAGAACCAATGCGGTTAAGATTCGTTCGATGAGACTTGCTATGGAGATGAAAACATTTGTTTACAAGAATGGTAGACCTGACCACATGGATGGATACCATGATGACTTGTTGATGTCACTGGCTATGTGTCTATGGGTTCTCGAACACTCATTCAAAAATCTTGAGCGTCTTGAAAAGCAAAACAAAGCAATCTTAAATAGTTGGGTGATAGGTAATACCAAGACACTAGAACAGATTGAACTTGAAAAAGGAAGTGGATTTGTAAGTAAAAATAACAGAAATAAGGCAGCGATGCCAAAACCAAAATTCAACCCTACGGTGGCTAAAAATATGCAAGACCCAACAGGACAATTCTTGTGGTTATTTAGCGGAACAAAATAGCGTTATCATTTATTTTGGTTAAAAAACACTTATAATATAAATTAAAAGATATGGCAGAAAAAAAACTAACGGTCTTTCAACGACTAGGACAAATAATTAGTCCAGATGCGGTAAGACTAAAAGAACCAGCAAAACAACCACAAAGATATAACATAGGTGGTGATGTATTATTAAAGACAGATAATAAAGCTGATTTCGAAAGAGCTAAGCTACAGGCTCAACAAGTTAAGTACTTGGGTCAAATGTGGAAAAAGGTTGAGAGCGGATTGTTTCAACAATCTATCAACTATGAAACAACACGTATAGGTTCATATTCTGATTTCGAGGCTATGGAGTTCTACCCAACTATTGCAGCTGCTTTGGATATCATGATGGAAGAATCAACAACCATAAATGATAAGGGTAGGGTAATGAATATATACTCAGATAGCAAGCGTGTTAAGGGTATTCTTGAAGACTTATTCTTTAACCGTTTGGATATTCACGTATCGCTTCCGATGTGGACAAGAAACACCTGCAAATACGGTGATAACTTCGTATATTTAAACATTGATGATAAGCATGGTATCTTAAGTGCCAAGCAAATGCCTAACTACGAAATGGAGCGCAGAGAAAGCGGTCTATTTGATATGATTACTGGTCGTGATACGGTTAATGGTCAAGTAAGTACTGGTGATAAGATAAAGTTCTACTGGAGAGGTCGTGACGTTGAATTTAACTCATGGCAAATTGCTCACTTCCGTTTGTTGGGAGATGATAGAAGACTACCTTATGGTACCAGCGTTCTTGAAAAAGCAAGACGTATTTGGAAGCAACTTATTCTTTCTGAAGACTCGATGCTTGTTTACCGTGTTACCCGTGCTCCAGAAAGACGTGTATACAAGATATATGTTGGTAACATTGATGACGGTGACGTTGAAGCATATGTAAACCAAATCGCTGATAGGTTTAAACGTATGCCTATTACCGACCCTAATACAGGTCAAATAGACTTGAGATATAATCAGTTATCAAATGACCAAGACTTCTTCATCCCAGTTCGTGATGAAAGCGCACCAAATCCAATTGATACGTTGCCAGGTGCCTCGAACCTAGACCAAATTGCGGATATACAATACTTGCAACACAATTTGTTTACAGCATTACGCGTACCTAAGCCATTCTTGGGTTTTGATGATACAACTGGTGAAGGCAAAAACCTTGCATTACAAGATATTCGTTTCTCAAGAACCATAAATCGTATACAACAAGCAATGCTTCAAGAGCTTAACAAGATAGCTATGATTCACTTGTACATTCTTGGATTTGAAGAAGACTTCGATAACTTTACCCTTACGCTTAATAACCCATCAACACAAGCCGAAATGCTTAAGGTTGAACACTTGCAGACCAAGGTTACCCTATATAAAGACGCTGTATCTGATTCTGGTAACGGATTTGGTGCTATGTCAATGACACGTGCTAAGAGAGATATACTTGGTATGTCAGATGATGATATCAAACAAGACTTGCTTGAACAACGTATGGAAAAAGCAGCTGCTGCTGAATTAGCAAATTCGGCAAATGTTATTAAACATACAGGTATGTTCGATATCGTTGACCGTGTTTATGGTGACTTTAAATTAGCTCTTAAAGGCGGCGGTGGTGCTGGAGAAGGTGCTGGAAACGAAGAAGGAGGCCCATCTGGAGGTCCATCTGGAGGTCCTTCTGGAGGCCCTGCTGGAGGAGGTTCATTCGGGGGCGGCGGCGTTGGAGGTGAAGACTTGAACTTTGGAGAAGAAGGTGAATCAGAAGCGGCTACCGAAGCTGGTGCTGAAGCTGGAGCAGAAGAAACTGCTACCGAAACTGGAGCAGAAGGAGAAGCAGCACCAGAAAACGTAACAGAATCGTTCAAAAAGGTTAGTAAGATTCTAAAAGAAGAAAAGGCAGTCTTGGCTAAGAAGCTTGATGATAGGACGAAAAAATACAAAAATGTCTTCGTTAATAGGCTAATAGAATCAATACAACCAACAAAAGAACTTAAGGAACCCAAGACAAGAATCCTAGATAAAAATGTAAAAATTAATGCGGAAGTTGATGACATGATTAATGACATCGATAAAATGTTGGGTGACCAATAGTTTTTGTGTTAAATAACGATATTTATAATAAAATTCAAAAATGTCAGAATTACAGTCAAATATAAAAAACTTTGGTACGATAAAATCAGTTTACAACCACTTGTTAAGCGAGAGTCTAATAGACAAAAGCACAGATAAAAAGAAGTTGTTTAAGCACTATGTTGATACCATAAACGAAAGCAAGATTCTAAGAACACTATTTGAGGTTTATACCAACCTTGAAAATAAGGTAGAGCCAGACTTTAACAAGGCTACCCTATATGTTAATGAATCAATAGCTTTGCTAAATAAATACAGCAAAAAAGATATATATGAAGCCAATAAAAAATTGGCTGAAAAAGTTTCATTCGAACAAGATACTACTAGCGATTTAGCGGAACTTCACGAATCTATAACCAATCTTATCTTCACAGAAAAAACACCAAAGACAATAGATGTTATTGTTGAGTCTACCAGCAAGATAGTTAACCATTTGGTTAATAATAAACCAAAAGAAATACTTGAAAGCTACGATGTACCTAATAGTATGTTATTGGGCTTATTGGTAGAAAAATACAACAGCAAATACTCAGAGCTTGATACAATCGAGCAATCGGTTATTAAAAGCTTTGTTGAAGGTGATGACACCAAGAAAGATGTATACTCTAGCATGATTAGAGAGTGTCTTAACTTGATTGACGAAAAGCTTGACACCAAAGACCTAGACGCAAAAGATAAATTGCTGAAGGTAAAAGATAAGCTTCTTAACGATAAGTTAGAAATTAACGAAGACTATGTTAAGAATATTTCTAAGTTGGTAGAATTAAGAAGTAACCTAAAAGAAAATTAATATGGCTGAAATGAGTGAAAACATCTTAAAATTAAGACAATTAACCGAAAAATTATGCAGTAGCTCAGAAAATGAATATGAAAGTGTTTTACGTAGATTAAAAAAAGTAGTGAGTGAAGGTAAAACTGAAATAGGAAATTCTGAGACTCCGCAAAGCAAAATAAAGTGTTACGAACAAATGTGTACCACAATAACTAACATTCTAACAACCGTAAATTTATAAAGATGGCTGAAGAAACTTGGGGGGACTATAGCAAACTAGTACTTAAGGAATTAGAAAGACTAAACGATAATTATGATAAAATGAGAAGCGATATGGATAATCGTTTCTCTGAACTTAACCAAAAGCTTACCGAATTTAAAAATGTCGAAGGTAAGGTGGATACTCATGCTAAATGGATAGAGAAGGTTAATGACGTTTGGTCACCAACTCAAATGAAAGAAGCAAAGGATGAAATATACAAACAAAAAAATCGTTGGATAGCTGCAATGGCTATTCTAGGCTTTGCTCAATTAGCCTTAACCATAGCAATTTCAATCTGGGCAAACCTAAAAAAATAATTTGACCTATTGAATTATTTTCATTATACTTAGTCTTAAAAACACCAGGTATTATGAAAACAGGAAAAGAAGTAAAAACAAACAAATTTAAAGAATACAGCGTTGTATTCGGTAGCGTAAATAACAAAAACCCAAAGGCTGTATATATCAATATTTCAGCTTGGGCGGCACCCAAAGAAAATGATGACGTTAGTTATCTAAGGGTCATACGAAACATCAATAAGCTCATTAAGCAACAGACTTACAACTTGCTATCTACAGACATAACCAGCAAGTTTGTAAAAGAAAGAACCATCGTTGATTTGGATATCAGAGAATCAGGTATCAAGTTCGGTAAAAGAAGCTTTATGAATTGCGAATTAACACTATTCTTGGAAGAAGAAATATCGGTAAATACAGAGTTCATGCAAGGAAAGCTAGAGTGGATTACCGAAGATATCATCAAGAATGTGTTTGAAAAAGACGAAACATTTGAATTTCACAAAAGAAAGAAATAACAAAGGCCCCGATATCGGGGCTTTTTTATTCTAGGGATATATTTATATCTATAACAGACTATCATGGATATAAACTATAAAGATATAAAGGTACTTAAACGCGGTGACAGCGGTTTTGGTTATTTGATTGAACACGATGCTGGATTCATCAGCCCTGATGAACCAAGAAACCAAGCCTTCATTAACGAAATACAAAAGCTTGATAGCAAAAAACTGGTAATAGCTGAACCTCTCGTGGTTTATGTTATTCTACAGAAGTATGGTGTTCTTAACCGTAATGGAAGAATATACCCAGAACATGTGTTGGTTAAACAAGATAGACTATATCAAAAACTAATAAAGGAACGTGCAGCTGTAGGTGAATTGGACCACCCAGAATCTAGTATCATTGCTGGTGATAGAATATCACACAATATCATTGAAACATGGTGGGAAGGCAAAACGCTTATGGGTAAGATGGAAATCCTCATGTCGCCAGGTTTTATAAACTACGGTATCGTATCAACGAAAGGTGATGAAGTTGCAAACCTATTAAGAAACAGAATTAAGATTGGTGTTTCTTCAAGAGGTGTTGGTTCATTGAAAGAAGGTCGTAACGGGGAACAAATAGTACAAGACGATTTCGAGATTATTTGTTGGGACGTTGTTACGGCACCATCAACACCAGACGCTTGGATATTCAAGAGTGTTGAGGAAGCTAAGCCTTATACTGAAAGCGTAGAGGTGGTTAAGCCAACTTTGACCGAAAACTTGGTAACCAAATTGGATAAATTTTTGCTAGACTAATCAAAAATAAGATTTTTTTATTGAATATGTGTCTTTTCAATAAAATACGCATATTTATTATCAAATAAACTCGAATTTTTTATCTATTAATAATTCAAAATAAATAAACACAAATGGCAGATAAAAAGACAATACTTGAAGAAGCGTTACTTGACATACAAAATATCAAAAACGCTCTTAATGCCAACACAAAAGAAATACTTCGTAGCGTAGCTAAGGAAGAAATTGACAGTGTTGTGAAAGAATCTTTAAACAAAGATTACGAAGAAGAGGAAGTTATGGAAGAAACCAAAACTGAATCTGAAGAAATGACTGAAAGTGAAATGTCAGCAGAAGGTATGGAAACAGAAGGCATGGAAGAACAAGACATGCATGAAGATATATACGAAGAAGGAATGGATGATACTACATCAGAAGAACTAGACATGACACACGCATCAGATGATGACGTTATCGAAATCTACAAGAAATTGAGTGGAGATGATGAAATCGAAATCGTAGGTGACGAAGTTCACTTACACATCGCGGAACCAGGCGATTATATCGTTAAAGCTTCTGAAATTGGTGGACACCATGATGATGAAGAATCAGAAGATGATGTTGATTATGAAATCGAACTTGACGGTGATGAAGACGGTGAATCAGAAGAAGGTTCAGACGAATTTAAGCCAGTTGATGACGAAGAAGAATCAGAAGAAGAAAGCGAACTGACTGAAGTTGAAACAGAGGAAGAAGAAACTATTGAAGAAAAGATTAGCGTTGGTATTGGCAGAAGTGTTGGTAACCACCGTGGTGAAGGTCCTAAGTCAATTGGTGCACCTGAAAATCCTAAGTCTAAGTTAGAAGAATCTGTTGCGGCTAAGAAACTTGTTTCTGAAACAACAAAAAAATACAATACACTATTAACCGAAGCTAAAAAGCTTAAGACCGAGAACGAAGAATTCAGAAAGGCTCTTAAAGAATTTAGAAACAAGTTGGTAGAAACTGTGGTGTTCAATAGCAACCTTACTTACGTAACAAAGTTGTTTATGGAACATGCGACAACCAAGGGAGAAAAACAAACTATCATCAAGAGATTTGATGAAGAGGTTACAACCCTTAAAGAGTCCAAAAAGTTATATAAAACTATCGAGAATGAATTGACTTCAAGAAAGCCAATCGCTGAATCGGTAGAGAATAAAATAATCAAAGAGGCTACTACAAGTACTTCAAAACAATTAAATGAAAGTACTGCGTATGTAGACCCTTCAACTAAAAGAATTCTTGACCTAATCAAGAGAGTTGAAACAAAATAACCCTAACAAAAAAAAAAATAAAAAAAAACTATGTCACATTTATTAACATCTGGACAAGTGGGTAACATCGGTTTGAATCACATGAAAGCGATTCGCCAAGAAACCCAAGCAAAATGGGAAGCCCTAGGTTTCCTTGATGGTCTTAAAGGCCATGTAAAAGAAAACATTGCTCAATTGTATGAAAACGAAGCTTCTGCTTTGTTGACTGAATCTACATCGGCAACTTCATCTGGTTCATTCGAAACAGTTGTATTCCCTATCGTAAGACGTGTATTCTCTAAATTACTTGCAAATGATATCGTATCAGTACAAGCGATGAATATGCCTATCGGTAAATTGTTCTATTTCGTACCTCAAACTTCTAGCCGTCAAGACGGTTTAGGTAATGCTGGTAACGACTATGCAACTAGTGATTCTAGCGATGTATACGGTACTATCTATTCAGCTCACACTGGTCTTAACGGTGAACACAATGGTTCAGCTACTGCTGCTGCACTTCCTGTTGCTGCTGCTGCACATTCTTATCCTGTAACTAAGTTCATGGCTAAAAACTTGTATGATATATTCTACAATGACGGTATGTTTGATAACTCTAAGGGTACCCTTACAATCAAAACCCAAACAACTTACACTACATTTACATTTAACACAGATGGTACTCTATCACCTGCTTACGGTGCAACTATATTGCCATTGGCAACTGACGGTTCAGTAAGACATGCGATTATTGGTCTTTCTGGTTTCTCTGGAGGTGCTGGTTCAAGTGGACGTGAAGTATTAACTGGTCCAGATGGTAACAACATGGATACAGAATCATTCTTGGCTTCATTGCACGTAGTTACTTCAAATGCTCTTTTGGATGCAGACGGTAACACAATAATCGCAGCTAACAAAGAAGTTCCTTTCCGTGTAGTTACTCAACAATATGGTAAAGGTATCGTTCAAAATACAAGTGGTAACTTGGTAACTGACCAAGGTCTTATCTACCTTGAACTTGACTTCCGTCACCCAGTAGGTACAACTGCATCTGGTGTAGCTAAAGCTGGTACATCAACTTATGATGGTTATGTAGGTACAACTGGTGCTACAAGTTCTAGTCTTGCAAACTCAGTAAGTGCTGTTACAAACGGTATGACATTTGCTTGGGCTGAATACTCTTCATTGGAACTTGAAACTGAACTTGGTGAAGTATCTTTCAACCTTGCTGAAGTTGTAGTTGCTGTTGAAGAAAGAAAATTAAGAGCCACTTGGTCTCCAGAGTTGGCACAAGACGTTAGTGCATTCCACAACATCGATGCTGAAGCTGAATTGACAGCTATGTTGTCAGAACAAGTTGCTGCTGAAATTGACCGTGAAATCCTTAGAGATTTGCGTAAATTGGCTGCATGGCAATTACGTTGGGATTACAATGGTTGGAGAAAAGCTTCTTCAGCTGCTAGCCCATATACACAAAAAGACTGGAACCAAACTCTTATCACAAGAGTTAACCAATTGTCTGCTCAAATCCACAAGTCAACTCTTCGTGGTGGTGCTAACTTCGTAGTTGTATCTTCTGAGATATCAGCTGTATTCGATGACCTTGAATACTTCCACGTAAGTGATGCTAACCCAGAGCAAGACCAATATAACATGGGTATCGAAAGAATTGGTACTTTGGGTGGTCGTTATCAAGTATACCGTGACCCTTATTCACCAGCTTACTCAGTTATCGTAGGTCACAAAGGTAAGTCATTATTGGATACAGGTTACATCTACGCACCATACGTGCCATTGCAATTGACTCCAACAATGTACAATCCATTTAACTTTGCTCCAGTTAAGGGTATCATGACTCGTTACGCTAAGAAGGCTGTTAACAACAGATTCTACGGACACGTGCGTGTTGATGGTGTACCTACATTTAACGTAGCAGAATTGAGATAATCTTAAACGAATATCTTATATAAAAAAAGCCTAGAGAAATCTAGGCTTTTTTGTTTTGTGTAATGCTTATGGGTTTTCAACCTTATCGTTTAGCTTACCTTCTTTGTAATCATGGTAAACAATTCTTACAACCTTTCCTAGGTCATAATCGTTAGGCGTTGTTTCAACCAATTTAAGTATTTCCTGTAAAACTCTTGCTTCTAGTGTATTCATAATTTTTATTTCAAATATACATAAAAAAACCCGAATTGTCAAGTTCGGGTTTTTATTTGCGTTAACTTTATGATTTATTTAGGCCTTATGGCCACACTGGGAACAGAACTTATCTGTTTTACCGAGTTTAGCACCACACTGAGTACAGTATAATTTAACGTTTAAATCGGCTGTGGTGTTTATTTTTTGAGATACAGGTAGCAACTTATACTCTATGGTATGAAATGGGCTGTATTCAAATGTTTTGCTGACATATTCAAATTTTTGGTCAGAATCAGACCCTGCTTCAACACGTCCAGTTTCTAGCTTTTGTTTTTTAATTGGAGATGTTGTTTCTTGACTTAGAAAATCAAGTGTTGTACTGATAGTTGAGTCAACATAATTAGAAGTGCTAGTATATGTGTTGCTCATATTTAATTCATCGGTGGAGTTATAATATGACCCCGCTATATTTGTTCTTAGTAGGCTTGTGTTATCACCATAAACAATATCGTTAGTTGAAGAGAATTTTTTTAACCCATTGGTATCCCAAAAAATATGAGGTCTATAAGTGGGCCTTGGAATATATACCCTTTCTTTGTAGAATTCTATCTTTATATCACCATTGTGTTCGATTGCTTTTTTAACTTCATCGGAACTTGATACTTCATAAGTATCAAATAAGAACTTTTTAGCGATATCGATATATCGGTCAAGAAATATACGCTGACCAGGGTTGACAACCAAACCTCCTTGGGATA